GCGCCAAGCGCGCCCGGACGTCCCGGGCCCGGACGTCCCGGACGCCCCGGGACCGGGTGGACCGGACGACGCGCAAGAGGTGATTATTGACGCGGGGGCGGCCGGGGGCTTAGCCTTCGGCGCAGAGCCCGAGAGGCCCGTCAGCCGGTTCACAGCCGGAGGACAGGCCTCCGGCCTGCCTCCTGCCCGCATCGCAGGAGGATAGATGAGGCCAGCCATCTGGATACCCGGGCGGCTGGCCTTTCGCCTGCCCCCGGACATGACAGCGCCCCGCCCGAAGCCGGCTGGTGAGGACGGTGGGGATACGGGCGGGGCACCAGTGCCTATGCGGTCGCGCCATGTGCCGCATGCACATCCAGTCTGCCCGACCGCGCCGTGAAGTCAAACCTCTCGGGCGCGTGGCCCGCGCTGGCCGAGCGCCGCGTCACGGTCGGCGGCGTCGAGGTGTCCTACGCCGAGGCCGAGCGCGCCGCCGGGATCCTGGCCGCCACGGCCAGCTCCGTCATCCAGCCCTCCCTGCGCACCGCGGGCAGCCCGCTGGCCGGGTGCGACTACTTCGCGGCGGCCGCGCCGTACATCGAGCAGTGCCGGTACTGGCCGAGGACGGGCCGGATCGGCGCAGCCGGGCGGCACGTGACCAAGACCGCGTTCATCATCGCCGTCGAGGCCGCCCTGGAGGCGGCGCGCGAGCGGGAGATCGCCGCCGCCCTGGACGCGTTCGCCCGCGACGAGCGGTACGCGGCGGCGATGGCCCGCGAGGCCGTCGGGGTCCGCGAGCGGGCCCGCGCGGCCGGGGTGCGGTCGTCGGTCCGGGCCGCGGTGCACCGCGCCCTGGCCCTGTGCGGGGAGCGGCCCGGGGAGTTCACCTGCGACGAGGACACCGCCTGCGGCTCCGGCTCGTGCCGGTTCGCCTCGCCCGCCCTGCGGCTGGCGGTCGCGGTGGCCGGGCCCGGGAAGTTCACCCGGCCGGCCAACCACGTCCGCGCCGGGCTGTCGTTCACCGAGTCCGCCCAGGCGGCCGAGGTCCTGGCGGCGGGCGGGCTCGCCGAGGGCGTGAAGGTGTTCGACGACGACGCGGTGGCGGCGGGGGGGTGGGCGGCGTGATGGCGTCGACCGCCGCGGCGATGGACCTGCGCGCGCTTCTCGACTATGACACCGACTCCCTCGCCAAGGGCTTCATGCTGCTGAAGCAGCCCCAGCGGGCCGAATTGCGCCGGGTGCTGGACATAGCCGATTCCCTGTCCGGAGCCAAGGCCGAGGGAGAACCGCATGTCCGTTCTGAGTAACGTCGAGCAGGCCGTCGAGAAGGTCTTCCACGAGGTGGAGGTCAAGGTCGGGGAGTTCGACGGCGAGGCGCTGTCGGTCGCCCGGCAGGCCATCGCCGTGGCGGGCGAGGCCGAGGGCAAGGCCGTCCTGATCGCCGAGAACGCCAAGAACCAGCTGGCCGCGCTGGCCGCGCAGTACGGGCCGGAGCTGGCGGCGCTGGGCGAGCAGCTGTTCACCGACATCAAGGCGCTGTTCAGCGCCGGGTGAGGGTCCCGCCACCAGTCTCGTGATCATCGCCTGGCATTTCCTGGTCCACTTCTTCGGCTGCGACTACGGCGCGCCCTACGGCGTGCTGGTGCCCTACGACTTCTGGTCCGGGGTGTCGGGGTCGTTCGTGGTCGGCGTGATCGTGTTCATCGTCACCTGGTACCTGGGGCAGACCTGCCACGATTCCTGGAAGTGCCTGCGGCGCGGGAAGTACGAGGCCGCGGGCGGGATGTTCAAGCTGTGCAGGCACCACCACCCCGACCTGAAGGGCCGGCGCCCGCACCGGGAGCTGATCCACCGGCTGCACGCCGAGCACCTGGAGCGGATCAGCCGGTGACCGGCACCCCTCGGGCGTAGTAGAGGGCGGATGACCTATCCCACGGATCGCCGGCCTGCGGGCCGGAAGGCCACGGCACGCGGCATCCTCACCGAGCCGGCCCGACCGAGGAGACAGCCATGGCAGCAGTAGCGCGCACCGCGGAAGAGATCAGCGAGGCCCGAGCGCGGGCCCAGAAGGCGGCGTTCGACGCCGAGGACAGCGGCCAGGATGACGAGGTGGCCTCGGCCGTCTACGACACCCTGCAGTGGATCCTGGGGGACTCCGACGTCGACCCCACCGAGGAGATGGGCGACGACGAGGACGAAGACGACGACTCCGGCAGCGAGTTCGACTAGCAGGGTGTAGTAACCAGGGTGACGACCCCTCTGCGCGACGCGGCGGGCCTCTCCACGGAGGCCCGCCGCCGCGCTGCCTGGAGCATCCGCCAGCAGAAGGACATCGACCCCTGGCCTGAACTGGAGTGGTTCAATACCGCCCCGTGCGCCCGGCACGAGCAGCTGGACATCCTGTGCCGCCGGTGCGGCATCATGCCCCGCGCCCACCAGCGGATCGGCGCGGCGTGGATGTACTACGGCCTGCCCGGCCTGCTGGGCGACACGGTGGGCTCGGGCAAGACGGCCCAGATCCTGCTGATGCTGGCGATGTGCAAGCAGAACGGGGAGCTTGGGCCCCGCAACCGGGCGGTCATCGTCACCAAGGCCGCCGCGGTGCACGACCCGTGGGCGAACGAGCTGAAGCGCCTCACCCCCGGCCTGAAGGTGCTCATCGCCGATGGGGACCGCGACAGCCGGGTCCGCGGCTACCTGGGCGACTGGGAGGTGGCGGTCGTCTCCGACCGCACCCTCGCCCCGGCGGAGGGCCGCAAGGCGAGGCGCGAGGGCGACATCGAGCTGTTGATGCAGCTGGACATCGGGATCCTCGTCTACGACGACGTGGACCCGATGCGCAACCCTGAGTCGAAGACCGCCATCGCGGTCAACCGGCTGGCCTCCCGGTGCACGCGGGTGCACGGCGCGCACGCCACCCCGCTGCAGAAGCAGCTGCGCGACCTGTGGGGGATGCTGGAGCCGGCCGGCGGGGAGGCCGCGCTCGGGTCGCTCGACTGGATGCTGAGCAAGTACGAGGCGGCCGAGCGCCGGGTCATCGTCACCGCCGACCCGCGCGACAGGAGAGGCCGCACGGCGATGTCGCGCGTCGTCCAGCCGAACAACGGGATCACCTCCAACCCGGCGCGGCTGGCGGAGTTCCGCCGGAAGGTGGCCCCGCTGGTGCTGCGGCGCACCGCGTCCGACTTCGGCGACGACGTGACCTTGCCGCAGGTGCAGTACACCCCCGTCATGGTCGACCTGAGCCCGCGGCAGCGCACCCGGTACCGGGAGCTGTCCGACGGCGTGCTGCGGCGGCTGCGGGCCGACGGCGGGGTGGAGATCACCCGCGCGCAGGCCGGCGCGGCGTTCACCCGCGCCCGCCAGGTCTGCTCGGGCCTGGCCACCCTGGACGGGGTGGCGCTCGACGACAGCGCCAAGCTCGACTGGGCGATGCGCGAGGTCACCGGGGACCTGGCGGAGGAGAAGGTGGTCTGCTACGTCGGCTTCAGGCCGAATGTGGCGGCCCTGTCGGCCCGGCTGACCGCGGCCGGGGTCGGGCACGTGCTCATGTGGTCGCAGGAGACCGACAAGCGCGAGCGGCAGCGCCGCCTGGAGGCGTTCCGCTACGACCCGGCGTGCCGTGTGCTGGTCGGCACCACCACCATCCAGACCAGCCTCAACCTGCAGGTGGCGCGGTACCTGATCGCGGTCGACACCATCCTCAACGTGCAGGGGATGGAGCAGCTGTTCGGCCGGGTGCGCCGGGTCGGCAGCCCCTACCCGACGGTGTACCTGCTGCACCTGCTGGCGGCGGGCACCCTGGAGGAGGCGTTCCTGTCGATGCTGCGCCGCGAGGGCGTCATGTCGGACGCGGTGTGGGACGAGCAGGCCAACACCTTCGCGCAGCTCACCCCGCGGCAGATGCTGCGCCTGATCGCCACCGGCCGCCTGGAGCCGGTGCGCGGGGAGGCCGCCGCCGCGTAATGACGGCGGCTGCGGGCCGTCTGGGTGGCGTGACGATTCCGACGGCATGCCGTCAAGCCGAGTTGAGTGGTTCCTGGCCGCCAAGCGCACCATCCGCGTCCACCGGGACTGGGACGACCAGCGGGTGGCCGAGCACTGCGGGATCCCCCGCGCCGAGATTGATGCCGTCGTCCGCCCCGCCCGGGTCGAAGTCGAGCAGGACGAGCCCGCCCGGGCCGAAGTCAGACAGGATGAGTGACGACGACGCCGTTCGCGCGCGCATCAACGAACTGGTGGCGGAGATCATGCCCCAGGCGCGGGCCGAGGCCTACAAGGTGTGGCAGCGGGCCCCGCACGTCCTGGAGATGGACGAGCTTGAGTCGCTGGCGCTGTCGGGCCTGGCCGCCGCGGCCGCGAGGTGGCTCGTGTACTGCGAGAAGAACGGGCACGACCCGACCGCCTACCAGTTCTTCCCGGCCTACGCGCTGCGCAGGATGCGGGGCTCGATGCTCGACTGGCTGCGCAGCCAGGACTGGGTGACCCGCAGCGCCCGCACCAGGTCGAAGGCGCTGCGCGCGGCCGGCCAGGACCGCGGGCTGAGCGAGGCGGAGCTGTCGGCCGCCACCGGCATCAGCGTCGCCGACATCCGCGAGACGATGGCCGCGGTGTCGGCCCGCCCGGTAAGCTTCGACGCCGAGCCGCACGACGTGGCCGGCGCCGACGACGTGGAGGGGTCGGCGGTGGTGTCGGAGGTGCTGGCCGCCGTGATGGGAGTGATTGCGCGGCTGGGCGAGGCGTCCCGTATCATCCTGGTGCTGCGCTATTACCACGGTATGACCGTGCAGGAGGTGGCGGACGTCATCGGCGTATCAGAGGACGAGGCCGTCAGGCTTCACCAGAGGGCGGTGCTGGAGATCCACACCGCGATGATGAAGGCGGTGGCCTAGTGTGGCTGCTCATCCCGCACCGGGCGTTCGCGGTCTGGAGCTACCGGCGCAGGCGCTGGGTGTGCTCGCAGTGCCGCCGGAGGGTGCAGTTCTACCCGCGCGGCCGGGTCACGCACCGGTCCTGGTGGGCCCGGTGACCCTGACCGATGACGAGAAGCAGGCCGGGCGCATGTTCCGCGCCCACCGTCAGGGGCTGCTCGACGACCTGAACGCCGCCAGACCGCCGCACGGGGCGGCGCTGGCGGTCTGGCGGGTGGTGCGGCACGAGTGCGCCGCACGGGGCGGCGCGAGCGTCGGCATCACGCTGCGCGAGCACCGCGCGGCCAGCCCGGAGTACCGGGTCTGCTATTGCGGCGCCGTCGGGGCGACCTCGGCGGAGTTCCCGCACTACGACTGCGACGGCAGTAAGGTGCTGGCTGCGGACGGCCTGTTCACGTGGATATGGAGAGAGGGTGGGTGCGCCGGATGCGGGCGGGTCGTCCGCTCTAGCACCGGGCGGTTCGCGGTCGCCGCCGATCGTCCCGCCGGAAACGGGAGGGCGGACGTTGAGCGACGACAAGCCGGGCCACATCCTGGAGATACCTGACTCCCTCGGCAGGGACGTCGACCGGTACTACGCCGGGAACGGGCCCGCCCCGCCGATGGAGGCGTTCATCTCCGAGCCGGTGCTGGAGGAGATCGCCCGGAACACCGACGCGGCCGCCACGGTGCGCGAGCAGGACATGGTGCCCATCACCAAGGCGGAGGCCGCGTCGCGGATCACCTTCGACGGCGAGCACCTGCCGCGGGTGCCGTCCACCCGCCGGGTGCTGCCGGCCCCGTTCCGCCGCGAGCGGATCTCGCTCGACCGCCACGGCCGCGCCTGGACGCAGTGCCGCGCCGACGAGGTGGCGGCCGGGGACGTGGTGCCGGACGTGGGCAAGATCGCCGAGACCGAGCAGGTGCTGCGCTACGAGACGGTCGCCGGCGTGCCGGACGTAGCAGTAGGCATGAAGGTTATCCTCACCGGCGTCGCCGGCAACCGGGCCGCGTTCGACCCCGGGCACCCTCTCAGGGCCTTCCGCCTGGCGGAGTAGGCGTGGCGGCCCAGCGCGTGGCCGACGTCGGAGGCGGCGTCGGCATCTCAGGAGACGGGTACGCCCAGGCGGGGTTCGAGGTGGTCGGCTTCGACAACAACCCCGAGTGCGAGCGGTGGTACCCCTACGAGTTCCACTGCGTCGACATGCTGACGCTCACCCCCGAGTACCTGGCCGAGAACTTCAACCTGGTGCACGTGGCCCCGCCCTGCCAGCGGTGGTCGAAGATGAGCAACTGCAGGCCGGGGCTGGCGAAGATGTACCCCGACCTGATAACGCCGATGCGCCCGGTCCTGCAGGCCAGCGGCGTCCCCTACGTCATCGAGAACGTGGAGAACAGCCCGCTCATCGACCCGCTGTGGCTGTGCGGGTTCTCGTTCGGCCGGGAGATCTACCGGCACCGCGGGTTCGAGCTGGGCAACGGGCTGACCGTCCCCGCGCTGCGCCACCCCGAGCACACCATGCCCGCCAGCAGGGCGGGGCACTGGGTGCCGGGCACCGTCATGTCGGTCGCCGGGCACGCCGCCCCCATCGCCAAGGTCCGCGAGGTGATGGGGGTCTCCCGGTACATGCCGCGCGAGTTCATGAAGGAGGCCGCGCCGGCGTACTTCACCAACTACATCGCCGTGCACGCGCTGTCCTACTTGGCGCGGGAGGCTGCGTTATGGACGCCAAGGGGCACGGCGAGATCGTGCTCGCCCGCGTCCTGGCGGGCGGCGGGGACCTGAAGGCGCTCGACTACGCCGGCGCGCGGATCGACGACCTGGACTACTTCACCGACCGCGCGCAGCGGATGCTGTTCGAGTTCCTGACCCGGTACGCGGGCGACCACGGCGGCATCTGCAGCCGGGACGCCCTGTTCGACCTGATGCGGGCCCAGCGGCCCGGGTCGGCGCAGCGGATGGCGGAGTTCTACGACAAGCTGGCCGCGAGTAGGCCGGAGGAGCACGAGTTCAAGTTCTCCCTTGCCCAGCTGCGCGAGCTGTCGGCGCACCGCTACACCGCCGAGGGGCTGGCGCAGGGCATGGCCATCCTCAACCCGCGGCCGGGCGAGGAGATCATCGACGAGAAGACGAAAGAGCCGCTGGTCGGCCACAAGGACGCCCGCGCGCACGTGCTGGAGGTGTTCGCCCGGGCCGAGCGGGCCTCGGGCGCGCTGACCCCCGAGGGCAACGTCATCACCGAGGGCGACGCCGTGCTGTCGGAGTACGCGCGGGCGAAGGAGCTGCGGCTGGCCGGGCACACGCCCGGGATCCGGTGGGGGCTGCCCGCGCTGGACGACTACCTGGGCAGCGGGCTGGGCCCCGGGGAGATGGCCCTGGTGGCCGCGACCACCACGGCGGGCAAGTCGACCCTGTGCGTGCAGTGCGGCTGGTTCAACGCGGTGATGGAGGGCAAGAACGTCGTCTTCTTCACCACCGAGCAGCTGCGGCCGGCGCTGCGGTCCAAGATCGTGGCCCGGCACTCGATGCTCCCCAAGTTCGGGCTGCCGCGCGGGATCGACGACTCCGACATCCGGGCCGGCCGGCTGAACGGCGACGGGGAGAAGGCGCTCGCCTGGGTGCTGGACGACCTGAAGACCGGGGACTACGGGCAGCTGAACGTGGTGCAGCTGCCCGAGGTGGCCACCGTGTCGGGGATGGCCGCCCGGTACGCCTCCATCCGGCGGCAGTACCCGGTGGACCTGGCCATCGCGGACTACCTGCAGCTGTTCACCCCCGAGCGGATCAAGCGCGACTCGCGGGCCAACGAGGACCAGGCCGGGATCGTCAAGGCCGCCGCCGGCTGGTGCCGGTCGGTCGACGACGGGGAGGGGGTCCCGTTCATCTCCCCGTGGCAGGTGAACGGGGACGGGGCCGCGTCGATGCGCAGCAACGGCAAGTTCGTCCTCGACCAGCACATGAGCGAGACCAAGGAGGCCGCCAAGACCCCCGGCCTGGTGCTGGCCCTGCTCAACCCCGACGAGGACAACTCCCGGGGGCGCCGCGCGCCGGTGCTGGTGAACGTGATGAAGAACCGGGCGGGCCGACGGGGCAACAACTTCGAGCTTTACGCCGACTACGCCACCTGCTGCTTCACCGAGCGCGGGCTCGACTCGCCGGAGGAGCTGTTCGGGCCCGACCTGGACATGAATTGACCAGGGGCGCCCGCTCCCTGACCTCGATCGCCAACGAGAAGGTGTCCTTCCTCAAGGCGCTGGAGTGGGCCGGGGCCCCGGCCGGGCGGCGGGACCGCGGGCTGAAGGTCACCTGCCCGCTGTGCGGCGCGTCGGCGGGGATGCGCGTCTACCCCGATCACGGGTACTGCTTCTCTCAAAGGCTCTGGGTCACCCCGGTCCGGCTGCTGGCCGACTACTGGAACATGGAGCGCGAGGACGCCGCGGACAAGGCGCTGGACCTCATCGGGTACGTGGCCCCCGACTACTCGTCCCGGTTCGCCGAGACCGCGGCGGCCGTGCAGGAGCCGGCCCGCTCCGACCTGGCCGACGCGCTGCGGATCTGGTGCTCCGCCAACTGCCCGGACTGGCAGGCCCGGCAGTTCGAGCCGCGCACCGCCAGGGCGCTGGCGGGGTGCAACGCGCTGCTGCCGCAGGTGCGATCAGCCAGTGATTGCGATGCGTGGCTGGCGGGGTGCAAGAGAATCATGGGGAAGGCGCTGAATGTCCCGCTACCCAAGTAAGCTTGACTTGGGTTAAGCTGGGAAGGTAAAGAGCGTCTGAGGAGGAACTCATGAAGAAGATCGACTGCCCGCACATCAAAGGCTGGCTCACCCTGCCCGAGGCGGGCATGGAGCTGAAAATCTCGCGGCAGAGCATGTTCCAGCGCGCTGAGTCGGGCAAGCTGACGTCGCTGTGCTATGTGCCGGGCTCGGACCCGGACAAGCGCCCGGCCGCCTACCTCGTCTCCAGGGACGAGGTGGACAGGCTGCTGGCCGAGCAGAGGGCCGCGCAGCAGGCCGCCGCGGAGCGCGCCCAGGCCGCCGAGGCCAAGGCCGCGGTTTCCCGGGAGCCGGCTGCGCTCGCGTCGTAGCATCAGCTATGGCCGACGAGCTTGACACCCCCGCCGCGATGGTCAGCGACACTGACACGCCGTTCTTCGACAGGCTGAAGAAGGACTGGGAGGACCAGGCCACCGTGCGCGAGTACCAGGAGAGCGTGCACAGACGGGAGCTTGCCGCGGCCGGGCAGGCCCCCGTCGTCAACGTCACCATCGCGGGGGAGCCCGGCCACTACACGGCCGACACCGGGACCGGCCAGGTCACGTACTCGCCGGGGCCCGCGCCCGGGGCCGACGGCCCGCTCACGGTCGCGGGGTAGTGCACGTGAGCATCGGCGTCCCCGACCGGACGGCGCCCGGGGCCGACATCGAGTGGCACTTCCCGTCGGCGCGTGACCCCGGCACCATCCACGTGGTGACGCTGCACGCCGACGGGTCGTGGTCGTGCACCTGCCCCGGGTTCCGCTACGCCCGCCGGGCCGACACGCTGTGCAAGAACATAGACGCCGCGCTGGAGGCCGACCGGCCGCTGACCGTCGCCGGCGTCCTCTGCCTGGAGTTCGGGTGAGCGAGCGGGGCCGCTGCGCCGGGTGCCGGGAGACCGGGGAGCGCAAGGCGGTCGAGCGGCACGTGCTGTTCTGCGCGGAGTTCGGCGCGCTGTACCGGGCCGACCGGGACCGCGCGCTCCCGGCGGCGCAGGAGTACGCCCGCTGGCGGCGCGAGGAGGCCCGGGCCGAGCATGCCGATGATCTAGCCGACCGGGTTGCCGATACCCAGGTCCGCCGGGCGCGGTCCGTCTCCCGGTTCGAGGTGCCCGACCCGCTGGAGTGAGCAATGACCGACCCCCCGGAGCCCAAGCGCGGCGGCACGTTCCTGTACTGCCCCTGGGAGGAGCGGGAGGTCAAGTCCGCCGGCAGGGTGACGTTCTGGTCGTGCGGGATGGTCCGGCGCCGCTATTCCGGCACGCGCTTCCGGACGCTGCGGGCGTACCGCCGGCACTGGCGGAGGGATCACCTGTGAGCACCACCGGCATGTGGGACGACCTGTTCAAAGGCCGCAAGTGGCGGGTTGCCGAGGAGCTGACCGGCAAGGCGGCCGACCCGGCGCAGCCCGGGGTGGTGGTGAGCTTCGACCGCGGCTGGTTCTCGATGGACGCCCCCGGCGCCTACCGCTCCCCGCTGTCGACCAACCTGGGCCGCCGCGGCGTGATCCTGGCCGAGACCGACCCGGACGGCGCGGTTGACCTGCCCGGCCCCCGGATCGCCGTCGGCGTGCACGCCCTGAAGAAGGCGCGGCTGGAGTACAACGCTGTCTGGTAGTGGTGTTCAGCTTGACTACGGTCAAGCACAGGGCTAGGCTTCGGCCTACCTGGTGAGGTAATTTCGTGGGGAGTTCTACGTGGCGTCTCCGAATACAGCTGTCTGCGCGGCCCCGGCCGACTACGACGAATTGTTCCGGGAGTACGGGCCGGTCATAAAGCGGGTGGTCTGGCGGGCCCTCGGCCCTGACGCCCTGGAGGCCGACGCCGACGACGGCGTGCAGTACATTCTCGGCCAGTTCATCCAGAACGACATCATCGCCAAGTACGACGCGGGCCACCTGAGCGAGTTCACCGGCAAGACGGTGACGTTCAGGGCGTACATGCTGAGCAAGGTCGCCGCCTACGGCAAGGGGCTGCGCGACCGGCTGGCCCGCAAGCGCCGCGAGGTGTCGTACGACGCCGACGCGTCCGGGGACGAGGAGTCCGGCGGCCGCTGGGTGGACCGGCTTCCCGGCCAGTGGGAGGACTACCCGTCGCTGGGCGACAGCGAGGTGCTGGACCGCCTGCGCGGGCAGCTGGCGGCGCGCGAGGCGGAGCCCGGCAGCCCGCCGCTGGCGGCCATGTTCGACGCGGTGACCGCCCGGTACGCGGCGGGCGAGACCGTCACCGCGGCGGGAGTGCGCGGCCAGCTGGGGCTCGGCCGGGACGACGCGACCGCCCTGTACGCGGAGCTGCGCGCGGCGCTGAGGGAGATCACCGACCCGCGCCGGTTCGACCTTGGCGGCATGGTGCTGTCGGCCGAGCAGGTGCGCGCCGCCGTGACCGCGCTGAAGGCCGCGCCCGGCAACCGGGTGCTGCCGGCCTTCATCGACGCCGGGCACCCGCTCGCCGGCGCCGGCAAGACCTGGTATATCGCGTTCGCCCGCAAGGTGCAGGCGCAGCACCCCGAGTGCCGGGTGCCGAAAGGCGGCCACTACCCGGGCGGCCACTTCGGCGGGGTGAAGGCGGCGCTCATCTACGGCCTGGAGCTGCTGGTCGACCGCGAGCCCGAGGCCCCGGTCCGGATCTTCGACGCCCGCATGTGGGGCGCGCTGCAGGCCATCCTGTCGCGGATGCCCGGCGCCAGCGAGTCCAAGACCTCGTTCCTGCTCACCGTCATCCAGTCGGTGCTCGCCGAGGAGGACGTGGCGGAGGTGGCCGCCGTTGAAGATCACGATCGAGTCAGCGCCTGAGCCGCCGCCGACGTGTGGCACGTGGCCGTCGAAGCGCTCGACCGCCCGGTGCGAGCAGCGCCCGGGTCACTGGGACAACGGGCACCCGGACGCGCTCATCCACGCCGGCCGCACCCGGGGCGGCTACTGGAAGTTCTGGGCTGTGACAGACGAGGAGAAGACCGGTGACGCCTGAGCAGGTGCGCGCGGCCCTGGAGGGCGACCTGCCCCCGGCCACGCTGGTGCGCGGGGCGGGGGCGTGGGAGCTTGCCGGCGCCCTGGACCGCCCGGCATGGCACGTGACCGGGAAGCTGGACGCCGCGGCGGCGCGCGAGGTGCACCGCACCGCGTGGCTGCGGCCGACAGGGGAGCAGCGCGTTTACCTGATCTGCCTGGACGGCGCTTCGGCGGCCGCCCAGAACTCGCTGCTGAAGGTGCTGGAGGAGCCGCCCGCCACCACCCGGTTCGTGCTCGCGTCGGCCGGCCGGGTGCTGCCCACGATCGCGTCCCGGTGCCGCCTGCTGCCGCTGTCGGGCACCGCCGACGACCCGGCCATGGCCGACCCCCGGATCCGCATGTCGGTGGCCGCCGCGGTCGACGCCGCCCGCCGGGGGCAGCACCTGCGGCTGGCCGCCACGGTGCGCGGGTGGTTCAAGGAGACCCCGAAGGACGCCCCGCAGCCGCGCGTGCTGGCCGCCTGGGCGGCGGAGGCCGCCTCGCAGCGCTGGCGGGCGTTCGGGCCCGACTTCGCGCCCGGGGTGACCCCGAGCGAGGCCCTGCAGCTGCTGGCGGACCTGGCGCGGATGCCCGGGGCCCGGCTCGCCCCCCAGGTCGCGCTCGCCCGGGTCTTCTGCGGGGGGTGATTGCGCCGGATCTGGCGATTGGGGAGGGGTCGAATCTCTCCCCGAGGAGTCACCTTGAGCCAGCAGCCCGACGGCATCCCGCGCAGGACCCGCCGCGTCATCCGCACCGAGACGCCCGGCCCGGCGGCGCCCGACATCCAGCAGCACCCGCAGGGGATCACGGGCCCGTCCCAGGAGGGCCGCATCGCCCCGCCGAAGGTCACCCCCTCCCTTGAGGTGATCCAGGCCGAGTTCGAGCAGCTGGTCCAGGCGAACCAGGGAAAGTTCGCCGAACTGGCCGCGCAGGGAGCCGCGCCCGACCCGTTCTTCCTGGTGCACGCCCGGGTCAACCACCTGATCGAGTCCATCAGCAGCTTCGCCGGGCCGAACGGGCCGCGGTGGGCGGCGCTGACCAGGCTGGAGTTCGAGCGCTACATCGCCGCCGAACTGGAGCAGGCGGGCCCGGCCACCCGGCGGATGCAGCTGGCCGAGGGCGCGCGCTACACGCCGGGGATGATCGCCGCCCTCGCCCGCCAGACGGGGACACTCCGTCAGGCGCAATAGAGGGCATGGCGACCTACAGCACCTGGCGCAAGAACCCGACCGTCCGCAGGCTCACCTGGGTGTGCGGCGGGGAGGCCTGCCTCGCCCGCGAGGTGGTGGCCGCGCACCGCGAGGGGGCGCAGCCGTCCCAGCTGGCCACGTGGTTCGCCGGGGAGGGCCCGGAGACCGCCATGTGGGACACGCTGCTGACCTACCCGCCGCCGGGCGGGCGCCGGGCGGTCATCTACGGCGCGGAGAGGCTGAAGCACCCGGACGCCCTCGTCGACCTGGCGCAGGCGAAAGGCCTGGACGCCTCGGTGGCGGTGTTCGTGTCGTCCGAGGGCGACTTCGCCAAGACCAAGGACGGCCTGGCGCCGCACCTGGCCGCGCTGCAGTCCGCCCGGGACGCGCAGCTGGTGCGCTGCTGCGCCCCGTCGTCCGCCGACGCCAGGGCGGCCCTGGTGGCCTCCTGGTGGCCCGGCATGACGCCGGTCCTCGCCTACGACCTGCTGGCCCGCTGCGGGTCGCTGGAGGCCGCCTGGCAGGCCTGCCGCCAGGGCACCGCCGCGGGGCTGGAGCCGACGCCCGAGCGGGCGGCCCTGGTCTGCCCGCAGGCCGCGATCGGGGACCTGGCGGACACCCTCGCCGCCGGGGACAGGGCGCGGGCGATGGCGCTGGCCGCGCAGGTGCCGCGCGGCGAGGTCGGGGCCCTGGTCGGGCTGCTGGACTACCGGCTGACCGCCATGGCCGAGGTCCGCGAGGCCCAGCGGTCCGGCGACGACCCCGGCCGCGACCGGTACGTGCCGCGCAAGGTCGCCCTGCATGCCGCCGCCTACGACCCGGCCCGGGTGCAGCGGCTGCGCTCCGTCCTGGCGCGGGTCGACTCCGCCTGGCGCTCCGGCGCGGCCGTCGGGCTGGCCGAGAGCATCGTGGCGCTGTGGTGAGGGCCGTAGTAACGACACGGCGGGGCATTACCCGGTTATGAGCGCTGAGGAGGACCTGGTGGAGCTGCAGGCCAGGCTGGACGAGGTGACGGCCGAGAAGGCCTCCCTGGAGCGGGTGCTCGGGGCGGTCCTGGAGGTCGTGAGCGACGCCCAGTGGGGCGAGGTGCGCGCCCGGCTGGACGCCGAGGACAAGGCGGCGCGGTGACGGCGGCGGTCCTGGAGGCCCCCGCCTCGCCCAGCACCGCGGCGCTGACCGACCTGGCGGAGATCCGCGAGCGCTGCGAGGCGCTGGCCGCCGCGAAGCTGCCGATCGCCATCGACGTCGAGACCGGGTACCACGGCGACAGCCGGGAGGGCGTGTCGCTGCACGCGGAGGAGAACCTCATCGTCTCCTTCCAGTTCACCAACGACATGTCCTGGGCGCGGCTGATCCCCCTCGGGTTCGACTCGGGCGAGAACGTCGACAACAAGGCCGCCGCCGCCATCCTCTGGCCGATGCTGCACGCTCTCGACGACGAGGGGCTGCCGCTCGCCATAGCGCACGGGGCGGTCGCCGAGCTGCGCTGGCTCGCCCGGTGGTTCCTGCGGAACCTGTGGGACCACCCGCTGTACGGGCGCCAGGTGATCGCCGCCCGCGGGTACTACCCCATCCGGTCCTGCACTCTGCTGGAGTCGTTCGCCGAGGGCGTCAACCCCTCGCACGGCCTCAAGAACATGACCGCCCTGCCGCCGGGCAAGGGCGGGTTCGGGCACCAGATGCGGGAGCTGAAAGACGGCCCGGGCAGCCTGCTGGCCTGGCACCTGGGGCGGGCCCCCACCTCGCAGGAGGGCAACTCGGTCCGGTTCAACGTGTTCGACCCGAGCGCGCCGGAGGTCATCTCCTACGCCTGCGAGGACGTGGTGTACGCGCTCGGGCACCACCTGCGGCGCTGGCCGAAAGTGCGGAACGGGTTCCCGTACAAGGTGGAGATGGCGGTGCTGCCGGTCGTCTGCCAGATGGCCGACACCGGGCTGCAGTACGACTGGGACATGATCCGCCGCGCCGCCGAGGACGCGCGCGAGTTCGCCAACCGGCTGCTGCCGGAGGTGATCGAGGGATTCGAGGAGCTGTGCGGGGAGCGGCTGCCGCCGGACTTCAACTTCGGGTCGTCGCAGCAGCTGGCCGACCTGTTCTACGTCAAGTGCAAGATGCCGGTCTACCACTGGACCGACGGCGGCAAGTCGGGGGTGCCCAAGGCGTCGACCGACGCGAAGAAGGCGCTGCCGCGGCTCATCGCCGAGTACCCGGCGGTCGCCCGGTACCACCAGTGGCGGCGGCTGAACACCCTGATCGACAACTTCCTGGACATCTACGAGGAGAAGTACCTGTGGGCGGCCGACGGCCGGGCGCATCCGCTGCTGGTGCAGCACGGCACCATCGCCGGCCGGTTCTCCTGCGAGAGCCCCAACGCCCAGCAGCCGCCCGGCAAGTACCACGTGGTGCTGGCTGACGGGGACACGTTCGACTTCAACTTCCGCGACGCCATCATCCCGGCCCTGCCGGGGCAGCGGCAGTGGTGGGAGCTGGTGCTCATCGAGGCCGGCTGGACCCCGCCGGACGAGCCGAGCGCGATCCCCTGGTACATCCTCGGGTTCGACTACAGCCAGATCGAGCTGCGGGTGCTGGCGGCCGAGGCGGGGGAGACGGAGCTGCTGGAGGCGTTCGAGCGCGGCGAGGACGTGCACCGCCTCACCGCCTCGCGCATGCTCGGCATCCCGCTGGAGGACGTCACCGACGAGCAGCGCCAGGACAAGGGCAAGCGGATGAACTTCGCCATCGGCTACGGCCTGAGCCCGCACGGCATGGCCGAGCAGACGGGCAAGCCGCTGGAGGAGTGCGAGCAGCTGTTCGCCGACTACCACCGCGCGTACCCGAGGCTGAAGCCCTACTCCCGGCGCGTGGTGGCCGAGGCCCGCCGCCTGGGCTTCGTCATCACCAAGTTCGGGCGGCGGGTGACGCTGCACGACATCTGGAACGAGAACAAGCGGGTCCGGTCGGCCGAGGAGCGCACCGCCGGCAACTGCGTTATCCAGGGCCCGGCCACCGGCGACTACGTGAAGGCGGTCATGGTCCGCGCGGTGAAGGCGCTGGAGAAGGCCGGGCTGTCGGACCGGGTTCGCCTGATTATGAACGTGCACGACGCGCTGGAGTTCGAGGTGCGGCGCGACGTCGCCCCCGCCGACGTCATCGCCGTGCTGCACCCGGCGGTCATCGTGCCCATCAACGGGCCCGGCGTCGCGTGGCCCACCCTGGTGGCGGACTGGCACATCGGCGAGTCGTGGGGCGGCAAGAAGGAGATCGAGGTCCTCGACGACGGCAGCGTCCGGGTGAAGCAGAAGAAAAAGCGCCCTGCGCCGCCTCCCGAGCCTGCCCCGGCCGAGGTCGTCCCCGATCTCCCGAGCCCCCTGCCTGCGGCGGGTCCGCCGAGGAAAGTGATTGTGCTGGCGAAAAGCGCGCCGTCGCGCGACCAGGCGGCGCAGTTGGCCACGTACCTGCGCCAGCTGCCCGGCGCCAACACGGTGGAGCTGCACGTGCCGGACGCCGTGGTGCCGGTCGGCTTCCCCTGCGGGCTGACCCCGGGGCACGAGGCGCGGGTGTCGCTCATCCTGGGCGGCGGGTCGGTGCACTACGCTCTCGACTCGGTGGACGCGGAGGCCCTCGCCGGGGACCTCGACCTGTAGTAGGTGACATGAACGTTCAGCGCGGTGTGAGCACCGACTTCGGCCGGAACAAGGTCAGCGCCATGGTGGAGGAGTCCGATTTGCTGCGGATGCTCGCCGAGGCGGGGGCCGACGACCCGGAGAAGACGTCGGCGGCCATGATCTCCTCCGACGTGCTTATGGCCATGGACGAGGAGCTGCAGTCTTTCACGGCCTACCTGGCCCTGTCCTGGACACCGAGGGGCTCCGTGGAGGAGGGCGAGCTGAAGGCTGGCATCAAGCTCCACCGGGGCCGGCGCGACCGGGTGCTGGCCAAGTACGTGCCCGCGCTCGCCGCGGCGCTGGCGGAGGCCGAGGAGCGCCGCGCGGCGCAGCAGGCGGCCGCAGCGCAGTGATCGACGACCTGGAGAGCCTGGAGCCGGAGACGGTCGCCCTGATCGACCAGACGCTGGCCGCCATGAGGACGCTGCGCGAGTTCGAGATCCCGCCGCACGACGCGCTGCCCGACGACGTGCACCAGGCGGTGCGCGAGCTGCGCGCCCGGCTGGACGCCGCCGAGGGGCTCGTGCAGGAGATCGCCAGGGCCAAGCGCCGGGTCCGGCGCGCCTACCGGCGGCTGGACGACAAGGCGAACGAGGTCTACGACACCGAGCTGAACCGGCGGGCCGAGCGCGCGGTCACGCGCGAGTTCGAGAGCGCGCAGGACCGGCTGGTGGGGGCCCGGATCAAGGCCTCGCCGCTGCGCAGGCAGGCGCGCGCCGCCGCGGTCGTGCTCGACCGGGTGGAGGAGGCCGAGGACTCGCTGCGGTCGTCGTTCTTCGGCCTGCGCGACATCCGCAAGGAGCTGCTCACCACGCTGGACAGCTTCCTGCCCTGGCTGCACTCGCTGGAGTCGTGACGATCGCTCCGCCAAAACCCGGCGGAAGGGAAGATCGTTGGAGTCTCCGGAGGCGCTGGAGGAGATCGAGCGCATTCAGAACGAGTACGGGCCGTGCAAGCTGCAGATCCCCGACGCCGTTGAGCCCTGGTGGTACACCGTCGACCGGATCGAGTTCGACCCCGGCACGCAGACCATCCGGTTCGTCTCGGACCGCTGAGGGCCCGCGCGGCTCGGGCGTATTAGACACCAAAGAGCTACTCGCCAAGTCAGGAGACGCGAATGCCGAGAGCAAACCTGGAGTCCGGGGCCTACCGCGAGGAGCAGGGCGGCGACCGGTACGACCAGCTCAAGCTGGATAAGGATGAGGTCGCCCGCCTCTGGATCCCCGACCAGAAGAAGGCCTGGCGCGAGTACACCCACACGCTGCGCGTCCCGCTGTTCAGGGAGGACGGCTCGCCGCTGATGGGGACCAAGACGATCCGGGGCATCGAGCGCCCGGTCATCGAGACCGACTTCCTCGGCCGCCCCATCTGCAAGGGCGACGAGGAGACGCTCAAGTCGCAGGGGCTTGACGTCGACAAGTGCCTGGCCTGCGCGATGATCAAGCGCCTGGTGGACGACGGCATCACCGAGGCCGTGGACATGAAGGCGCAGTTGCGTCTGGCCGTGCCGGTGATCCGGTACACCACCCTCAAGCGGACCGAGCCCGCGCCGCTGCAGACCCCGCCGGGCGGCTCCATCCTGGTATGGGCGATGTCCGGGTGGACGTACAAGCAGCTGGACGAGACCCGCGGCCAGATGGCGGAGCTGCTGAGCACGCCCGAGAAGGACGTCCTCAAGGATCAGGTCAAGCTGTCGATGTGCGACCTCGCCATCCACTGCGACAACAAGGCCTGGCAGAAGTACGACCGCATCTGGGCGCTGCGCGCCATCTGGCAGCACCAGTCGGAGGGCGGCCGGCAGGTCAAGGCCTTCATCGCGGCGCTGTGGGGGAACGAGGAGAACCGGCCCACCGACGAGCAGCTGCGGGCGGCCTGCGGGCGGGACAGCACCCTCGAATGGCTGGCGCGCGACACCGAGGACGTGGAGTGGCGCTGGCGGAAGGCGCACGGCGCCAGCAGCCCGGCCGGGGCTGACCCGACCGGCGGCGGCGCGCTGGCGCTCGGCACGAACTCCCTGTCGGCCAGCATCGACGGCCTGTCGGCCAGCCTGGACAGCGACGACCTGTTCGCCCCGTCCGCGCTCGCCGACGACCCGCTGGACGGGCACCCGGGCGGGATGGCGGAGTTCGCCGCCCCGGACCAGCAGCCCGCGCTGGCGGCGGCCGCTCCCCTGCCCCCGGCCCCGGACGACGACCTGTTCGGCGGCCCGGCGGATGTGCCGCCCGCACCTGCCGCCCCGGCGGCGCCCGTGCAGGCCCCGGCGGCTGCGCCTGCCGTCGCAGCTCCCCCGGCGGCTGCGCAGGCCCCGGCGGCGCCCGCACCTGCCGCCCCGGGAACTGCCAAGTCGTTCGACGACATCTTCGAAGGCCTGGAAGGCTGAGCGTGCGCGTCTGCGGCCTAGACCCCTCGCTGACGTCGTTCGGCGGGGCGGTCGTGCAGGGGCCGGGGGTGGCGCCGGAGCTGTTCCGGTTCCAGACCAAGCTGACGGGCCACCCCCGGCTCGCGTACCTGATGTCCGAGGTGATGACCATCGCCCGGGGCTGCGATGTGGCGGTGGTCGAGGGCGCGCCATTCAGCCGCCTGCCGGGCGCGCAGACGCACATGGCCCTGGTCGGGCTGCACTGGCTGGTCAGGCACGCCCTGTACGAGATGGGCGTGCCCTACGCGGTGGTGGAGCCGGCCTCGCGGGTGCTGTGGCTGACCGGCAAGGGCAAGGCCGAGAAGGTCGAGTGCGTGCTGGAGGTCGTCAAGCGGTTCCCGCTGGTCGACGTCCGGGGCGACGACGAGGCGGACGCCTTCACCCTGGCGGCCATGGGGGCCGCCGCGTACGGCCTGCCGCTGGTGAAGATGCCGGCCGACCGCGAGGCGGTCCTGCGCCGGGTCAGGGTGAACAAGCGGACCCACAAGAGCGAGCCGGTCATCGACTGGCCGCGGCTGGCCGCGCTGGCGGCCGACGCCGGATAGGAGACCGTCAATGACCTGGACCAGCGTTCCCTTCGACGCGGACGACGCCGGGATGATCCCGGTGGACGACGCGCGCGCCCGGCTGGCCCTGGGCGACCAGCTGGGCAGCTTCACCTTCGAGTGCGGCGAGGACGGGCTGGCCGTCGTCCACGGCGCGGACTGGTTCACCGTGCCGGACCTGGAGCCGGCCCCGGCGTGGCTGTACGTCCCGTCGGGCGGCTGGTTCCAGCTGACCCACATGGCCGCCAAGCAGGTCGGCTCGACCGCGCGGGTGCCGAAGAAGCTGCAGGAGTTCCTGCCCGCGCCGCTGCTGTCCCAGGCGGCCAACTTCGCGCTGCGCGACGGGCTGGGCGAGCGGCCGCTGAAGCTGCTGCTGTCCGGCTCGGGCGCCGACCAGAACGGGGAGCGGGTGCCGCTGGCGGTGGCCCAGTGCCGCGACACCATCGTCCCGTTCAGCGACGTGACGCTGCTGGACACGGTGCTGCGCTGCGCGCGGGCCCGGTTCGGCGACGAGGCCGCCGACACCGCCTGCGTGGACTATAAGCTGTGGACGGACCTGGAGCACACCAGCTTCCGGGTGCTGTTCCCGGCCGTGCAGAGCATCATCCTCGGGTCCGACGAGGACGAGGACGCCTGGTGCTACGGCATCGAGGTGCACAACTCCCTGACCGCGCTCAAGCAGACCATCGTCAGCGGGTGCATGATGCGCCTGTCCACCACCGCGGTGTGCCTGGACGTCGAGCACACCTCCGGCGGGTTCAAGCGCCGGGGCTCCACCCCCGAGGGCGCGTACGCCTGGTGCGCCGAGGCTTGCCGCGACATCTTCGGCGGGGTCGAGTCCGCGTTCAGCGGGCTGCAGGCGCTGGTCAAGCGCCAGGTGGACGGCGACTACGGGCGCCTGCTGCGGGAGCTGTTCAAGGACAACAAGGTGCCGCGGGACGAGCAGCTGCGGATCGCGGTCGCGATCGAGGACCTGCCCGGCGACCTGACCATGTACGCCATCATGAACGCCGGCATCGAGGCCGCCAACCTGACCGACGAGGTGGGCTGGCGGACCGCGCAGACGCTGATGATGTTCGGCGGGGACATCGTGCACCGCGGCGGCGGCATGTGCGACGGCAGCCTCAAGCACGGCTGCCGCCGGCCCGTCCCGGAGGACTGGTCCCGGGACGAGGCCGAGTAGCGATGATGGTCCCCGAGCTGCAGGTAATGAAGTTCGTGGCCGAGGTGAACGGCGCGTTCGGAACGCGCTGGCGCGTCTTCACCACCGGGTCGGACCGGCACTACCTGTTCTCGCTGGCGCAGAACCCCGTGATCTGCGTGCCGGTACTAAAGAGCGACCTGCAGCCGCGGGTCCGCAGCGCACTGAGAAACGGATGGGGCCATGCCAGGCCTGCCTGACGCCAGTCTTCCCGAGTCGGACCGGCAGCCGCTGGTCATGGTCATCTGCTGCCCGAAGTGCCGCGTCGAGATGGAGGGCGTCTGGCTTGAGCCGGAGGACTCCGACGACGACGTGGAGCCCGCCCTGCAGACCTGCGGCGAGTGCGCGGAGACGTGGGAAGCCGAGTACCCGGGCTACTCCTACCGGACGGAGGCGGGCTGATGTTCTGGGAGCTGAAGACCCGGCTGTGGGAGCTTGGGCGCTGGTCGCAGTGGTTCGAGCCGCGCGACCTGTGGATCGGGTGGTTCCACGGCGAGGACTCCGACTACATCGTCATCATCCCGATGCTGCCGTTCCGGATCGAGCGGGGCCCGCGTGCTTGAGCGCATCGAGGTCCGCGGGTACCAGAGCCTGGACGCCGTGGACATCCCGCTGCGCATGTTCACCGTCATCACCGGCCCGTCCAGCTCCGGCAAGAGCGCCGTCTTCCGCGCCGTGCGGCTGCTGGCCTTCAACGCCCGCGGCACCGGCTACATCACCAACGGCCGCGCCTCGTGCTCGGTGGCGGTGGGGGACGGCGCCGGCGTGGTCCGGATCACCCGCTCCCGCTCGCGCAGGCTGGACGCCTACCACGTGGCCGCGTGGGACGGCGCGGCGTGGACGCGGACCAAGCACACCAAGCTGGCCGGCGCGGTGCCGCAGGAGGCGGCGGACGCGCTGCGGCTGACCGAGCTTAACTTCGCCGGGCAGTTCGACATGCCCTACCTGCTGGACGTGACCGGCACCAAGCTGGCCGGCACGCTGGGCGAGCTGACTAACGTGTCCTGGGTGCTGGCCGCCGCCGCGGGCGCCAGCCGCCGCCGCAAGCGGATCGAGCGGGACCTGGAGGCGGCCCGCGAGCGCCGCGAGGCGCTGCTGGCGCAGGCGCAGTCCTTCATCGGGCTGGGCGAGCGCAGGAAGGCCGTCCAGGCCGCCGAGGAGGCGCTGGCGCGGCTGCAGGCGGCGTCCGCGTCGCTGCGTCGGCTGGAGGCCCTCACGGCCCGGCTGCGGGCCGCCCGGGCGGCGGCCGCGGGAGCCCGCGCCGAGGCCTCGCGCCGGGAGCCGCCGTCCCTGGCCCGGCTGGAGGGGCTGGCGGCCCGCGAGGCCCGGCTGGCGGGCGTCATCGCCCGGCTGCGGCAGGGCCGGGAGGACGCCGCCCGGCTGCGGCAGGTCGCGTCGGACGCGTCGGACCGGGCGGACCGGGCGCGGCAGACGGCGCACGACGCGCTGGCCCGGGCCGGCCTGTGCCCGACCTGCGGGCAGGCCGTCACCTAACCGGCCGATTCCCCCTGCGTCGTGTTGCCTCGCAGGCGGGAGTCCGGATGTCGTACGCGCCCGGCGAAGACCGGAGCACCTACCAGCCCGTCACCGGGTGGGGCGGGAACTCCTTCGGGTTCGCCAAGGCCACCGAGGGCACCACCTGGGACGACCCGACGTTCGCGGCCAACTGGGGGAACCTGGGCCACGCCGGCATCGTCCGCGGGGCCTACCACTTCTTCCACCCGGCCGAGAACCCGGTCACCCAGGCCGAGTTCTTCGTCTCGACCGTGCGGGCGCACGGGATCAGCGACGGCGACGTGTTCCTGGCCGACGTGGAGATCCTCTCCGGCGGGGACGGGGTGGAGCGGTACGGGGCCGCGCCCGCGCGCCGGATGAGCCTGCCGCTGCTGCGGGGGCCGGCGGGCACCGCGGTGGGCGCGGCCGCGCTGGCGTTCCTGGAGAAGGTGGAGGAGCTGGTCGGGCCGACGTGCCCGGTGATGCTCTACACCGACATGTGGATGGCGCAGAACTACCTGACGTCCTGCGCGCGCTACCCGCTGTTCGCCGCCTGGTACGAACCGGCCCCGCCGGAGAACGTGCACCCCTGGCCGATGTGGGTGTTCTGGCAGAAGGAGCAGGGCGGCGGCCCCGGCGGCGGGGACCTCGACTACTTCAACGGCGACCTCAACGAGCTTGCCGCCTGGCGGGCCGAGTTCAACTGGACGGATGAGATGATGGCGAACCTGCCGACGCTGGAGGAGGGCTCGGACGACAAGGCCGGGTCGACGTTCTACGTGCACCGGGCCCAGGTGATGGTCGCGGCCGTCGGGCGCTGGAACGGGCTGGGGGCGGTGACCGCCATCGCCGACGACGGCGTGTTCGGCGCCAAGATGAAGGCCGCGGTGGTGGCGGTGCAGCGGCACTACAAGCTGACGGAGGACGGCCGCATCGGCCGGGACACCTGGGAGGCCCTCTACGGCTAGTCCGTAGTAAGAGGCATGGGTGAGATCCTGTGCCTGTCCGACATCCACGCCACCTACCGGCCGCCGTCGTCGTGCACCGACGCGTACTGGCCCGACCTGCTCGACCTGCTGTGGCAGAGCGTGGCGCTGGCGCGCGAGCACGAGGTGCTGGCGGTGGCCTGGGCGGGCGACGTGCTGCACCACAAGGCCCCCGGGCGGACCACGTACGGCGTGATCCTCGACCTGATAAGAGTGATTAAGGCGTACCCGTGCCCGGTGCTCATCACCCCGGGCAACCACGACCTGCAGAACGACCGGCTCGACTCGATCGAGGCGACCCAGCCGCTCGGGGTGCTGTACGAGGCCGGGGCGCAGCGGCTGGAGGGCTGGGCCGAGGGCAGCCTGCCGGTGTACGGCGTGCCCTGGCAGCAGGACTGGTCGGAGGCTCGGGTCGCCGCCGCGCTGGGGGACTTCCGCGAGAGCGTTTTCAGCCGGACCTTGATCGTCTCCCACGCGCCCATCTACCCGCCGGACAAGGTGCCGCGCTACGAGGGGGCCGAGTGCACCCCGGCCGGCTGGTGGTCGACGGCCGCCGAGGACGGGGACATGGGCCACGGGCTGTTCTACGGGCACATCCACGAGCCGCACGGCGTGTGGGAGCACGGCGGGCTGACGTTCTGCAACAACGGGGCCATCTCCCGGGGCAGCCTGGACGACTACAACCTGGACCCGGGCCGGCAGGTCGGGTGCACGCTGTGGGACACCGTGACCGGGCAGTTCACCTTCGCCCCGCTGCGGGCCCGGCCGCCGGAGGAGGTGTTCCGGCTGCGCGAGCACGAGCGGGTGGTCACCTCCCGCGCGCTGCTGTCCGGGTTCCTGGAGCAGGTGGGCACCGCGCAGATGGACGTGCTGAGCATCGAGGGCGTCATCGCTCACATCAAGTCGCTGGGGCTCGACCCGGCGCAGGTCGACCTGGCGTCGGAGCTGCTGGCGGAAGCGGCCTACGGGGGCGGGCGTTGAGCGACCTGGCGGTCCTGGAAGCGCCGAAGCCGCTGCGGCTGTCCTGGAGCCGGCTGCGAACCCATGACGAGTGCCCGGCCAAGTACGACCTGCGCAGGGGGAACCGGTCCCCGCTGTTCGACAACCGCAACTTCGTGCACGGCAACGCGACCGACCTGGCGATGCGGCGCTGGCTGGAGTTCGAGGAGCCGCCCCCGGGGTGGATGCTGGCGCACATCGAGGAGCTGCTCGACGAGTGCAGCAAGCCCTCGAAAGAGGGGATCGTCAAGTGGAAGCACGCCGACGACCGGGCGCAGCTGCTGGCGTTCTGCCGCGAGCTGGTCAAACGGCTGGAGAAGATCCTCAACCGGTACGCGCTGCCGTTCACCTGGACCCCGGCGAGGCGGTTCGAGGTGCCGGTCACCATCACCGGCCTGGACGGCGAGCCGCGGGGGATCATCCTCATCGGCGAGATGGACCTGCTGGTGGAGGACAGCCAGGGGCGCATCGTCGTCTGGGACCTGAAGGCGACCCAGAACGACCAGTACTACAAGAAGGTGCTGGGGCAGCTGGCGTTCTACGCCATCGCGGTGGCCGCGATGCGGGGACGGCTGCCGGTGAAGACCGGCATCATCCAGCCCATGTGCTCGGAGCAGGTGCTGCCGTTCGACGTCGGCATGACGGCCGTGCGGGAGATGTCGTGGCGGATCGAGCGGACCGCCCACGACATCTGGGCAGGCCGGGTGCACCCAAAAGCGGATGACGAGGGCTGCGACTGGTGCGACGTGCAGCGCGTCTGCCCCAAGTTCGCGCCGCCCATCGGCCGCACCGGGCGCGCCGCCCTCACCGCCGGTAGTAGCTGACATGGAAGACATCGCGCAGCAGGTGGCGAGGCTCCGCCGCGAGGCGGAGGAGGCAGGCCGGCGGCACGCCGCCGCGGCCGCCGGGGTGGCCGAGGCGGAGACCAGGGAGCGGCTGGCGGCCGAGGAGCTGCGCGCTGAGTTCCAGGCCGACGGCCTGGAGGACGCGGAGCGGCTGCTGGCGCTGCTGCGCCAGCAGGTGGCGGCGGAGGCCGCCAACGTGGAAGAGCAGCTGACAGGGAGCGCGGCATGAGCGACGGCGGGGCGGACTACGGGAACTGGGCGTTCACCACCCGGCGGGGGTGGCTGGCGCAGCTGGCGGAGTGGGCGGTGCAGGCGGTGCCGGGCTCGCCGACGCTGCCGGTCAACGGGTGCTTCAAGGTCACCGTCACCCCCGAGCTGCTGACGCTGGCCGGGACCGACCAGCAGCTGACGGTGATCGCCTCCACGCCGACGGTGGAGTCCAAGACCGGCGGCGAGGCCCTCATCCCGGCCCGCAAGCTGCGCGAGATGCTGGCGGCCGCCCCCGAGGGGGACGTCACCGTGGCGGTGAAGGGCGCGGCCGCGAAGGTGACCGCCGGGTCCGCGTCGTGGTCGCTGCGGCTGTGGCCCGCCAAGTCCTACATCGGGCTGCCGGACCTGTCAGGGGCCGAGTTCGCCGCGGTCGACCGCAAGGGGCTGCTGTCGGCGCTGCAGACGGTGAAGCACGCGGTCGGCCGGGACCTGGGCCGGCCCGAGTTCACCCAGGTGCGGATCGGCATGTCGGGCGGGGTCATGTGCGCGATGGCGTCCGACAGCGGGCAGTTCGCCCGCGCGGCCGTCCCCGGTTTCCCGTTCCCGGTGTCGGTGCCGCTGACCGCGCTGGACGACCTGCTGAAGATCCTGGCCAAGAGCCCCGAGGGCGAGACGGTGGAGGCAGGGGAGACCGAGGCGTGCGTGGTGTTCCGCATCGGGCGGGTGACGCTGGCCGCCGCCAGGTCGACCCGCGAGTTCCCCGACGTCGACAGCCAGTTCCTGCAGCCGGTCGCCGGGCACAGCCGCCGGCTGACGGTGGACAAGGCCGACCTGGCGGGCGCGCTGCGCCGGGCCCGGATCAACGCCAACCCGCGGTCGTCGGCCGTGGCGCTGCGCGCCGCCGTGGCGGACGGCCGGGCCACCCTGGCCGTCACCGCCCGCGACCCCGACGGCAACAGCTCCGAGGAGGTCATCCCGGCCGCCGACTGGTCCGCCAAGGTCGGCGACGACTGGCAGCCCGGCGCCGACGAGCAGCAGGCGGTGGTCAACGCCGGGTTCCTGGAGGCGATGCTGGCGGCGCACCCGTCGCCCGTCTGCGACTTCCGGCTGGCACCCGACAGCGGGCAGCGGCGGTTCCCGCTGCTGCTGGAGGACATCGAGGCCGGCGTGATGGGGACCTGCCCCCAGCAGGTCCCCGGCCGGCTCGGCTACTGAAGGAGAATGACGATGGCGCAGGCAGTGCAGAACACGCACAAGTGCCCCGGGCACTTGTGCAAGGCGCAGGTGCCGAGGAACAAGCTGATGTGCGGAGGGCACTGGGGGCAGGTGCCCGGGCCGCTGCAGCGGGAGGTCTACGCGGCCTACGACCGCGGGCGCGGCGCGGGGACCCCGCGGCACATGCGGGCCGTCACCGCGGCCATCTCGGCGGTGAACCCCTGATGTCGTGGCTGCTCGGCCGCTTCCGGCCGCCGCCCCAGTCGGTGTCCATCACCGACGCGCACGCGCAGGTGAAGTTCGACAGCCCGGCGGAGATGGTGGACTACCTGTCGGCGCATCCCGAGGTCGCCGAGAACATCCACCTGTGGCACTGGACGCTGCAGGAGCCCCAGTGACCGCTGACGCCGCCGCGCTCGCCGAGCGCGTCCGGCTGGCCCGCCAGCAGGTCGACCGGGAGACCGGCCGGGCGCAGCAGGTGCGGGCCGACGCCGCCGCGGTGAACGCGGAGATCGCCCGGCTGGAGGCCGCGGCGGAGCTGCACGCCAAGGTGGCGCTGCTGCTCACCACCATCAGCGAGCGCAAGCAGGAGGACGACCGGGCCCGGTTCGAGGGCGCGGTCACCCGGGCGCTGCAGATCATCTTCGGGCCGGAGCTGTCGTTCGGCCTGGTGCCGGGGGAGACCGGCGGGCAGCCCACGCTGGAGCCCGTCATCCGCTCCGACTACGGCGGTACGATAACGGAGACTTCCGTGCTCGACGCCCGCGGTGGCGGGATGGCGGCGGTCGCCGGGTTCATGATGCGGCTGGTCATGCTGCTGTTCACGCCGGGCGCGCGGCAGGTCCTGTTCCTGGACGAGAGCTTCGCGCACGTGAGCGAGAGCTACGCCGACCGGGTGGCCGCGTTCCTGCGCGAGGCGGCCTACCAGGCGGGGGTGCAGATCGTCCTGTCCGCCCACAGCGTGACCTACGCGCAGTACGCCGACCAGCTCATCCGCCTGACGCTCGGGCCGGACGGGCTGACGCGGGTTTTCGAAGGGGAGAGTGAGTTATGCCGAGCATCCCTGCGTCGGACCCGCGTTGTGGTCCATTTTGTGAGTGCGGTAACGCCAAATATCACTACGCGGCACGCTGCCGGAGGTGCGCAGACCGGTTCCGATGGAACAACCCGCCTGAGAGAACCGCCCCCGAGCTAATTCCCGGTCCTCTAGAGATTGGGTACGCTGCTGGGTTTTACGAGGGCGAGGGAAGTGCGGACTGCCATGGCGGGTCGTTGCGTGTGACCCTGCCCCAGAAGGACGTGCAGCCATTGGTGTTCCTTCGTCGGTACTTCGGGGGCAGTATGGGCAATCCTGGAGTGGACGGCATTAGCTATCTGTATCTAAACGGCAAGCGGGCCTGGGAGTTTCTGGTGTTGGTCGGTCCTTTGTTGTCGGACCGGCGGCTGACGCAATTGGCTGTGGCATGCGCCAAGGTGGCGTACTTCGAGGGGGAGGAGGTGACTCTTTGTGGCAGGCCGCTCGCCAGATTCAATCGCTCGATGGTTGGACGCAAATCTATATAGATTTGATGGGCCCGGACAATTTTTGGGCACCGAGCCGAACGCCGAGCGGCGGTCGTGGGAGCACACCGACGTGCGCTGCCTGCTGGCCGCGTCCTGGGACTACAGCCAGGCGGCCGGCAACATGGCCATGCCGGTGATCTACGACGCGGTGCACAAGGCGGGGCCGCGGAACCTGGCCGACCGCTGGTACCTGCCCGCCACCCAGCGCGACATGGACCTGCTGGAGAAGGGCCAGGTCCCGGCGTTCGGCATCGAGAGCAGGCGCCAGCTGCGCGACTTCGACGTGGTGGGCACGTCCATCAGCTACACGGTGCTGCTGGTCAACTTCTGCAAGTACCTGTCGATGAGCGGCGTCCCCCTGCGCTGGGCGGACCGCCAGGCCAGGGCCGAGGACTACCCCATGGTCATGGTCGGCGGGCTGGCCTACTGCGCGCCCGAGTTCATGGCCCCGGTGGTCGACTGCGTGTGGCTGGGGGAGGCCGAGGACGAGCCCGGCAACCCCGGCATCGGCGCGGTGTGCGAGCGCATCGCGCAGTTCAAGAGCGCCGGGTCGTGGCAGGCTGACCGCGAGGGCTGCTACCTGGCCCTCGCCCGCGAGTTCAACTTCCTGTACTTCCCGCGCTTCACCGCGTTCTCCTACCGGTACGAGGACCGCGGGCTGCCCGAGCCGACGAAGATGGTCTCGCGCTCCTACCCGCTGGTGCCCGGGGTCGGGCCGCGGTTCCGCGCCCGCCGGGTGCACGACCTCAACGCCGCCGACCTGATGACGTCGGCGCCGGTGCTGTTCTCCGACCCGAGCATGGGCTCCGGCGACGTGGAGATGGCCCGCGGCTGCGACAACTGGTGCGTGTTCTGCAAGCTCGGGTGGGTCACCAAGCCGCAGCGGCAGGAGGACCCGGAACGGACGATCGCCCGCGCCGGGAAGTGGCGGCGGAACATGGGCTCGACCGAGATCTCCCTGGTGGCCCCCGACCCGCCCGCGCACACGCTGAAAAAGGCACTGATTGCGGGGCTGCTGGAGAACGTCACCGGGCGGGTGAACGCGTCCAGCATGCGGATCGACGACTACACCGCCGACCCCCAGCTGTCGATGGTGATGCAGATCGGCGGCACCGAGGCCATCACGTTCGGGCTGGAGGGCAACAGCCAGCTGATGCGGGACCTGGCCGGGAAGGGCACCTCCGACGAGGACGTGGTGCGCGCCGTCGCCCAGGCCATCGGCGCCGGCATCCGCAAGGTGAAGCTCTACATGATCACCAACTGGCCGGGCGAGACCGAGCGCGACGTCATGCGGATCGTGGACCTGGGGAAGCGGCTGGCCGACGTCCGCGACGGCTTCGGGCCCGACGCGGCCGGCGTGCAGATCATCATGAGCTGGACGCCGCTGCTCATCGAGGCGCAGACCCCGATGCAGTGGTTCGAGGTGACCCCGCCCGACTACTCGCTGCAGCCCGCGTTCGACGCGCTGCGCGAGCACCGGATCTGGGTGAAGATCGGCAGCAAGGCCAACCCGGCCAAGCTGGCGTTCTTCCAGGCGTGCCAGCGCGCCAGCCGGGACGCGGGCGAGGCGATCGTCGACGTGATCGAGGGCCTGGGCGTCGCCAGCTGGGGCGGGTTCCCCAAGGACACGCCCGAGCGGCTGGACGCCGCCCTCATCGGCCGCGGGTTCCGCAACGGGCTGGCCGACATCTTCGGCGAGCGGTTCGAGCACGACCTGCTCGGCTGGGAGCACATCGACACCGGCGTGGAGAAGTCCCTCATGTGGCGGGTTTACCGCGACATGGTGGACCTGCTCACCGGCACCAGCGCGGGCACCTACGACGACCTGTGCGACGAGGGCTACCACGGCAACGAGTGGGTCGACCGCTGCGACCAGCGCTGCCAGGGGAACGCGTGCGGGGCGTGCGACCGCCGCGACCTGGAGATCCGCCGGGACCGCGTGACCGCCGCCGACCGCGACCTGGCGGCCGACCCGGTGACCCCGCTCGACCACTCCACCGTGGCGCTGAAGCTGCGGCTGCGGGTGGAGCGGCCGGAGGCGTTCCGGTTCGTCTCCAACTCCTCGCTGGCGTTCATCATCCGCCGCGCCGCCTACCGGGCGTGCGAGCGGACCGGGTTCCCGCCCATCGCGCCCGCCACCGTCCGGCTGGTGTCGGGCTCCACCGCCTACCGGGACCGGTCCACCGGCGCCGACTACGCCGAGTTCGGCGTCACCCGCCGCGACGACGCCGGGCTGCCGTGGTTCCTGGCCGCGTTCGGCGACGAGCTTGCCCCGCACCTGGAATGGCGCGGGGAGTTCGGGGAGCTGCCGCCCGGCGCGCGGCTGCCGCCCCGCCCCGCCAGCCTGTGGGAACTGGAGGTGGCCGACCCCGCCGCCGAGGTGGCGGCGCGGCTGCGCTGGTGGGCGGAGGCGCAGGAGGTGCCGGTCCTGGTGCGGGCCGACAGCTTCTACGTGGGGGCCACCGCGCAGCACGGGGACGCCAGGGAGCACGTCGCTGATTTCTGGGTCGCCCGCGACGGGCGCAGGATCGTGCTGCGGATGGTGCTGAACGGCAGGATCGGGCCGTACCAGGCCTACGCCGCGCTGATGGGGCGGCCCAGCTGGATCGAGGCGGCCCGCTACACCGCCCGCCGGGTGGAGTTCTTCTCCGGCGGCGCCGGCGCCTGCGCCGGGTGCGGCGCGCCGGTGCCGGTCAGCCTGCTGGGGGCGCCCTGGCCGGAGGGCCTGTGCCCGCGCTGCGCCGACGAGGCCGCGGGGCGGGTCATCGCCGCCCTTCCCGCCGCGGGCGTATTAACAGGGCACCAGATGTTTTCCACGCGGTGGGGAGAAGCCTGTGGACAGTCCCGGATTCAGCGGCAGGGCGCACCAATTCGGCCAGCCTTACGGGGGGCCGCCGCCCGCCGCCGAGGAGGACTGGGCGGGCAGAGGGTTCACCAGGCCGGTGGACGACGAGACCGGGGACCCGGACCAGCAGGGTGGCTGAGCCCCTGCTGGCGGAGCCCGCGCAGTGCCCGCAGTGCTATTCGGAGGCGGAGCCGGAGCAGGCCGGGGACGCGCGGTACTACGCGTGCCCGCAGTGCGGGGCCGAGTTCGGGTACCAGCTGGCGTCCGCCGGCCCGGTGTGCGCGGCCGGGCTCCCCGTCGCCCCCGAGACCGAGCCGGGGCCCGTGTTCCTCGGCGCTGACATACGCAGGAGGCCCGATGAGTGACGCCCGCGAGGCGCTGGCGACCAAGTACCGTCCGCGCACGTTCGGGGACGTGGCCGGACAGCGCCCGGTGGTGGTGCTGCTGTACCTGATGGCCAAGCGGGGCACCCTCCCCCCCGCCGTCCTGCTGTCGGGCGAGTCCGGCAGCGGCAAGACGACGCTGGGGCGGATCGTGGCCGGCGCGATCAACTGCGAGGCGCCGCCCGGGCCGCCCGGCCAGTGGCCGTGCGGCTCGTGCGCCAGCTGCACGGCCATCCTGGCCGGGAACTCGCTGGACGTGGACGAGGTGGACGCCGCGTCCAACGGGACGGTGGAGATGATGCGCGAGCTGCGCCAGCGGGCGCAGTACGGGCCGGCGGGGCCCGGGTACCGGGTGTTCCTGATCGACGAGGCGCACGCGATGAGCGGCCCGGGGGCCGAGACGCTGCTGAAGATCCTGGAGGAGCCCCCGCCGCGCACGGTGTTCATCCTGCTCACCACCCAGCCGATGGCGCTGCCGGAGACGATCCGCGGCCGCTGCAGCCCGTTCCAGTTCCGGGCGCTGCCTGCCGGGCAGGTCCTGGAGCGGCTGGAGAAGGTGTGCGCGGCGGAGGGGTTCGACGCCGAGCCGGAGCTGCTGGCGGAACTGGCGGAGGTGTCGGGCGGGCGGGTGCGGGACGCGCTGGTGCGCCTCGACCAGATGGCCGCCGCCGGGATCACCAGCGTGGCGCTGTGGCGCGAGCTGACCGGGGAGACCGACTTCGCCCCCGTCCTGCTGAAGGCGGCCGCCGACGGCGACTACCCGGCCATGTACGCGGCCCTCGACGGCGCGCTGTCGTCGCTGGGGGACCCCGCCCACGTGGTGAGGGAGCTGTCGCGCTGCCTGCGCGACGTGCTGGTGCTGTCGTGCGGCGCGCAGGTCCCCGCGCAGGGGCAGGCGCTGGAGGCGCGCAGGGAGCTGGCCGCCCGGCTGGGCCCGGCCCGCGCGCACGCCGCCCTGGCCGTGCTGTGGGACGTGCTCGCCCGCGTCCGGCCCGACGACCGCGAGGCCGGCGTGACGCTGGCCGCGGCGATGATCGCCCGCAGGCTGTGCCCGCAGGCGCTGGACGCCCCCGTGCCGATGTCCTCCCCGGAGGCCGCCCCGGCCCCCATCAACGAGCTGAGGACCCTGCTGGGGGAGACGTGAAACTGGAGGACCGGCACCCGTCGGTGCGGGACGCGGCCAAGTGGCTTACGCCAAACCCCAGCCTGCCGCCGGGCCTGCCTGCTACGGTTTCGGCCATGTTCGCAGACATGAGGGACCGGCTGCTGTCGAAGCTGGGCGACGGCCCGCAGCTGGTCATCGCGCTGCGCCACCTCACCGACGGCAGGGACGCGGCGGTGCGGCAGGCGATCGAGGACTCGGACGGGTGAGCGCGCCCCGCTACTGGTTCCCGTTCATGCTCAACTGGGAACTCGACATGCTCGAATGCGCCCTGGAGGAGAACGCCGACCGGGTGCACAAGTTCGTGCTGGTGGAGGCGACGCTCACCCACCAGGGGCGGCCGAAGCCCCTCTACTATGACGACCACCAGGACCGGTTCGAGCAGTGGCGCGACAAGATCATCCACGTGGTGGTCGACGACATGCCCACCCGCGAGCAGGTGCCCGACCCGTGGGTGCGCGAGCGCTGGCAGCGCGACTGCGCGATGCTCGCGTTCATGCCGAAGACCGACCCCGACGACATCGTGATCGTCTCCGACCTGGACGAGATCCCGTCGACCGCGGCGTTCGAGCAGAACCCGGCCCCGTTCCTGGGCGGCTGCATCGACCTGCGGTTCGCCACCGTCGACACCCCGGGCACGCCGGGCGTGATGCAGGTGCTGGCGCGGGCCGGCGCGATCGACTCGATCGACCAGATGCGCCAGCGCCGGGACCGGCTGCCGCGCTACGAGCGGGCCGGCTGGCACCTGTCGTGGCTGGGCGGCCAGGCCGCCATCGCGGAGAAGGCCAACTGCTTCGCCCACCTGGAGTCCTACGACGACACGATGGCGGCCAACGACGCCAACGTCATGTGGACGTACGGGATGTCGCGGGTGCGCCCGGACGGGTCGGTCGAGCCGCAGCCGGTCATCGACATCCCGTGGGTCGACAGCCGCCAGGAGCGGGACGCGCTGCCGTGGGAGCTGCAGTCCCCGCTGTGGGTGCACCGCCGCCTGTGCCCCGACGTCTGGTGGCGGCCGATCAAGGGGAGGCCCCGTGCCGCGGCTTGAGGGCGGGTACACGCCGGAGATCTGGACCTACCAGTACCCGGACCCGGCGGCCGTCCGGCCGTTCGGCGACGACACCACCTACCGGATGGGCCTCGGCTGGCTGTACGAGGGCTGCGAGTACGTGCAGGACTGGGGCTGCGGGCCCGCCTACGGGCGGCGGTTCTGCCCGCCGGACAGGTTCTACACCGGCGTGGACGGCAGCCCCGACAGCGCGCCGCTGTCGGACGTGGTGTGCGAGCTGACCGCGTGGGACCCGAAGCCGAAGCCGCAGGGCATCTTCATGCGGCACGTGCTGGAGCACAACGAGTTCAACTGGGACCGGATCCTGGACCACGCGCTGCAGTCGTTCACCCAGCGGCTGTGCCTGGTCGTCTTCACCCCGTTCACCAACGGGGCGACCAGCAGGCTGCGGCCGCCCGGGGACCCGTACTGCGACCTGGCGCTCAACTACTTCGAGCTGACCGGGCACCTGGGGGACTTCCGCTGGCGCGCCGAGGCGCTGCCCACCGACACCCAGTACAGGTCGGAGACGCTCTTCTACGTGGAGCACCTGGGCGCGTGAAGCTCTACGACACGTTCCTCTACTCCGGGATGGGCACCGAGCCGGACCTGCTGGAGTGCCGCCTGCGCGAGCTTGACGGGCTGGTCGACTGGCATGTGATTGTGGAGGGCGCGCTCACCTTCCAGGGGGACGTCAAGCCGCTCACCTTCGACGAGCTGGACGCCCGCCGGTTCGCCCCGTGGCGCGACCGGATCATGTACGTCCCGCACTACCCGACCACCGTCGAGCCCGGCAAGGAGCCCGGGCTCGCCTGGGCGCGCGAGCACTCGTCCCGCCAGGCCGCCCTGTTCGGGGCGCGGTCGGCGGGCGCGGTCGACGGCGACGTCATCCTGCACGGGGACGTGGACGAGATCCCCACCCGCGCGGCGGTCACCTCGCTGCGGGCGCGCGAGGACGAGATCGTGCCGTGCAAGCTGTCGCTGCGGTTCTTCATGTTCGCGGTCGACTGGGAGGTGCCCTGGCGCTGGAACGCCCCGTCGGTGATGCGGGTCGGCCAGCTGGAGAACATGACGCAGCTGCGCGAGACCGGGTGGGGAACATGGCCGCACGGGCAGGCCCCCGACGGCTCGCACGGCTGGCACCTGACCTGGCTGGGCGGCCGCCAGGCGGCGGTCGAGAAGGTGCACGCGTTCAGCCACGTGGAGGCCATCCCCGAGACGATGACCGGCCTGGGCGCCGGGAAGTACTACCGCGACGGCGTGTGGTGGCCGGGCAGCGGCCGCCCGCACGAGACCCAGTTCACCCCGGTGACCGTCGACCGGACCTGGCCGCAGTGGATCGCCGACAGCTGGGACGCCGAGGCCAAGAGCCCGCGGGGGCCCGCGCCCGACGTGTGGTTCCGGCCGAGGGGGCTCCGTGCTGGGTGACACCGCGCTGCTCATCACCGCCTACAAGCGGCCCGAGTACCTGCGCGAGACGCTGGCCAGCTGGGCGGCGTGCCCGGAGGTCGGCGAGCTTGGCCGCGTCATCGTCGCGCTCGGCATGTCGCACCGGTGGGACGACCAGATGGACGTCATCAAGGAGGCGGAGGCGGATCTCGGCCGCCCGGTCGTCGTGTTCCGCGACAGCATCGAGGCGCGCGAGAGCCCCGGCATGCACCGGGCGCTGGGCGAGGGCATCGACCGCGCGTTCGGCGAGACCCGGCCGGAGTACGTGATCTGCGGCGAGGAGGACGTCATCGTCTCCGACGACGCCCTCGCCTGGTTCGAGTGGTCGAAGCACTGGTACCTGGATGGGGTGCTCGCCGTGCTCGCCCACAACCAGGGCGGCACCGGCTGGGACGGGCTGGACGGCCCCCGCCAGGACCAGGACGCCGACCAGTGGCGGGCGCGGCAGCTGCCCTACTTCAACCCCTGGGTGTGGATGGTCCGCCGGGGCACCTGGCTGACGGTGATGCGCCCGGCCTGGGACTGGGACTGCGACTCGGGCGGCGACCAGGACTCCGGCTACGACTGGAACCTGCAGCGCCTCGTCCAGGCCGGCGGCTGGTCGTGCATCGTGCCGGACGCCGCCCGCAGTCAGACGATCGGCGAGTTCGGCGGCTGGGCGTCGCTGCCGCACATGTTCCCCGGGCAGCAGTCGCGCTCGTTCCGGCCGCACCGGGAGGGCGGGCGGTACCGGATGCGGCTGTCGGGGATGCCCGGCTGACCCGCGTTAGCGAGGACGAGAGCCTGCGGGCCTGGATCGTCTACGTCTACCACGACGACCTGTGCCCGTGCGAGTACGCCCTGAAGGAGACGCGCGGCTACGGCAAGGGCTGGGTGCGCCTCACCACCGACCCGGAGTGCCCGCACCACGGGCCGACCCGATTACCAGGGCGTGGCCGACGCTAACTGGGACAAGTTCGACGGGCTGTTCACCTGCCCCGCCTCCGTGACCGACGTGGACCTGCGCAGCAGCTACGAGGAGTTCTACGCCACCGCGCGCCGCGAGTGCGAGGGCCTGGACATGTCGGCCGCGCAGATCATGCGCACGAGCGTCATGCTCAACTGGTTCTTCAAGCACCAGCAGACCTCCCGCAAGGGCTACGGCACCGACGACGGCTACCAGCACCCCGGGCAGGAGAAGGACGCGATCCTGGCCTGGGAGCAGATCGCCAAGACGTGGGACGACGTGCGGATGAAGAGCAGGCCGCGGGTGGAGGGCCTGTCGCCCGAGCGGGTGCGGGACGTGTTCCTGGCGGTGCTGGGCGAGGTGCACGACGCGGGGCTGCGCGCGCTGCTGCAGGACAAGTTCGTGGACGCCCTGGCGGCCGCCTGATCCCCTCCGTATCAGGGGTATGAGGCTATTCAGGAAGCGGAGCCCGGACGAACGCCCCAGGGGCAATCTCGGAATGATCTACAGGCTGGCCACCGACGCGGATTTCCGGCGCAGCGAGATGACGGCCGGGCGCGAGGTGGCCGCAGAGTGGGCCCGCGCCGACCGGCTGGAGCGGACGGCACGCGACCAGGCCCGGGACCAGGCGCGCCGCGACAGGGCTGCCCGCAGGCGCGTTCGGGGGCGGTAGCACCCGATTACCAGTGCATGGCCGCCGCGCTGGAGAAGCTGGTCGCCGACCACGAGGACCGCGAAGCGCGCGTGCACCTGGTCGGCGAGTGCCCGTGGTTCCGGCACGTCGAGGGCGGCGGGCGCGAGCACCCGGACATGTACTGCCGCTCGGTGCCCGACCCGCACGACGAGGACGACCGCGGCGGCGCGCTGGTCAAGTTCACCCCGCGCACCCCGGAGGCCTCCACGGTGGTGCAGCCGACCGTCCCGCCCGGAGGGCCGGGGCTGTTCCACATCAAGGGCGAGCACCTGCCGCCGTACGTGGAGCACCTCTACAAGCACCTGGTGGGCCGGTACGGCAAGCACGGCGCGTACGGGGTGGCCATCGGCATCGTCAAGAAGTGGGCGGCGGGCGTCAACCCGGGCGGGTGGGACACCAAGAGCGGCAAGGGCAAGCGCACCCACCCCGACGTCCGCGCCGCGGCCGCCAAGAACGTGGCCGAGTGGGAGGCGTCGCGGGCCAAGGCGCACGCCCGGAGCGCCGGGCACGAGGCGAAGGCCACCGCGGTGGGGCTGGCCGGCCCGCAGATGATGACCGCGCCCGGCGCCCGCCCCGCCCCGGTGACCAGCCCGACCGGCGGGAGCTACGCCCAGTACGGGCTGCACCAGCGCCCGGCCGCCACCATCTCGCCCAGCCCGCCGCTGCCGCCCGACGTCGCGCTGCCGACCCCGGCCGAGGTGAAGGCGTGCATCGCCCTGGTGCCCGAGTGCAGCAAGCCGGACCTGTCGGCCACCGCCCGCAAGTTCCTGGAGCAGGCCGCGGCCAAGATCGAGCGCGGCAACCCGGTGGAGGCGCTGGGGGTGCTCCGGTCGGCGCAGGCGGCGCTGTACGCCGGGCACAAGGCCGACATCAGCGAGCTGATGCCGGCGGTCTACACCGCCAACGTGTTCACCGCGGTCCCCCCGGCCGCCCAGTCGTCCGCCACCACCGCGATGAAGCAGGGCACGGCGAGGCAGCTGGCCTGGCGCAAGGCCGAGCAGCACGTGCAGGCGCTGGCGGAGCGCATCCGCAAGAAGTTCTTCCACGGGGTCTACAACGGGCCCTCCCAGCTGGGCAGGTTCACGGAGGATGACATGACCGCGCTCGACCGCTTGCTGGCGCTGGCCGGCGCGCCGATCACCACCGGCAAGGACGTGTCCTTCCCGGCTACCTCCGACGTCAGCGGGCGGACCCCGCTCATCCAGCCGCCGGAGGACCTGCTGAACATCGCCGACGCGGACGCCGCGCGGCAGCTGGCGGCCCTGCCCGCGCTGGACAAGGCCCGGGTGACCGCCTACCTGGACAGGGCCAGGGAGATGCTGGGCACCAACCGGGCCGGGGCGGCGCAGTTCGCCATCCGCGCCGCCGCGGTGGCCTGGGAGAGCGGCGCGCACGACCTGGCCCGGCACATCAGGCACCACGTCCGGGCGCTGGCCGACATGGGCAGCACGACTCACACCGGGGCCGAGGCGGGGCGGATGGCCAGCGGCGGGAAGACGGTGAGCCCGCAGAACAGCCCGCAGACGGTGGCCGACACCGGCAACCAGACCCCGGCTGCGAAGCTGAGCGCGGTCGAGCGGGTGACCCTGGCGGGCAGGTAACCGATTGGCACGGGGAACCCACGCCGACGGGGAGGCCCCTGATGTCGCTCGATAAGGTCCTGGCGCTGGCGGGCGGCGGACCCGCCCCGGCCGACCCGGACGCCGACCTCCTGCTGGCCGTGCAGACGGCCGCCGGCGAGCTAGCCGTCCTGCTTGCGTCCGACGACGATGAGGACGACCGCGGCAAGGGCGACGACGGCAAGGGGGGCGATGGCGATGGCGGCGGGCACGCCGACCACCCTACCTACAAGGCCCTGGTGAAGAAGGGCGTCCCGGCCGCGCGGGCGTCGTCGATGTGCGCCCGGTCCGACAAGAAGGTGAAGGCGTCCCGGCTGGCGGGGTCGCTGGCGGCGATGCTGTCGGGACGCCCCGGGCTCGACATCGACATGGTGACGCTGACGCCGCCCAGCGAGACCGCGAAAGGCCGCAGGGCCGCCGCCGACGAGGGCGACGCGCTGCCGGACGGGTCGTACCCGGTCAAGAGCGTGCGGCAGCTGCACTCCGCCGCGACCCTGGCCGCCTCGCACCACGGCGACTGGAAGGCCGCCCAGGCCCTCATCCGCAGGAAGGCCCCCAAGTTCGGGGTGGACGTCAGCACGCTGCCGGGGTTCGGGCAGTCGGACGAGGACGGCGAGAAGGCCGCCGCGTCGATGATCGAGCTGGCCGCCAAGGCGGCGGGGGACGGCGGCATCCCGATGAACCACGGGCCGTTCAACGGGACCCACACGCACACCCACTTCCAGTCGGGCGCCCACAGCCACCCGCACCAGCACGCGGGCGACAGCCACCACGACGGCGGGCCGCTGCACCGGCCCGGGTCGACCCCGAAGCGCAACTGGTGAGGAGCTGGTAGACATGTTCGCGATCATCGCCGGAGTCCTGTGGCTCATCGCTTTCGTCCTGCACTGGGCGGGCAAGGGCCATAACCCGTTCGACGCGGAAGGCGTGTTCCTGCTGGGGATGATCTCCATCGCCATCCACCTGTACCTGCACTACCGGTGGTGGCCGGGGCGGGTCCCGCCCGCGTGACCACCCCCGGCGCCGCCGCGGCGGCGCTGCTCGGGAACGTCGGCGCCGCCGGCACCAGCGCGCCCGGGTTCTCGGTCTTCGAGGAGGAGCCGGTCCCGCTCGACGTGTTCGTGCGCGACCGCGGGTACATGGCCAACCCGCCGCTGTCCGACGTGCAGTACGAGGCGGTCCGGCACGCCGAGCGGGTCTACTACCCCGAGACCTACAAGCTGCTGGCCGACAGCGCCGACCCGGCCGTGCGCGCCTACTGGTCGGCCCCGTGCCGGATGGTCAACTTCCTGGAGCTGGAGTGGGGCAAGGGCGGGGGCAAGGACCACACCTGCCGGATGATCGCCATGCGGGTCTGCTACCTGCTGCTGTGCCTGCGCAGTCCGCAGCTTTACTACCAGATGCCCGAACAGGATTCGATCCACGTCCTCAACGTCGCATCTTCTTCGAAGCAGGCCCAGCGCGCGTTCTTCGCCCCCATGCGCCGCGCGGTGCAGCGGCCCGGCTGCTGGTTCCAGCGGGTCGGCGGCATCGACATCCTCGACGCCGCCGACCGCCAGCGCCGCGGCGCCCGCGGCGAGCGCACCACCGCGCTGCTGGACACGATCAGGTTCGAGCACAACATCGAGGCGGTGTCGGGCCACAGCGACGCCGACAGCCAGGAGGGCCTCAACCTGATCCTCGGCATCGCCGACGAGATCGACGCCTTCCGTTCGGCGGCGGAGCTGGCCAGGTCGTCGGGGCCGAAGCAGCGCGAGTCGAGCAGCTCCGCCGAGGCGATCCTGGACATGATCCGGACCTCGGCCACCACCCGGTTCCCCGAGGTGTTCAAGAACGTGCACATCAGCTACCCGCGCTACCTCGGCTCGACCATCCAGCAGCTGGTCGCGAAGGGCAAGGCCGACAACGCGGCCAAGGGCGAGGCGAGCCGCTACTACGTGTCGGGCCCGCTCGCCACCTGGGAGGCCAACCCCCGCATCTCCGGCAAGGCGGCGTTCGCGGAGGACTACGAGAAGGACCCGGCGCTGGCGGAGGCCAAGTACGAGTGCAAGCCGCGGCGGGCGATCAACCCCTACTTCGCCAACGAGGCCGCCATCCGCGACTGCTGCACCGAGTACGCGCAGCCGCCGGTCAGCGTCGGCTACGTGCGCGAGGGGGCCAGCTGGCGGCCGGTCTACACGTTCTCCCCGGAGCTGTTCGCGGTGAAGGGCGCGCTGTACGCCATGCACGCCGACCTGGCGGCCTCCGGCGACCGGGCCGGCGTGAGCATGGCGCACGTGAAGCGCTGGCAGGACCACGCGCTCACCGGCGCGGACGAGCAGGGCCTGGAGATCCAGGTGAGCGAGCGCCGCCCGGTGGTGAAGGTCGACTTCACCCTGTCCTACCAGTCCGACGCCGGCGCGGTGCCCCCGATGGAGATCCAGATCCGGTGGGCCCGGATGCTGTGCCTGGAGCTGCGCCGGATGGGCTTCCCGATCATGCGGTTCTCCTTCGACCAGTGGCAGAGCAAGGACTCGATGCAGATCCTGGAGAGCCACGGCATCGAGACCGACCGGTTCTCCACCGACGTGTCGGAGGAGGGCTGGCGGACCCTGCGCGACGTCATGTACGAGGGCCGCCTGGAGATGCCGCTGCGGGAGCTGACGATCATCGAGCTGCTGGGGCTGTCGCGGCTGCCCAGCGGGAAGATCGACCACCTGGGCGACAGCTCCAAGGACGAGGCCGACTCCCTGGCCGGCGCGGTGGTGGGGGCGCTGGAGGTCGGCGGCGCCGAGGACCCGGCCGGCAAGCGCGCCTACCCGGGCCAGATCCAGTTCTACGGGCCGCACAGCGGCCTGGAGGGGTTCACGCCCGCCGGCATGCCGTCGCTCTCGCAGCTCGGGCCCGATGCCTTCCTGCCCCCGTCCCGGGCCGGGATGGAGCACGCGGGCGGGTTCATGGACGACTGGGGGCCGGAGGCCGGGTGGCAGCAGTAGCCTGGGCCGGTGCGCCTGCGTCGTCCCCCGTTCCGCCTCCGGTGCCCGTTCTGCGGCGGGATCTTCTTCAAGATTGAGGCGGGCCTGATGCGGCGCCGGAACAGGCTGCCGTTCATCACCTCGATGAACGGGATGCTGACCTGCGCGGAGTGCGGCCTCGGCACCGCCTACCACGATTTCGTCCGGCAGCACCGGGGGTGGCTGGTGAGCAGGCAGGGGAGGCCCGCTGCCCGGGCCTCCCCTTGAGCACCCGCCCATGGTGCGCGCGGGGGAAAGGCTTACCCCGCACCCCCAGTGTGCCGGGCGCGGGCGGGGGTGTCGACTAACCGAACGGATTCGTACGATAATGGACGAATGCGGATGCCGTTCGAGCGCCTGATGGAGTACGCGGCCACGCTCGGGCCGGAGGACGGCGAGGAGTCGGTGAGCGCCCTGGCCGGCCTGGTGGGCGAGGACCCGTTCCGCCTGCTGGACGCCATCGCCGCGGTGCGGGTCATGGCGGGGGAGCGGACCTACGTCAGCCCGGTCGACATCCGCGCCGCGACGGACGAGGTGGTGGCCCGCGCGGTGGTGGCCGACCGGGGGACGATCGTCACGGGATTCGGCGCTTGACACGAGTCAAGCAAGCGCGGTATGGTGGAACCTCACGGCGGGCGCGGAAGCCCCCCGTCCGATAAAACGGTTGGTGCCGGCCCGGCACCCGGATAACGTAGGAGCCATGGTGAACAGGTCATCGGATCAGAAGCAGCTACGAGGGTGGTACGCCATCCCCGCACGCATGCATCTGTCCGAAGGCAGCTGCATCCCGACCTTCGAGGCGGTCCCCGGGTAGCGGACCAGGCCCTGACTCATCAGGAGCCGTCCCCGGGAGAAGATCCTGGCGGGCGGCTTTTCTAGTTTCACAACTGAACGTAGGGGCGTAGTTCAGCCAGGCAGAACGGCAGCCTCCAAAACTGCGCGTCGCGGGTTCAAATCCTGCCGCCCCTGCTGGCACCATCCGGGCCTCGGCCCGGGGGACGTGCTCGCTACATGACAAGACCATAGCGGTGAGCATCAGGCGGCGAGCGCCATCTCGCCGCCGTGTATTTGGGCGCGACGGAAGATAGAGCAGCTACTCCCGGGGATCACTCTGTACCGGGCGTCGCGCCAGTTTGACCGGCGCTCGGCCGGGGCGTGTTCGCATCGCGTCCTGGCCGAGCGCCTATCTGGGGCCTTGGCGCAGCTGGTAGCGCGTTTGCATGGCATGCAAAAGGTCACGCGTTCGAATCGCGTAGGCTCCACGGGCGCTTCACGTAATAGTGAGCGTGCCGTATAAAGATCCAGTTCAGCAGCGAGAGTACATGCGCATGTGGATGGCTGCTCGTCGTGCTGCGTGGATTGCAGAAAATGGGCCGTGCGTCGACTGCGGTTCCTGGGACAGCCCTGAAGTTGATCATGTGGATCCGTCTACCAAGATCACGCACAGGGTCTGGTCTTGGGCTAAGGCCCGGCGGGAAGCCGAACTGGCCAAATGCGTGGTTCGGTGCAGCCCGTGCTACAGGAAGAAGTCGGCAGCCGAGGCGCTGTGCGGAGAAGACAACGCCGCGGCCAAGCTGACTGAAGCAGACGTCCTGATGGCGAGATCCTCGCCGCTCTCCCTTCGGGCGGTAGCGGATCAGCTCGGGGTGGATTACACCCTGATCTGGCAGATCAGGCAGCGCAAGATTTGGCAGCATATCTAGGGGATGTAGCTCAGCTGGTAGAGCACTTCACTCGCACTGAAGCGGTTGCGCGTTCGAATCGCGTCGTCTCCACGCTCGGGCAGGTAGCCGCTTGGCCGCGGGGAAGCTGTCCTGGTAATGCGGAACAAGGCACTAGCCGGTCTGCCCCGCCAGCTCCACCCCCACTCGGGCCTGCTGGCCGAGGCCGCCGCCACGCGGCCGCTGAGGCACCTGGCTGACGTCGGCCGGGGACTCTCGTCAAGGCGAAGCAGGGCTCTGAGGACCGGAGCATCGGGGAGTGGCGCAGCTTGGTAGCGCGCTGCTTTCGGGAAGCAGAGGTCGTGGGTTCGAATCCCGCCTCCCCGACCAGGCTTTACGCGTTGTGCCATAAGGCCCGTATCCGGCTCTGCCTACGGGACCCTAAACAACGCGCACTGGGGTGTAGCTCAGCTTGGTAGAGCACCTGGTTTGGGACCAGGGGGCCGCGCGTTCAAATCGCGTCATCCCGACCACGGGCAGCGGCGACTGCCCTGGCCCCTCTGCGGGGTATGCGCACGGGCAGGTTCGACTCCTGCCGACTGCCGGGCCGCGGCCCGAGTTGCAGTTCCCGGGTAGCGCCTGGCAGAGACCGGCTGAAGCACTGGGTGGCCACCTGGTGCATGCGTGCCGAGGTGCGGTTACCCGGTATTCCTGCGACAGTGGAAATCCGGGGACAAGCAACGAGGTCGCATAGCTCAGACGGAAGAGCGACCGCCTGAAAAGCGGTAGGTTCGAGGATTCGATCGCCTCTGTGACCACGTAGTTCAATGCGGATGTGGCTCAGTGGCCGAGCATCAGCCTTCCAAGCTGACCACGCCGGTTCAATTCCGGTCATCCGCTCTTGGGTATGACGGTCAGGACCGTAATCAAACGGCCGGCCGGCGGGCGCGAGTCGACACGCCTCGTAAGCCCGGCCAGCCGGCTGGCCGGGTCTCATGCTCCCCGGGGCACCCGCCGACGCCCTGTGAGCCCGCCGCAAGCGGGCGACACCAGGCTCCGCGCGGCGGGGTCCCGGGACTGACTTCCGGAAACAATGCGCCGCGAGCATGTAGGGATATGCAGCGGACTCTTAATCCACGGAACGGGGTTCAAGTCCCTGGCGGCGCACAACGGGCGAGTAGCAGAACCGGCATATGCGGCGGCCCCAAAAGCCGCGTCACCTGCGGGTTCGAATCCCGCGTCGCCCACTCGGCTGGCACGGCCGTCCTGCGAATCCGTGCCCGGCCTCCTCTGCGGGAGGGACAAGGCCGTTACCCCGGGGGGAGAAAAGACCCCCGGCAATGCTCCTCCTTAGCTCAGTTGGCAGAGCGCTGGCGTCTGGTGTCAGAGGTGTGTGGTTCGAATCCATGAGGAGGAACGCAGGCACGCCCCGGTAGCTCAGCTGGCCAGAGCGGCTCTTTCGTAATGAGCAGGCCATCGGTTCGACTCCGGTTCGGGGCTCTATCCTCGGCGGTATGACAGCGAAGGCGGTCTACTGCACCGGGGATCTCGTAGTCGTGAGCATCGACTACTCGCAGCCAGGGCACCCGCGGCGCGTGCACGCGGACGGCTCCCTCTGCGACCACGACGGGTCCGTCAGGATTGGCGAGGCCCCGCGTCCGGGTGGCGGAACGGCAGACGCCCCAGCTTGAGGTGCTGGTGCCCCGAAAGGGGTGTGCGGGTTCAAGTCCCGCCTCGGACACCGGGAGGAGACGCGGTTCTGGGCAGGCCGCCCGGGGGGTCAGAGCCCCCGGTAGTTCACACGCCCGCGAACTCTGACTGTCGAAGAACACCTCCCCTTCCTTCGGGAAAACAGCAGGTAGACGGCAGATGGAATCAGACTCGCCCGGATAGCTCAGCGTGGAAGAGCGTATCCCCGGTACGGATGAGGTCACCGGTTCGAACCCGGTTCCGGGCTCCAGGTGGCGATTGGTCAGGAGGCAACGTCCTCCCGATCAAAGGAACGCCATGACCACTCCGCCAGCCCCTGGCACCCCCACCCTCTCCCTCGCGACCGACGCGGCCAGCTACATCGCCGGCCAGCAGCTGACGCTGACGGCGACCTACGCCGACAGCCAGTCCAACCCGGTCACCCTCACCATCTCCGCCTCGGCGACTGACGCCGCGGGCAACTCCGCCTCGGCATCCACCACCGTCACCGTGGTCGAGCAGGCCAGCGAGTCGATGGACGTCACCCCGACGGACACCTTCGGCGACACCTACGCCGCGGGGTCCAACACCCTGGCCAACGGGACCGGGACCGCGGTCTTCACGACCACCGTCACCCCGCCGGCCGGTGGCTGACCTCACCATCACCGTCACCGCGACCGACTCGCAGGGCCTCTCGGTCACCGAGTCGGTCACGGTCACGGTGGCAGACGGGGAGGCCGGCGATGAGCGCTAGTAAGCCCCGCGGCGACGTCGCGGTGGGCCTGGGCAACGTCCAGGCCGAGCTGAAGGTGAAGGTCGAGAGCTGGGGCGCCAGGTGCAAGGTCACCTGCCTCGGCAGCGAGGTCTCGATCGACTTCCACGATGACGGCGGCATCGAGGTGATCGACCCGTTCGCCCAGTCCGAAGAGGGAGAGCGGTTCTAGCAGTGCCCGGGGCGGCCAGCGCCGCCCCGGCGTGCGGATGTGGCGCAGTGGTAGCGCACGTGCTTCCCAAGCACGGGGTCGCGGGTTCGAGCCCCGTCGTCCGCTCGCAGTTCAATGTCGACGTAGCGCAGCTGGCTAGCGCGCAACCTTGCCAAGGTTGAGGTCGCGGGTTCGAATCCCGTCGTCGGCTCGTGTACCCCCGCCGTGGTCACCGGGCAGGGGGGTCCAGCACATGTCCGGGTCGCGCCCGGCACGGTGACGCTCGGGCGGGTGGCGGAACGGCAGACGCGCCGGATTCAGGATCCGGTTCCCCGCAAGAGGAGTGAGGGTTCAAGTCCCTCCTCGCCCACTTTGGGGCTGTTGGCACGAGGCCCCGGGGCGTCGCGCATGCCGCGGCGGTCAGTCCCCTTCCCGGGAGGGGGCGATCGGCCCCTGGGGGGATGGCACGAGTGGTTGAAGGCGCTGTCCTGCTAAGGCAGTGGGCCGCGAGAGCGGCCCCGCGGGTTCGAATCCCGCTCCCTCCGCAACGGAAGAAGCACCCGGTCGCCCTTGTAACGGGGACGTCATCGGCCTCGTCAGGCCCCGGGTGCTTCTCCGGTAATCTGGCCGCGCTTCACGCCGGTAGTTAACCTACGAACTCTCGGGCGAGAAGTTCGTTCACCACGGTAACCGAAGTATCACAGTTTGTCATGGAGGAGTAATCCGAGCTGGCCTACCGGATGCCGTCCCGAAAACGGTTAGGGGGGAAACCCCCGTGCGAGTTCGAGTCTCGCCTCCTCTGCTCCGGGCGGGCAGCTCGATGGTCCGAGCAGTTCTCTGATACGGAAAAGGTTGGAGGTTCAAGTCCTCCTCCGCCCACCACAGCACGGCGGTATAGCTCAGCCGGTAGAGCGCCCCACTCATAATGGGTCGGCCAGGGGTTCAAGTCCCTTTACCGCTACTTGCATGACGTTCACTAAGCGGACGCAGGAGGCTCCATGTTTAAGCTGAAACGGTTTCCGGTTAACTAGCCGGGGCCGCTGGCGCAACTGGCAGCGCAGTTGACTTTTAATCAGCGGGTTCAGGGTTCGAGTCCCTGGCGGCCCACCGAGCGCCGGTAGCTCAGCGGATAGAGCCGCTCCCCTCTAAGGAGTCGCGCGCGGGTTCGAATCCTGCCCGGCGCACATGAACGGCCGCGCTTAAAGACGGCCCCGTGGGCGCGGCTGCTAGCGCCGCTCCCTCATCCGGCGGTCGGCCAAGCCGCCGGGCCGCGGTCCTGTCGTCTAGCGGCCTAGGATGCTGGGTTCTCAGCTCAGTTGACGTCGGTTCGAATCCGACCAGGACTACGCAGCATCGCTCTCCTATCGACTAGTGGCCCAGGTCGCCGTCCTTTCAAGGCGAGAGCACGGGTTCGAATCCCGTTGGGAGAACGAGGCACCAGGCGTACGCTGGTGCCAACGACGCGGAGTAGCTGGAGTTAGGTCCCAGTCCGGGCTCATAACCCGGGGTACGCGGGTTCGAATCCCGCCTCCGCCACCAATCCCCCGTAGCTCAATTGGCAGAGCGGCTGGCCGTTAACCAGCGGGTTATAGGTTCGAGTCCTATCGGGAGAGCGCAGGTCATGGTCGTGTAGGGGAGTTCGGCCGTCCCCGTCACCCCGTCAAGGTGAAGAACGCGGGTTCAAATCCCGTCTCGACCGCCTATTTGCGCAGCTTGGCCTTGCGCATGAGTTCGTTGTGGGCGACCCGGCTGACGTTGATCACGGCCCGCCAGCCGCCGACCCAGTTGCCGACGAGGAAGCCGATCACGGCTCCGATGATGAAGGCTGCTAGCACGTTTACTGACGGTACGCGATGTCCGGTCTCTTGACCAGGGTTAACCCGGGCGTGTAGCTCATCGGCAGAGCGCTTCCCCGACACGGAAGAGGTGCCTGGTCCAATTCCAGGCACGCCCACGCAAGACAATGCGTTCGTAGCTCAACGGATAGAGCGACAGCTTACGGAGCTGCTGGCTGGGGGTTCGAGTCCCTCCGAACGCGCGTGCGGGCCTGGTGCCCGCGGGATACAGCCCAGGTGCGCGCCACGGGCCCGGGTCCTGCAGGGGGTGTGGCGTGAACCAGGGAGCGGGAGAGCCGGTACCCCGCACTAGCGAACAAGGGCGCATAGCTCAGCGGAAGAGCGGTCCGCTCACACCGGACAGGTCGTAGGTTCGATCCCTTCTGCGCCCACGCAGCTGGCAGGAGCCCGGCGCGGATCCGGGACCTGACGAGGGACTGGCGGTTCAAGTCCGCCCCCTGCCAGTTCACATGGTGGGATTTGCCGTCGAGGGAAGGCGCGGGGCCGTGGACCCCGCAAGGCGGGTTCAACTCCCGTATCTCACCCCAAGGCAGAAGTGAGCGGCGGCACGCTCAGCGGCCTGTAAAGCCGTCGTCCTTCGGGACATACCAGGCCCGACACCTGGTTCTGCCACCACGCGCTCGTAGCTCAGTGGAGTAGAGCGGCTGCTTCCGAAGCAGCAGGCCGGGGGTTCGAGTCCCTCCGGGCGCACGCAATTACCTGGCGGTATGGCCGAGAGGACTAGGCAGTCGCCTGCAAAGCGTCATGGACCCCGGTTCAATTCCGGGTGCCGCCTCCAGGACCCTGTAGCTCAGTGGACAGAGCGGCCGCCCCCTAAGCGGTACGGCGCTGGTTCGAGTCCAGCCAGGGCCACCCTCGATGCTCACCGCCGTGGTCTTACTGCGGCAGCGCCCGCCGCGGGTCCGGGGGCCGCCAGGTGCTCATCAGCGAGCGGAAGGCCTCGGGGTAGGTCTCGGCGCGGATCATGGTGAAGTTCTTGAACTCCGCGTACAGGGTGGTCCGCCGGTCGGCGACGCGCGCTTTCACGATCGGGCCGAGGGGGACGACCTCCAGCCCGACGACCTTGCTCTCCAGCTTCGCCTTGGTGAGTTCCTTGCTCGCGAACAGGATCACCCCGCCCAGCGGGTCGGTGATGCCGAACAGCACGAAGTCGGGCCGGGAGAGGGCGTCCTCGAAGTCCGGCTCGGGCACCGGCGCGGGCAGGTTCACCACGGCAGCGTAGCGGAGCCGATTACGCCGGCATGCATCTTCAGCCGATGTGGCACAAGTTCATGGCCGAGGCCGGCAACGCCCCCGGCGCGCAGCAGGGCGATGTCGTCGTCACCCTCATCAAGCCGGTGGGCGGGGTCGAGGAGGTCCGCGTCCCCAGCAGCGAGGTGACGCTGGCGGTCGAGGCGGGCAACTTCATCGGCCTGCAGGTGAAGGGGCACGACGGCCGCCACCTGTTCGTGACCGCGGCCAACCTGGCCGGCATCATCGACGCCCCGGCCGGGGACGACAAGCCGGACGACGAGGAGAAGCACGCCGGGCCGGGCCGAGGCCCCCGGGCCAAGCCCGCGGGCGGAGCGTAGCCCCGATTAGAACGGTGTGACCACTCCAGGCGGCGGGCAGGGCAGCTCACCCTCCAGCATGGCCCCGCCCGGCGGGATGGGCGTCTCCACCCAGGGCTACGGCCAGGAGGGCTACCGCCTGGCCGACGACCAGGAGCTGGTCCAGCCGCCCGACGAGGCGCTCAACTTCGCCACCGGCGTCCCGTACTTCCTCCCGTTCGCCACCCCGTACCGCGACAGCTGGGAAGTCTTCAGGGACGACCCGGTTTCGATCCGCCAGCTGGTCACCATGCGCCGCCGGGACGGCCAGGCGCGGGCGCTGTACCGGCTGCTGACCAAGCCGCTGCTGGCGGCGATGAAGAACGCGGACGTGGTGCCGGCCGACGGCGTGACCGGCGGGGTGGAGGAGGCGAGGTTCTGCAAGGACCTGCTGTTCGCGCCGCGCTCGCAGGGGGGCATGACCCACAGCTTCGACCGGTTCGTCAAGCAGATGCTGCTGGCCCTGTTCAACGGGTTCTCCGCCTGGGAGATGGTGTACTGGCAGCCCGACACGGGGCCGAACAAGGGCAAGTACACGCTCCGCAAGCTCGACTGGCGGCCGAGCGAGACCCTCACCTTCCTGCTCGACGGGCAGGGCGAGTTCAACGGGTTCCGGCAGCGGACGTTCTTCCAGGGCCGCACCATCGACGTGAAGATCGCCAAGGAGACGGCGCTCTACTACGCCCACGAGGAGGCGGAGCGGCCGTTCTACGGGGTCTCGATGTTCGAGAGCGCCTTCTACCACTACGACAAGAAGGAGAAGCTCTACTACATCGCCCACCTGGCCGCGCAGCGGGCGGCGGTGGGCCTGCGGGTGGGCACGATGGTGCCGAACGCCCCGGCCGAGGACAAGAGCAACTTCATCCGCGCGCTCGCCCAGCTCGGCCTCGCCCAGTACATCGCGGTGCCCACCGCCGACTGGACCGTGCAGACGCTCAACGAGGCGGCCGGGCGGTTCGACTTCCTGGGCCTGATCAACCACCACAACAGCCAGATGTCCAAGTCGGTGCTGGCCCAGTGGTTCGACGACTCGACCGGCGGCGGCCAGGGCGACTCGCGGATGGTCGACTTCGGCCAGCAGGATGACGTCACCTTCTTCCTGATGCTTGAGGGCATCCTGGAGGAGATGGCGCAGATCATCAACGACCACATCTTCCCGCGGTTCGTCGACTGGAATTTCGGCTCGCAGAAGTACCCGCAGTTCAAGTGGGGCCCGCTCACCAAGGAGCAGAAGGGCGCGATCCAGGACACGTTCGACAAGCTGTCCCAGGCCGGCCCGCAGGCGAACGTCACCCCCGAGTTCATGCTGGCGCTTGAGGAGCGGATGGCCCAGGACTTCGGCTTCGACCTGGACTACGACACGATCCAGGAGCAGCGCGAGCAGCAGGCGAAGACGATGCAGCGCCAGATGGCGCAGCAGGCGAAGGCCGCCGCGCAGCAGGCCCAGCAGCAGCCTCCGACGGGGGCGGGCAGCCCGTCCGGGTCGCGCCAGCCGCCCGCCATCCACATCAAGGTGCCGGTCGGCACGCAGGCCACCGGCACGTCGGCCTCCGGCGGCAGCGCCATCAGCGCCGGGCCCAAGGGGAACGGGCTGGGCGGGTCGTGAGCGGGCCGCACGAGGCGCTGATGGCGCTCGCCCGCGACCTGGTGGAGGAGATCAGCGCGGGGCGGGCGCTGGAGCTGGCGGGGCCGCCGCAGGCCGCCCCGGCTCCCGCCCCGCCGGGCCCCGCCCCCGCCGGCGCGGCGGCCGTCTACCCGGGGCTGGGCGGGTACCTGGCGACGCTGCCCGGCGACGCCATCTCCGGTCACGCCTACCAGCACCTGAACCCGACCGGGCAGGCGCCGGGCATGCTGCCGCCCGCGCAGCCGCCCCGCCCGCCGATTTCCGGTCGGTGACCGAGATGATGAGCCAGACCGCGCCGTACCCGATCGAACTGGCCGATCTGGTCGAGCGCCTGCGCTACCGCCGGGACCTCGGCTGGCTGGTCTGGCTGGACGACGACCTGCAGCGGGACAAGCCGGGCCGCCACACCGGGGAGGCGCGCGGGATGACGCTGGTGGTGCAGCGGTGCGGGCGCGACACCTACCACCCCGAGCGCGTGATCGCCGTCAACCACTACTTCGCGGTGCCGGCCGCCACCTACAACCGGGACTCGTGGACCCGCTGGCTGTTCGAGCGGCTGGGCGACGTCGACACCCACGAGCGGATGGAGGACTTCGCGTTCGCGCGCGCCGGGGAGGAGGCCGAGATCCTCGCCCGCCCGTACGCGCCCGTGCACAAGCCGGGATGGGACCCCTACCTGGTCACGGTGGTCTCCACCGCGGAGGACCGCCGCACGTCGTTCCGGGGCGAGCTGAACCCCGAGTTACATGGCTGAGGCAGCGGAGCGCCAGCTGGCCGACGCCATCACCACGGCCATGGCCGAGGCGGCCGGGTACCTCGCCCTGGTCACCCGGGTCAACCCGCTCGGGTCGGCCGACGCGATGCTGGCCCGGCCCGACGTCGACGCGGTGCTGTCGGGGGCTCTGGAGACGGCGCGCTCCGCGGCCGAGGAGGCGGTCCGCCAGGCCTGGTACGACGCCGGGGGCTCGGGCGAGGACGCCACGCTGGGCCACCTGCTGGCCGACGTCGACCGGATCTTCGACGCCCTGCCCCACCTGCGCGGGCTGACGCGCACCGCGCACGCGTCGGTCGGCCCGGCCCGGTTCGTCCGCGGCGTCACCCAGCCGGGGGACCACCCGTCGGCCCGGGCGGCGGAGGAGCGCGGCACCGCGGTGCGGGACGCGATCCTCGCCTGGGCCCGGAAGGCGGCGCTGCGCGCGCGGATGACGGCCAGCGTGGCGGCGGGCCACGGAGGCACCGCGGCGACGCTGGCGGATGCCTACGCCCGCGAGGCGCGGGGCGAGCGGCTGATGAAGCGCTGGCGGGCGCACGTGGAGAGCCCGTCCTGCTGCGTCTGGTGCCGGCGCCTGAACGGGGTGACGATTGGCCTGCGCGAGAGCTTCGCCCCCTACCTGGGCACCGCGGTGGCGCTGCCGCAGCGGACCGAGCGCAGGGTGGCCACCCCGGCGGGGGAGCGCAGGTACGGCCTGCCGACGGGCGCGCGTATCATCTACACGCACCCGCCCCGCCTGTACCACGGGCAGCTGCAGGGCCCTCTCCTCCACCCGTTCTGCCGGTGCTGGCTGGAGATCGTCCGGGCCGGAGGGGCGGCCGCCGTCGTGACCCCCGCCGAGCCGGCCGGGTTCGTGTCGGCGGAGGACGTCAGGGACATGCCGGAGGAGGCCTACCAGGCCGACCTGGCGTTCCTGCAGGCCGCGGCCCACCAGCTGGACCTGGTACTGAAGAGACTGGCAGGGGGAAGTGGCTGACCAGACACGCCAGTGGTTCGGGGACAGCACCCTCTCCTACGCGCTGGCGGTCATCAACCTGTTCGAGTACGCCCGCACCCACCCGGTGAGCTACGCCTACGGGCCGCTGGACGTCGCGTCGATGCGCGACGGCGGCCTGGTGGTGTCGGGCAGCCCGGAGGACCTGGAGGCGGCCGCGGCGGTGCTGGCGCAGATCCCCGGCCTGGCCGAGCACGATTAGCCCGGCGTGGATTCCGAGTGGACGCTGCGCGAGCCGGCCTGGGTGACGCCGCCCGCCAGGGCGCCGGAGGAGGCCGCCCTGCCCGGGGACGACAACGGCGGGGAGCCCGTGGTGGACTCCCCGCCGCATGATGAGGCTGAATCAGCCTAGCTGGCGTAGACCCCCGGGTTGGTGCCGTGGGCGAAGTGCCAGAAGGTGGTCTCGGACGCCGCCACCTCGCGCGGCTTGCCGTCGCTCGGCCCGTTGGCGAATGATGGTCCCATGCGTAGCCTCCTGCGGTAGAAATTGCGCTATTGGTTGCCGAGGCCCATACTGCCCGAAATACTAGACTCAAGTCAAGCAGGAGGGGTCCATGCCGGGAACGTTCAGCCGCCGTCACGGGGTGACGGCGCTGCCGGGGGACCAGGTGGCCGCCATGCTGTCCGACATGAGGCGGCGGCTGGCGGGGCTCGGGCTGGCGGAGGCGGAGGACCTGGTGGCCCGGGCGGAGGCCCTGGCCCGCCTGGGGAAGGTCGCCCAGGCGGCGGAGCTGCTGAAGCAGGCCGCCGTCGCGGTCGGGGAGGCCGGGCGGTGACGTTCACCAGGGAATGGCCGGGCGACGACGGGGAGCCCGGGTACACCCTGGAGCCCGATTTCGACTTCCTGCGCCTGCTCAGCGCGTGCCCGCTGCCGGTGAACCGGGAGCCGTCATCCGATTAACGGCGCATGGATGACCTGCGCTACATCGTCCCGGCCCCGGCGGGGGCGGACACCTTCCGGCCGGTGGCCGACGTCCCGGTGGCGCTGGCGCGCGAGCGCCGGGTGCAGGGCCGGCTGTTCGAGAAGCACATCCTCAACAAGGGCACGCTGCTGCACCCGAAGACCGGGGCGAAGATCAACATCGACGACGCGTTCGTGGCGGCGATGCAGGACAACTTCGCCAGGGGCACCTGCGACATCGTGCAGGTGCCGCTCGCCAACGACGACAACAAGCACGTCGAGGGCCCGGCCGCCAACCTGGGCGAGGTGGTCGGCATCCGCTCGCGCGGGGACAAGGTGTACGCGCTCATCGACGCGCGCCAGGACGCCGACAAGTTCGGCAAGACCTACCTGGGGGCGTCGGCGTTCCTGTCGACCGACTACACCGACAGCTCCACCGGGAAGAAGGCCGGGCCGACGCTGCTGCACGTGGCGGTCACCAACCGCCCGTACGTGACCGGCCTGGACGACTACAAGGAGGTCCTGGCGGCCTCGGCCGATAGTGACGGCGAAGTCGTCGTACTCACCGCCGCGCCGGAGGACCCTGTGCCGCTTACCAAGGAAGAGCTGCTCGCGCAGCTCAAGACGGAGCACGGCATCGACGTCGCCGCCCTGCAGGCCGCCGCCGTCCCCCCGGCCGGGCCGGACGCCGCCGCGCTCACCGCCGCCTTCACCGAGGCGGTCAAGGCCGCGGGCGTGCAGCTGGCCGCCCCCGACAACGGGCAGCTGACCCTCTCCGACGTGACCGCCGCGGTGGTGGAGCTGGCCGCGGACAACCGGGGCCTGAGCACCAAGGTGGACGAGCTGCAGCTGGCCGCCGCGGGCACCGAGGTGGACGGGTACATCGCCGCCGGGCGGCTGCTGCCGAAGACGCGCGAGGTCGCCGTCCAGATGGCGCTGTCCAACCGCCCCGGCCTGGACGCCATCCTCGCCCCCGCCGGCAGCCCGTACGTCGCGCTGAACAACCAGAAGGGCATCGGCGGGCCTGACGGGGAGCAGAAGCAGGAGCAGGACATCGACGCGGAACTGGCGCGCCTGACCGCCACGCACAGCGAGTTCTTCACGCCGGACGGCACCCGGAAGTAACCGGGCCGAGCACAAGGAGCACCGGGAATGCCAGCCAACGACAGCGTGGAGTTCAACTACCCGCCCGGCTACAGCAAGCCGACCCATGAGTACGGGCAGCCCTACGGCGACGAGTTCCACGCCGAGGCCGTCCAGGAACTCCTGCTGTCCTACGCCGGGTTCACCCAGCGCGGGGTCACCCTGGCCGCCGGGCAGGGCGTCCTGCCGACCGGCTGCATCATCGCCCGGCACACGGCGAGCGGGCGCTACTTCGCCTACAACGCGGCCGCCACCGACGGGCGCGCCAACCCGGTGGGGGTGCTGCGCGACGCGCGCGACACCGGCGGCCCCGGCTCGGCCAGCCTGAGCGCGTACAACTCCAACACCAACAACGTCAACCCGGACGGCATCACGCTGTCGGGCAGCGCCGCCACCGGCCTGTTCCCGCCCAGCCCGGCGGGCAAGGGCCCGGTCGACGCGCTCGGGAACGTGGTGGTCCGCGGCATCCTCAACGGCAACGTGGTCTCCGGCACCGACACCACCAACATCCTGCAGAACGGCGTCGGCTCCGGCGTCGGCCAGGCGCTGACGCTGCTGGGGGCGCGCTACGTCCCGTGGGGCGGCGCGGTGTCCGGGGCCTCGCTCGGCGCCCCGTTCCCCGGCGGCCCGATGGACGGGGTGCCGCCGACGGCCGCGGGCGCGGTGCCCACCGGCATCGGGGTCAACGCCTTCATGTTCTGAAGCTTCTAGTTGAGGCCCGGCCCGGGGCTGCGAACCCGGGCCGGGCCTCGCTTTTGCCGGGGAAGACCAGCAGCAGCGCGCCCGCGGCGTGCACCCGGCCCTCGTCGGTGAGGTCGTAGCAGTAGACGTCGCGCAGGTACACCCGGCGGCGGTGGCGGACCACCCAGCCGGCTTTCTCCAGGTGCTCCAGGAACGGGTACACCGTCCCCGACCACACCCCGGCCGCCGCACTCAGCCGCTCGGCGTGCATGTTGTCCGCCCCGGCCAGCAGCGCCAGCAGCATCCGGCGGCGTCTTCGGGTCAGCCGCACGCGGGTCTGCCCGAGGGCCCCGGCGCGGCGGTAGGTCATGTAGGTCATACCCCCTTATACGGCGCGCGGTGATGCCGCCGCCGGGGTTTGCCACAGCCGGAGGTAGGCCGCTGCCGCGGCAGCGCGGTCAGGGTCGTCAGCCAGGAGCCCGATGGCCGTGTTGCACGGCCCGCAGAGCAGCCCGCGGCGCTCGCCTGACCTGTGGCAGTGGTCGACGACAAGATACGGAAGCTCGTCGAGCATGATGCGCCGAGAGTCCGGGAGCGGGACCTGGCCGCAGATGTCGCATCGCCAGCCGCGCTCCTCCCCTGCAGAGGTGAACTCCTCGCGGGTCAGGCCGTCGTACCGGCGGAACCGCTGTCCCTGGCGGATGCGGGCCACATGGTCCCGGCATTTCTTCGAGCAGTACCGCTGGCTGGCTTTTCCGCGGTTGCCGCCTTTGACGATGTACTCGCCCGGCCGCAGCTCCCGGCCATCCACGACACGCGTGACGACAGGAGTGCGGAGGGCGCAGTCGGGGTTGGCGCAGACGCGGATCTCGTCAGGCCTTCCCGGGCAGTCGGCCCCGCAGGTCCGGGAGTCGAATCGCGCTGGCTGGTAAGGCCGCTCGCATCGGTCGCACAGGCGTTCCCCGGGCTTGTCGAACTTGCCCGCGGCACTGCGCGTCCCGCTCCGCTTCTGGTTGGAGAGCGTGATTGCGCAGGTGCGCCCGGTGGACGCCGGGCAGGCCTCCTGCTTTCGCCGGGCGGGCGTGAACCGGGTCCCGCAGATGACGCAGACGCGCGGTTCCGCGTCAGCTAGACGGCCTTGAGTCATCGCTTCCTCCCTGGTGCCGATTAACACGCCCAGACAGGCCAGCCAGGTGGCTCCCTCGGGGGCGGCGCAGGCCGGGCACTCTCAAGCGGGTGTCGCTGCTACAGACTTTTAACAGACAGCCTATCCGCTCAAGGGTGGTGGACGCGATTCCTGACATCAGCCTACTCGAACCCGTCGTTTTGAGGGGCGTGGTCGAGAAGTTCGTGACCCCCGAGACGCTGCTCATGCTCAACCGGCTTGACCAGACCCCGTGGCCCTTCCCGTCCGCCACCTGGGACGTGGTGAAGGGGTCGCGCGCGGTCGCCAAGCCGAACGTGCCCAACTCCGAGGCGCACATCATCAGCCGCCTCGGGCGCTCGCAGGAAAGCGCCAGCTTCATCTACCTGCGCGAGAAGAAGGTCTTCGAGCCGACCACCCTGCACTGGCTGCGGACCCCCGGCGAGATCGCCCAGATCAACGCCGAGCGCGCGGTGCTGCGCGAGATCAACGACATCAACCAGCGGTTCGACAACTTCGCCGAGTGGAGCTGCTGGCAGGCCCTGGGCGGGGCGATCCAGTACAACTACGCCGACATCCAGGCGACGATCGACTTCAAGTTCCCGAGCAGCCACTTCGTCACCCCGGCGACGCCGTGGGTGGAGAACACCGCGCTCGGCTACTACACCACCGGCGGCGCGAGCGGCAACAGCGGCGCGGCGGGCAGCGCGTCCACCCTCGGGCAGCCGAACACGAGGCTGAACGCCTCCGGCGGCACCATCACCTACGCCACCCCGGTGTCGATGATCGAGGACGTCCGGTCGTGGAAGCGGCTGCTGCAGATCCACGGCCGCGTGCCGGCCAAGGAGGTGTTCGCCACCTCGGTGACGATGGCGGCCCTGATGGAGGCGTGGGTGAGCGCCACGCAGGCGTCCACCGTCAGCATCCCGGCCACCATGCTGAGCGACCGGATGAAGGACGAGTTCTACTCGACCGGCATCATGACCGGGTTCATGGGCCTCACCTGGAACACGGTGGAGCAGGTCTTCGAGTCCGACCTCGGGAACCTGACGTTCTTCGTCCCTGACGGCCAGCTCTACATGGGCAACTACACCGACCAGCGGCCGGTCGAGATGCTCATCGGGCCGACCGCGGACGACGAGGCCCCGGAGGGCTTCACCGGCAAGTACGCGAAGACGTGGAAAGAGAAGGACCCGTCGGCGCGCCAGTACCTGCTGGAGTGGCACATGCTGCCGATCGTCACCCGGCCCGAGCAGATGCTGGTGGCGACCGGGATCATCACCAACGGCAACACCCCGCCGGCCGGCTACTACAACGGCGGCGCGGGCACCACCGGCAGCCCGATCGACTAGGCTCGGACCGCCCAGCGGATGGGCATCACGTGAGCCCCCGGGCCTCGTCGGCCCGGGGGTTTCGCGTCCGGACGTATTAGACGATGTGCCGTGGCGCGGGCCTCGCCGAACCCGGCACCGGGAATGAGGGAGGGCCGGGCGCTACGCTGGCCTGGCGCAGTCCGGGCAGAGCCGCCACCCGTCCCTCCCGATTTCCGGTAGCATCATTCTCGGAGTTGTTCTTCCTGTTTGGACGAGGGCCTGGACTCGAACCGGGCCCTCGTTGCATTTCCGGCCGATTCCCCCGCCATGGCAGGATTGAGCGGTCACCAGACCGTCGTTGACGTGGTTGCGGCCTCCGAGGCGCTGCGCCCGAGCGCGGTAACCTCCAACAAATCGCCTGTTTCGTTGGAGGTTGCGCCTGCAGCCCCAACGCAAGTTGGAGGTCCGGCCGTCCCGACGCTGCCCGCCAGCTGCGCGCTGGGCCACGCCAACCTCGCGTCCGCCCGGTTCTGCGCCGACTGCGGGCTGCCGATGGACGCGCCCCCGCCGCCCGCCGCGGTCACCGTGGCGCGCCCCCGGCCGACCGCGGAGCTGAGCGACGCCGAGCGGGCCGAGCGCGACCGCCAGCACGCCGCCGCCATGGCGGCGGCCGCCAAGTTCGAGCAGGTGGAGCCGTCGTTCGTGGCGTCGGAGGGCGAGGCGGTGCTCATCCACTTCATCGCCGACGGGCTGACCGCGTTCGGGCAGATCTGGTTCATCGGGCAGGAGCTGGAGATCGGGCCCGACCACCCGCGGTGGGCGGAGGCCCGGCGGTGGATCACCATGAGCCGGTTCGAGCAGATCGAGCGCTGGGGGGAGCAGAAGTTCGACTTCGGGCCGTGGCCCGGGCGCCGGAGCTACACCGAGGCCGACGGCAGCTTCGAGCCGCTGGTGACCGGGCCGAAGGACGCGCCGGTGCGGGTGCCGGCGCCGACCACCGCGCAGCTGCTGCAGGCGGACGAGGCGGAGCGGCGGCGCGGGCGCGCCGTGCCGATGCTCAACTTCACCTGACCGGGACGATTGCACCGGCGTGACGTTCCCCGCCGGGCTGTCGGTCATCGAGGTCACCGGGCTCCACCTGCTGGCCCTGGACGGCACCCCGCTGAGCGGGATGGTGGTCTTCAGCGCCGGCGGCACGGTCGCCGACCCGGCGCTCAGCGTGCTGCTGGACGGGTCGGGGACCGCCGAGGTCGAGAACGGCGTGATGGCCCCGGTCATCATCCCCACCACCGACTGCGTGTCCCCGGCCTTCGTCTACACCATCGACGTGACGCTGGCGACGCCCGACGGCTTCCAGGGCAAGACGGTGACGCCGAACGTCTCCATCCCGAGCACGCTGGGTGCGTCGGTGGACCTGTCGGCGCTGGTGCCGGGGACCGCGCCGCCCGCTTCGACGGCGTTCGGCACCGCCAACACCTGGTCGGAGCCGCAGACCCTCGCCGGGTCCCCGCCGCTGAAGGTCCCCGGCGGCACGTCGGGCGAGGTGCTCACCTCCGACGCCGACGGCAACGTGACCCTGCAGCCGTCGGCCGGCGGCGGCTCCGGCACGGTTACCCAGGTGACGGGCACGCCCGGGAACGGCTTCACGGTCGGCGTGACGAACGGGACGACCACGCCTGCCGTCGGGGTCGGCACGTCGGTCGCGGGGCTGCTGAAGGGCGTCCCGCCCGCCGTTGAGCCCGCGACGGCGGGCTCCGACTACCTCGCTCCGAATGGGAGCGGCTCGGATCTGACGGGCATCACCGCATCGCAGGTCGGAGCGGACGTATCGGGCGCGGCGGCGGCGGCGCAGAGCGCGGCCGAGGCGGCGAGCGTCCCGGTGTCGGCCCTGCCGTTGTCGGTCGCGCACGGCGGCTACGGCGCGTCGACCGCCGCGCAGAACGCGGTGTTCGCAGGGCCGTCGTCCGGCGGGGCGGGCGCCCCGTCGATGCGCGCCATAGCCGCCGCCGACGTCCCGACGCTCAACCAGTCCACGTCGGGGAACGCGGCCACGGCCACGAACTTTGCCGGGGGCGCGACGCTGCCCGCCTACGTCGCCCCGGCAGTGGTCACCCTGGCGTTCGGCAACCCGACCCCCGTGAACGCCGCCCTGGGCAACGACTTCCGGCTGACCCTGACCGCCAGCACCGGCACTTTGGCCACCCCCACGAATCCCGTGGACGGCCAGAAGATGCTCGTGTGGGTGACCCAGGGAACCGGCGGCGGTTTCACCCTGGCCTACGGCACCGGTTACGAGTTCACCGCCGGCCTCCCGGCACCCACCCTGTCCACGGCCGCCGGGGCGACGGACCTGCTCGGGTTCATCTATAACGCAGCCAAGGGCAAATGGGTGTTCGTCGCGTTCCTGGCCGGGGCCTGATGCCGCTCAGCCCCGCACCCACTGCCGCTACGAACGGCCAGAACACCGCTGGCGGCACATCCATCACGGTCACGCTGCCCAGCTACACCACCGGCGACTGCATCCTGCTGATCGTCAACAGCAACAACGTCCAGACGAGCCTGACCTTCTCCTCGGCCATCTCCACCGCGACCCCGCTCCCGGCCGGGGGCTCTGGCGGCCGGATCTGGGCGTATCAGCTCACCCCGAACGGCCTCGGCCAGACCACATTCACCGTCACCGGCACCGTCAGCTCGGTGTGGTCCTGGTGGTGCGCGAACTACCGGGGTGCCAGCACGTCCCTGACCGCCTATTCGGGCACCCAGCCCGTCGGGAACTCCTCATCCTCGACGGTGGCCATGCCGGAAGTGCAGCTCGGGTACATCGCCACCGGCAACGAGGTGATGATCTCTGCGGCGGGCGTCAACTCCACCGCCGCGTGGACGACGGACGCCGGGACGCAGTTCCACACGACCGCGAACAACGCCGCGCTCATGGTCGACGCGGTGAACCTAGCCGCCGGACGCCTCACAGGCGTCCCCATCACCGTGGACCGGGGCTCCAACGGCACCGCCCGCAACCAGAACTCGATCGCCGTCGTGCTGCAGGTCGCTCCCGGCGGCACTCCCAACCTGCTGACCAACCCGAGCTTCGAGTCCGGTACGACGATCGCCACCGGCTGGACGGACGAGCACACCACCGCCACCGAGGCCACCTACTCGCTGGTTACCAGCGGGGTCACGGACGGCCTCGTCGCGCAGAACTTCGCCTACACGGGCGTGGCCGGCGACGCCGGCACGGCGAAGACCGAGATCTACCAGTCGCCCATCACCGCCAGTCCCGGGCAGTACCTGACGTTCTCGGTATGGCTCTCCGGGTCGCTGACTAACGCCTACGGTTTCATCGGCATCGAGGGCTTCGACTCGTCCAGCAGCTACCTGTCCGAGTCCGACACCAACTTCACCACGCTGACCGGCACGCCCACCCGGTACAGCGTGAGCTACCTGTGCCCGCCTAACACCGTCCGCGTCGCGGCCTACCTCCAGGTCCCGGAGATCGGCTCCACGACGGTCATCTCCGTCACCATGGACCAGGCGGAGCTGACCGTCGGCCCCGCTCCCGGCAACCCGTCGGCGTTCCTGGCGTTCATGGGCGCAGACTAGCGAAGCCTCTCCGATTCAACGGTCATGAGCGAGGGCACCCACACCGAGCACGAGGACCACGGCTGGGACATCGAGATCCCCGACCACCCGCCCCGGACCGACTCCCCGGAGTACCAGGCCTCGCGGGCGGAGCTGCACCACCTGGTCGGCGACGGCACCTACTACGGCCCGCCGCCCATCCAGGACCACCACGGCGGCGGCCTGTGGCTGAAGGACTCCGGCGGCTGGTTCTTCGTCCGCAACCTGGCCGGCATCGAGTGGAGCGCCCAGTTCTGCGCAGATCCGTCCAGAGTTGACCAGCTTCGCCTCAACGCGTCCAGGCTGTACGCCGCCTTCCCCGGCGCGGTGAGCGAACTGGGGATCGCTGACCTGCTGGCCGCCCCGATCACGGACGCGGCCGGGGTCGCGAGGTGGACCGACAGCATCTGCAACGCCAGCGTGCCGATGCCCGCGGGCCTGCACTCGGGGGTGCTGCCGCACGGCGGCGGGGTGCACCACTACCCGACGCCCATCACCGACATCGAGACGTTCAAGCGCGCCGACTTCAACCTGTTCGTCACCGACTCCGAAGGGCACCAGGCAGCGGTGGTGCCGATGGGCGCGCGGGGCAGCGGCGACGGCCGGGTGCAGGTGCTGTGGGCCAACGTCGGCAGCCAGGTGCACGCGCAGCACATGGCGGCCAGGGCTGACGGCGGCGCGCTGGTGCTCGACGAGGGGCACGAGCTGGCGCGGCTGGCCTTCGCGCGGCAGGAGGGCTGATGCCCTGGCCGGTCCCCACCGTCGCCGAGCTTGCCAACTACTCTGGCCGGCCGGTGACCAGCTACACCGGGTACGCCAACTCGGCGCTGCTGCAGGCCGCGATCATGTTCACGATCCTGTCGGAGCTGGGGGCGGACGACTACGGCGGGCTGAGCGCCGACTACCAGCTGCTCGCCAACATGGGCGTGATGGCGATGGCCGACTGGCTGTACCTGCGCTGGCCCTACCAGCAGGTGATGGCCAACCCGCTGCAGGCCGAGGAGATCGGGTCCTACTCCTACAGCAAGCCGATCCAGGAGATGGCCCGCAACGCGCAGGCGATCGAAGTGACGTCGGAGAAGACCGGGGTCGACATGTTCGACCTGGCGATCCGGCGGCTGGCGCGGCGCCAGTCCCTGGCCGGCGTGTTCTACGGGCAGATCACCGGCTTCGAGCACTTCGCCAAGGACGACCTGGCGCGGATCAAGTGGGACCCCGAGGAGGGCCGGATGGTCCTGGTGGGCCCGGCCGACCGCGACCAGCTCGACATGCAGTTCTTCGACGTCAACGCCCAGAGCTTCCCCACGGACCCGGGCATCTGACCTTCGCCCGTAATAGAGAGCATCAGCCCTCTACCGGGAGACACTCATGCCCAAAATCAAAGAGACCTGGCCCTGGGCCGCGGCTGCGTTCGGCGTCTACGTGGCCGCCATCGTCCTCTCCAACTACCTGATCACGTACGTCGGGATCCCCGCCGGGCCGGGCACCCACCTGACCTACGTCGGCTTCGGCCTGCTGGCCCCGTCGGGCGTCTGGGCCGCCGCGGTCAGCTTCCCCGCCCGCGACGTCACCCAGCGGATCGGCGGCCGCTGGCTCGGGGTGGCCGCCATCGTGGTGGGCGCGGCCGTCTCCTACGGCGTCAGCAGCCCGCACATCGCCTTGGCGTCGGGGCTGACCTACCTGTGCTCGGAGAGCGCCGACTTCCTGATCTACACCCCGCTGCAGCGCCGCTGGCTCGTCCCCGCCGTGCTGGCCTCCGGCTGCGTGGCCGCCGTGGTCGACTCGGTGGTCTTCCTGCACCTGGCTAACCTGCCTTCGGGGGAGGCGGCCGTCGCCGGGCTCGTCCTCGGCAAGGTCTGGGTGCAGCTGGCGGCCGTGCCGGTGGTGTGGGGCCTGCGCAGGACCGGCCCTGTGGCGATGCCCGCGTGAACGTCACCCTGCGCCGGCAGGTCGTCAAGACCTGCCCTTTCAAGAACGAGACCGACGTCGGCGAGCTTGTCATCACGATCGACGCCGACGAGGCCCCGGAGCTGCACGAGCTGGGCGCGCGCATCGACGCCCTGACGACCGAGCCCATCACCCACGAGGACTTCACCCGCGAGGTGGCGGCCCTGGTGCCCGAGGGCTCGGAGGTGGTCACCACCTGGAGCACCGGGCCGTGGGCGGTCGAGGTCAGGGCGCGTGCTTTATTTCGGGACCACCTGCACTAACGACCGGATCATCGCCGCGATGAAGGCCGGCCGCCTGGGGCAGATCGTCACCCCGAAGCAGTTCAACCCGATCCCCGACGGGGTGACGTGGTGCGCTGACAACGGGAAGTTCGGGAAGGGCTGGGTGGGCGACGAGAAGTTCACCCAGTTCCTCCGGCTCTTCGCGCCGCAGGCGGATCGGTGCAAGTTCGCGGTCGCGCCCGACGTCCCGTTCGAGCACGAGGCGTCGCTGGCGCTGTCCCGCCCGTGGCTGCCGCTCATCCGCTCGATCGGGTACCCGGTGGCGCTCGCGGTGCAGGACGGGGGGACCAGCGCCGACCTGCCGTGGGGCGAGTTCGACGTGCTGTTCATCGGCGGCACCGACGAGTTCAAGGCCAGCGCCGAGGTGGTCGAGATGGTGGCCGAGGCCCGGCTTCGCGGGCTGTGGGTCCACATGGGCCGGGTCAACACCCGTAAGCGCCTCCTGTACTCGGCGCACCTGGGCTGTCATTCCGGGGACGGCCAGTTCTTCCGCTTCGGGCCCGACGAGAACCTGGGCCGCATGCTGCGCTACCTGGAGTTCGTCGAGGACAGGGCTGGGGGGATGGAGACCTGGGTGGCGTTCGCGTCGAGCCATCCCGCCTACCGCGAGCGGCTGGCGGCGTATCAGGCTGCCGCGTAGTAACGGGCATGAGCAATGCCGCGAATGCCGAGAACGACGCCCTGGCGGGTGCGCTGCTCTGGCTGAAGGACGCCCCGAAAGACGACCGGCTGTACGACGTCCAGTTCGGCCGGTACGCGGACGGGTCCGGGTGCTGGTGGACCATGAAGCTGGTTACCGAGGTGCGCAACGGCGAGGTTGTCCGCAGCCCGGAGGACGACGAGAAAAAGCACCTGACGGTCATCGACGCCTGGCGTGAGGGACTCTTCCCGGCACCTGCCGCGTAGTAACGGGCATGACCGAGCGCAGGCGCCTGCTTGTCACCGGGTCGCGCAGCTGGGGCGACGCCTCCGTCATCTGGCGCGCGCTCAAGGCCGCGTGGACCTTCGACTCTGACATCCTGCTGGTGCACGGGGCGTGCCCGAAAGGCGCGGACCTGCTCTGCGAGACCTACTGGGACGAGTACCTGGGCGGCGGGGCCGAGCGCGTGCCGGTGGCCGACTGGTACCCGAACGGCCAGCTCGACCTGTCCGCCGGGATCCGGCGTAACGTGAAGATGGTCACCGAGCACGGCCCGTTCTGGGGGTGCCTGGCGTTCATCGACCGCTGCCCGCGCGAGGCGTGCGTTCGCAAGCGCCCGGACCGCGGCCTGCCCTACCATGGCACCCACGGGTCGGTGCACTGCGCCGACTTCGCGGAGGACCACGGCGTCCCGGTGAAGAGGTTCGGCGTCCCGATTACCTAGTCATGTTGCGCGCCTTGTGGATGTTCGCAGCGCCCGCGGACTGGGCCACCCAGTGGTACTGGCCCGAGGGCGTGCACGGCAAGGTGTGGAATCTGGCCCACGGACGAGGCTGGCGGGTGATCTGACAATGCACCGGGCCCCCGGGACCCTGCAGAGGCGCAGCGCGGCGCTGAACCGCGTCCTGATCGTCCTCGGGCTGGTCGTCGGCATCGCGCTCGTCTACGGCGTGTACTTCGCCGTCGTCTGGAGCACGATGACGCCGTGACCGCGATCACGCATTTCGCCGGGCTCAAGGTGCAGGTGGGCACCCGCCTGCGCCAGCGCTGCGCCTGGTGCGGGGCCGTGCTGTGCGACTACGACCTCAACCGGATCGCCGTGCTGGAGGGCCAGGACCCGATGCCGGCCATGTGGCCGCCGGAGGCGCTGGTTCGGGTCGACGGCAACGTCTACTTCACGGTGGAGCACAGGACGGCGACGACGTGCCCGGCGACAGCTGCGCGATGATCGACGACGAGGTGACGCTGTGACCACCCCGCTGCCCTACAACCAGTTCGCGCCCGGCCAGGCCGGGATGCGGATGTTCTACACCTCCACCTGCCAGGTGCTGCGGCTCAACCCGGTGGTCGGCTCGGGCGGCGGGATGACGATGAGCTGGGCGCCGGTCACCTCGGTGGTGGATCCGCCGCTGGGGCAGCCGGGGCTGCTGAAGTGCCGTCTCGACCTGCTGTTCGTGCGGCCCGGGAAGGACCAGCCGATGCCGATCGTGGCCGGCCGCGCGCCCGACCGGATCGGGGTCTGCTACTTCGACCTGGCCACCGACGACAGCAACGTCCCGCTGGTGCTGGCGGCCGACCGGCTCAAGTGCGTCGCCGGGCCGATCTTCGGCACCTTCGACATCCGGGTGATCCCTGACGTGGCGCAGGACATGATCGGCGCGCACCACGTCGAGGTCCAGGTGGTGGAGGTCAGCCAGATGCTGAAGCCGGGCAGCCCGACCCCGTTCCCCGGGAGCGCGGGGTGAGCGCGCCGTGGTGGCACCCGGAGGCGAGCCCGCTGCGCGACATCCGGGAGCTGAAGCGCGCCGCTGAGGAGGCGTACGGACGCCCCCCGAAAATCCTGGTGGCCGCCCCGCGGTACCGGGAGGCGCAGGACTGGGCCCGGCGGGAAGGGCTCGGCGGGGACCGGTGGTCGTTCGTCGCCGGGCCGGACGAGCTGCATGGCGTGCACCTCGGCATGGTGACGGTGGTCAACGGCCAGCGGCTGGGCCGGCGCGGCGAGTGGGAGGCGCTGCTGCGCGTTCTTGAGGCGACCGGGACCGTGGTCCGGAGGGAGTCCGCCTGATGTCCGACCACTTCGTCCTCTACCTGAACGGCGCGGGGGAGGAGCTGGACCGGCTGGCCGCCGGGCCGCCGCCGGAGACCATCGCGCGCATGGAGGCGGCGGTGCTGACCTGCTTCGTCGCCACCGACCAGCGGGTGCACGTCATCACCGGCGCGCTGCGGGCGTCCGGGCACCCGCAGTCCAGCTACGACCTGCACGTGTGGTCCGGCCAGGTCAACTACGCCCGCAACCCGGGCATCTTCGAGCTGGCGCGCGGCGACGCCCCCACCAGGCACCACCCGTTCCCGGGCAGGCACTACTTCTTCGACCCGGCCGGCCACTTCTTCCAGAGGGAAGTGCGGCAGGCCTTCTGGGACTGGGTGACCGACGGCAAGGGCGGGGTCGCCCCGGACGGCGGGCTCGGCTGGCCGTCGGGCGGCGACTGATGGACGACGACGAGACGGCGCGGGTGACGCTGACCCGCCGGGTGGCGCTGGCCGACCTGGCCGACAGCGCCGTGGTCGGCTGGAAGGCCGCCGTCATGGCCGAGCTGGACCAGATGCGCCGGGAGATGCCCTACGCCGACACGCTGGAGCTGCGGCTGGTGTGCGAGCGCCGGCCCGATTAGCGGTGCATGGATGACGTCGCCAGCGGGGCCGTGAAGTTCCTGTCCGGCTTCAGCGACGTCACCTCGGTGCTCGGGTCCTTCCCGCCCGGTGACCCGGTGGGCGGCGATGCCGGGAAGCCGTGGCTGTTCTCCGACACCAACCAGGGCGTGCTCGCCACCCTGGAGGGCAGCTCGGCCGCGGCGATCGTGTGCGGCGACTACGGCGGCTGGGAGGTGCCCCCCATCCTGGGCACGCTGCGGTTCCGCCGGCTGCGGGTGGACGTGTGGGTGGACCCGGCGCGCGACGGCGGCAGGAACGTCACCGAGTCGTCCTCGATCACCACCAACCGCGGGCTGGCCGTGTTCGCCGCCGCGCAGTTCCGGCTGCAGCGCACCGACAACGACGCGGTGCTGTGGGGCGACCTGGTGACCGTCGGGTGCCAGCTGCTGACCGACATCATCTTCACCCCGGTGGCCGACGGCGACTACCTGCAGCGCGGCACCGCCTTCTACGGCGTCGCGTGCGCCGGCTGGAGCGACGCGTCCGAATAACTCACCCGGGGCGCGTCATACCCGGCCGCCCGCGCCGTGACGTACGCGGGAGGGGTGCCCATGATCTCCGACAGGCCGCTCAAGGTCCTGCTGAAAAGCCCGTTCTCGCGCTTCAGCGGGTACGGCAACGACGGGTTCGGCCTGCTGCGGGCCCTGCACGAGTGGGGCTGCGACGTCTACCCGCAGCCGATGTGGATGGACGTCCCCATCCCGCGCGACCTGCTGCCGCTGTTCGCCAGGGAGCTGCAGGGCCCGTTCGACCTGCTCATCAACCACTGGGACCCCGAGCACCTGGAGATCACCCGCGAGGCCCGCGAGTTCTGCCGGGTGGCGGTCGCCTGGACCATGTGGGAGTTCGCCGGCGGGCCGGGGAAGAACGGGAAGGGCGTGTCCGGGCTGGTGCCGCACTGCGGGCGCCGCGGGTCGCTGCGCAGCAGGCTGCAGTGGTTCGACCTGGTGCTCGGCTACGACCAGGTGTCGCTCGACGCGCTCGCGCCCTACATCCCGCCCAAGACGCACAGCGGGATCCTGCAGGGCGGATTCGAGTCGGACCTGTGGAAGAAGACCGAGCGCGACTGGTTCGGGGACCGGTTCGCGTTCATCATGCACGGCGCGCTCAACAGCCGGAAGGCCCCGTGGACCGCCATCCAGGCCTTCAACGAGCTGAAGTTCGAGCGCCCCGAGTTCGAGGGGGCGACGTTCGCGCTGCACACCAGCGCCCCGGGCACGCTGTTCCCCGAGCTGAACGGGCCGCTGGCCGACACCAAGATCCGGATCTTCGTCGACGCGTTCGACAAGGAGACGCTCGACCAGTTCTACGCGGCCGCGCACTGCCTGGTGGCCCCGTCCCGCGGCGAGGGCAAGAACCTGCCGGCGCTGGAGTTCCAGGCGACCGGCGGGGTGGTGGCCGCCACCAACTTCGGGGGCCACACGCAGTGGCTGAACGCCGACTACGCGTACCCCCTTGACTACCACCTGGCGCCGACATTCGAGGACAAGCCCTGGGCGGCGCACGACGCCCGGGTGGAGGTCGCCCACATGAAGGACGTCATGTGGCACATCTACACCCACCGCGGCGAGGCCCGGGAGAAGGCGGAGCTGGCGAGCCGGGTGATCCCCGCCATGTGCGACTGGCAGGTGGTGCTGGAGGCGCTGTTCCGCCGGATCGGGGACCAGGTGACCGGGCCGGGGCCGGAGATCGCCGCCATGGCCCGGGCCTGCCGCCGCGAGCCCGCCCCCGCCGGGCCGCCGGGGCCGGGCGGGCAGTGGGGCCGGATGTGACCACGGCGGTGGAGGCGCGCGAGATCGAGGTGCGGTGCCCGGTGGGGTACCAGCTGCCGGACGGGCACTGCCGCCCCGGCAGGCTGCTGTTCAAGCTGCAGATGGCGGGGGAGCCGCCGTCGTTCGTCCAGCCCGACAACCTGATCGAGCTGCCGTGCGATGACTGCAGGTACCAGCTGAGGAAGCGGGGCATCCGCGTGAACAGGGTGCTGCACCGGTTCGACCTTGCCGGGAACCTGGTGACGACACTTACTGACGGCTAGGTGATTGCAGGCTAGCCTCAGCAGCGGAGGTGAGGCTGCAGATGCCAGCACACAGGAGGAAAAGCAACCCGAGGCCCGCGCACCTGAAGGCAGTGGCGGAGACGCCAGCGGAGGTGGGGTCGATCCCCGCCCGCCAGCTGCGGTGCCGCGCCGGGCATCACACGTTCGCGCTCGACCGGTGGCTGCCCGGGGAGGAGGCGATCCCCCGCGGGGTCACCGTCATGCCCGCCAGCGAGGGCAGGCTGAAGCTGGTGGAGCCGTGCACCGACTGCCTGGCGGTGACCGGGGTGACCTACACGCACCCCGGCGGGATATTCGACGGCTACCTGCCGCGGCATATCCAGTACGGGCCGGAGTGGGTGAGGCTGGACCGGGACGTGCCGCGGTCGCGCCGGGTGATGCGCGACGCCCGCTACACCGCCGCCAACGACCAGATCCGGGAGCTGCTCGGGCGGGTCACCACCCTGGTGGAAGACGACGATGACGAGGGCGCGCCGCCCGCCGTGTTCAGGAGAGCCTGATGCAGCAGATCGTCATCAAGCTGTGGTGCGATCAGCATCACAGCGCCACTGGCGAGAAGGTGGAGGCGACCGAGGTCCGCGACATGGCGTACCAGGGAAAGCCCGGGCACTGGGACCTGTGCGCCCCGTGCGCGGCGGAGCTGGACGCCGTGACCGGGCAGTGGCTGCGGTCGGCGCAGAGGGAGGACGCCAGGCCGACGGCCGTGGCCGACTTCAGGCCGGGGTCGAGGGAGTCCCGCCGGTTCTACGAGGGGCTGCGCGCCTGGGCCGACTCGCAGGGCCGGACGGAGGAGTACCTGATCAGGCACCGGCCGGGATCCAAGTCGGCCAAGGTCAACTACCGCTACGACACCCTGCTCGACGACTACGAGGCCTACCTGGCGGCCCGGGCCACGGCGGCCTAGTTGCCCGGCATGCGGTTCGTCCCGGACGGGCTCCACCGCCAGCCCCTGGCGGGCCCTGACAAGCCGCCGGAATGGTACGTCATCTGGCTGGGGCTGCCGCTCGCCGAGGGCAGCGTCGTCATCGGGCGCAGCAAGCGGCTGCGCCGTCACCGGGAGCACCGGTTCTTCCCGGAGTCAGGGGAGTGGCCGCGCGACATCGTGGGCCACGTGGCCGGGATGGAGTGGCTGCTGGAGGTGCACCGCAAGAAGGAGGCGGAAGCCGATTAGCCGGCGGTGACGACCAGATCCCCGCTTCCGCCGCGGATAGTGCTGCAGGCCCCCGAGCCGGGCGACTTCTGCTGCGTGCCCGTCCACGGGGGCGTCGGCTGGGCCATCGAGTTCCTGCAGTGGCTGGACGGCTCGCGGTTCCAGCCCTACGACCACACCGAGATCTACATCGGCCAGCCCGACGAGAGCGCGCCGTACGGCTACACCGTCAGCACCTACCCGCGAGGGCACGGCAAGGTCGCCCTGCCCTGCCCGGCGTCGGCGCTGCCGGGCGCGCTGTGGTCGTCGGGCATCATCAGCCTGACCCCGGCGCAGCGGGCGGGCGTGGTCGCCTGGGCGGTCGAGCACGAGGGCACCGGCTACTCGTGGCTGGACTACGCGGCGCTGGTGGCGCACCGCCTGCGGATCCCCGTGCCGGGCCTGCGGGGCTTCATCGCGTCAACCGGCCACATGATCTGCAGCCAGGAGACGGACGCCGACTACGCCGCCAACGGCGTGCAGCTGTTCACCGACAAGCGGTGGCCCGGCTACGTCACGCCGGGGGACCTGGCCGACCTGCTGCAGTCGCTGACGCCGGCCTGATGGCGCGTTCGGCTGCGCGGGCGTGATTGCCGGTGCTAGCGTCACGGAACCCGCACCCCGACCTGATGTTGAGGAGCTACTTCTGTGAGCAGACCGAGGCACGCGCGGCGGTCGCGCGGCTACATCGCAGTCACCGCGGCGGTGGCCACCGGCGCCGCCGGGGCGGCGCTCCCGTTCGCCGTGGCGTCGGCCGCGACCCCCGCAGCGCCCCCAGCGCCCCCCAGGACGCTCTCCGCGACCGCGCTGCGGGTTCCGGCCGCGCAGGTCCACAAGGCGGCCAGGAAGGCCGTCCCGGGCCGCTACACGGTCCGCCCGGGGGACACGCTGTCGTCGATCGCCCGCCGGTTCTGCGGGACCGCCAGCGCCTACCCCGACCTGGCCGCCAACAGCGCCATCGCGGACGCCAACCTCATCTACCCGGGCGAGGCGGTCCGGCTCGCGTGCCGCGCCGCCGCCAGCGCCGTGGCCAAGGTCATGGCCGCCTCCGCGCCGCCCGCCGCCCCCCGGCAGAGCGTTCCTGTGGCGCGCCCTGTGGCCCATCCTGTGGCCCATCCTGTGAGCGCGCCTGTGACCACGGGGGCGGTCGCCACCGTGGACTCGGCGGGGGGGACGCTCTCCTGCGCCGGGCTGCAGGCGCTGTGGGACGCGGCAGGCGGGAACCCGGCCGACGCCTTCATGGCGGCCGAGATCGCCATGGCGGAGTCCGGCGGCAGGCAGTACGCGCTGAGCCCGACCGACGACCTGGGCTACTGGCAGATCAACGCCTCCAACGGGGCGCTGGCCACCTACAGCGCGCTCGGGAACGCCAAGTCGGCCATCATCCTGTCCGACGACGGCGCCAACTGGGGCGCGTGGACCACCTACACCGAGGGGCTGTACCAGGGCCGCTGCTGACGGGCCGATTCGCAAGGGCGGGACCTGTCCGGGTCCCGCCCTTCGTCGTGCCTGGAGGCACCATGCCGCAGCCCGGGAAGTACGGTCGCAAGTCGCCTGACCCCGCCCGCAAGCGCCTCACGCTGGAGAAGTACCTGGACCCGCGCAGGAAGCTGGCCCAGGGCGGGCTGCCGCCGGTCGCCGCGAGCGCCGACGTCGACCGGGCGAGCGCCGTGCCCAGCTGGCCCGTGTACCTGAACGACCAGCTGGGCGACTGCACCATCGCCGGCATCGGCCACATGTACGGCGCGTGGACCTGGTACGCCAGCGGCACCGAGGGGCTGTTCGCCGACTCGCAGATCCAGGCGGTGTACTCGCGCGTCGGCGGCTACGTGCCGGGCGACGCCAGCACCGACAACGGCTGCGTGATGCAGGACGTGCTCGCCGACCAGGTGACGACCGGGATGACCGACGCCGCCGGGAAGACGCACAAGATCCTGGCCTACGCCGGCCTCGGGAACCCGGCCGACGAGGACCTGCTCGCCCAGGTGCTCGACGTGTTCGGCTCGGTGTACGTCGGCATCAACGTGCAGCAGCAGATGGAGACCGAGTTCGCCGACGGCCAGCCGTGGACGTGGCAGCAGGGCGCGCAGCCGGTCGGGGGCCACGCGATCTGCCTGCAGCGCCGCCGGGGCGGGGCGGACGCCCCGCTGGAGTACGTCACCTGGGGCGCGCTGCAGCCCGCCACCGCCGAGTTCCAGGCCTACGCGGCGGAGGAGGCGTGGGCCGTCGTCACCGCCGACTGGGTGGAGGCGAACGGCGCGACGATTGAGGGGATGGACCTGCAGCAGCTTCTGGCGGACATGCAGTACGTCTGACGGGTCCCCGCCGGCGGGAGCCGCGTGAACACCTCCGACTTCATGACCATCCTGGCCACGGTCGCCGTCGCGCTGGTCGCGGCCGTGGCCGGGATCGGCACGTACCTGGGCGGCAGGCGCGCGGCCCACGGGAGGGTGGACACGTCGGAGGCCGCGGTCCTGTGGCAGCAGAGCCAGGACATGCGGGACACGCTGCTGACCCAGCTGTCGAAGGCCGAGGAGCAGCGCGACCGGCTCATCGGCGCCTACACCGAGCAGGTGCTTCCCATGCTCACCGTCATCAACGGATCACTCCAGGACCTCACTGCCGCGGTCGCCCAGCTGCTGGACGGGGGTGACCGCGGTGAGGTGGTGGCGCAGGCGCAGGCCCCCGAGCCCGACAGAAGTTGATCATGAGCAGGCGATGACCGATTTGAACGTCAAGGACCGAGAGATCGACCGCCTCCTGAAGGCGGCTGACATGCTCGCGGGGGAGCTTCGGGTGACTGTGAGAGACGCGTCGGACACGCTGCGCCGCGCTGGGCGGGACCCTGATGAGTGAGACGCCCGGGGTCGCGGAGTCGCTCCCGGACCCCGTTCTGGGGAAGCTGGACCTCCTGGCCGGGCAGCTCGGGGACGTGGTGACGGAGCTGCGCGCCCTGTCGGACCGCGAGGAGAGGACCTCCAGGCGCGAGAAGCGCACGCGGCGGCTGGCGCTCGGGCTCGCCATCTCGTTCGGGTTCGACGTGGTGCTGACGGTGGTGGTGTCGGTGCTGACGTCCCTCGCGCTGTCCCAGAACGCCACCCTGCACGCGTCGCAGCTGTCGGCGTGCGCGCTGACCAACCAGACGCGGGCGTCCGAGCGCGTGCTGTGGAGCTACCTGTTCACGCTCACCAAGTCGCCCCGGACCGCGGAGGAGACCAAGTTCCTGGGCTTCGTCGACAAGACGTTCGCGGCCGAGGACTGCTCTGCGCTCTACAAGTAGCGGAGCCGATTAGACCAGCTGAACCTTGGTCTAGCCGGAGGGCGCTCGACAATGCCTACTGCCAGCAATGCCTACGCGGGCACGCCGTTCGAAGGCTTCTCCCTGAGCCACGCGGCGATCCTGAACGGGTCCACCGGCGCGGAGGGCGCCACGGTCTACGGCGTGCGCAACGGCACGATCTCGACCGACCAGGGGAACTTCGAGAACACCGGCGACGACGTTGTGCTCAGCGAGCACTTCTGGATCAACTTCGCCAACATCACGATTGAGGAGGGGTACATCCCCTTCTCGACGATCGCCTACATCACCGGCACCACGGTGACCAGCTCGGGCGCGGCGGGGGCGGACTACTACGCCATCCCGCTGTGGACCCTCGCGTCCATGAACCAGGTGACCCAGCCGCTCGCGGTGCGCGTCCCGGCCAAGGACGCCGGGGGCCAGATCAGGACGCTGGACTTCATCCTCTACCGGGTCCAGTTCCAGCCCTTCAACTTCACCGGCCCGAGCTACAAGACCGGCCTGAGCTGCAGCATCGCCGGGCGCGCGCTGTTCTCGACGGTGAACGAGATCGGGCAGTCCCTGCCAGCCGCCTACGGCGGCACGTCGGGCTCGGCGGGCATGAGCATCGGCCGCCTGGTGTCGCTGCCGGGCACCGAGACCGGCGCGTTCGTGGCGGAGCCGTTCGGCGCCGGCGGCGGCGTGGTGGTCTAGGTGGCCGGGCGCAAGAAGGACGAGCCGCAGGAGCCGCAGCCGGGCGTCGCGGGCATGGCCCAGGGCCAGCCCGCGGCCGGGGTCGAGCCGGACGAGCACGAGGACCTGGAGGGCCCGGTCACCGGGGGCGAGGTCATCGCCGAGAACCAGCAGAACCCCGACTTGCCCGACAACACCGGGGCTCACCCGTAGTATCGAGGGAGCGGTGCGCCTCACCGGAGCTTGTCGGCAAAACAAATCCGGGGCGCACCGCTTTTCGCTGCCCGGCGCCGCCCGCCGATTGCCCCGGACAACACCGCCGAGAGCCCCCGGGAGGGCCGCATGGCCGAGCAGTCGGAGCTGGACCGGATCGACCCGCAGCCGCTGCAGTGCAAGCTGCACACCGGGCTGACGCTGGACATCCAGCGGATGCGCACCCGCCAGTTCTTCCGCCTGCTGCGGGTGCTCACCCACGGCGCGGGGCCGGCGCTGATGCAGAACAGCCTCGACTTCAAGGGCGAGGCGTCGGAGTTCGCCGGCAAGCTGCTGATGCTGGTGGTCGTCTCGATCCCCGACGCCGAGCAGGAGGCGGTGGCGTTCCTCGCCTCCATGACCCGCCCGGCCGGGCTGGTGGAGAAGCAGGCCTCCCAGCTCACCAAGGCCGAGACCGAGGCGAACGCCGCGCTGTGGGCCCGGTTCAACGAGGACATGCACAACCCGGAGATCGAGGACACGATGGACCTGGTGGAGGCCATCGTGCGCCAGGAGGCCCCCGAGCTGCAGGCCCTGGGAAAAAAACTGGAGCGGATGATCTCCCTGTTCCGCAAGACGGGGCAGGACAAGGAGCCGGCGGAGCCGGAGCTGAGCCCGCAGGATCTCTCGTCGGCGCCTTCGCAGCAGCCTTCGACACCCTCAGCCACGAGTACGGATGGTCCGACGAGTACCTTCTCGACCTCCCCGTCTGCCGACTACGACAGGTCATCGAGGCCATTCGAGCCCGCCGCGACCGGGAGCACCACACCCGCCTGAAGCTCATCGAATGGCAGGTCAAGACGGTGTGCAGCTTCATCGGCGCGCAGGCCCAGATCGACACCAAGAAGACGGGCGGGCGCAACCCGCTGGTGGATATGGCCCTGTCGCTGGACATCCTCGGCACCCGCTCGCCCGAGGAGGAGGAGCTTGACCGCATGCGCGGGCCGATGGTGGCGCGCGACGTGTCGGAGGACTCGCGGTTCGCCAAGGTGGCGGCCGACCCGGACAAGGGCGTGGACGCCGAGAACGCGAGCGGCTCGTACGAGGCCTTCCTGTCCATGATGGGCGGCCCGCCGCCGGTTCCGGGGAGGGAGTGATGGAGCGCAATCGCCCGGCCGACGCCGAGACGCTGCGGGCTGCAGCGGAGGTGCTGGCCACCCGGGCTAAGCGCCGAACCTTCGCCTTGCGGGTCGTCATCCGGGTGCTGGAGCGGTCCGCCGATCTGATCGACGGCAGGGTGAGCCGTGGCTTACGAGGGCCCTGAGTACTGGTACGTCATCTACAAGGCGGTCGGCGACTTCTCCGGCCTGATGCGCGACGCGGCCCAGGCCAAGGCCGCGCTGCAGGGGATGGCCGACGCGGTTAAGGCCGAGACCGCGGCCGAGGTGGCCGGCTCGACCCAGGCCGCCGCAGCGCGCCAGAAGGACACGGTTGCGATCCGCGACCAGACCCAGGCGCTCGCGCAGGCCGCCACCGCGGCGGAGCAGGCCAACCAGCAGCTGCTCTACGGCGGCCGCACCAACATGGCCCAGCACCTGTCCGACATCGCGCAGGAGCTGAACTACACCACCCTGCTCAACCGCCAGCACTGGCTCGGGTTCTCCTCCGTGCAGCAGGCCATGAGCTACCGGCAGCAGATGTACCAGCTGGCGCTGCTGGAGAACAAGGCCCACTTCGCCGGCTACCTGACCGCCGACCAGTACCTGGGCTTCATGCAGCGCGAGATCGCCGGGTCCACCTCGCAGGCCGCCGCCATCCGCGCCCGGGCCGCCGCGATCGGCATCGAGACCGCCGCCATGCTGGCGTACGATAACGCGGTCCTCGGCACCCACCAGTCGCTCGGGCAGCTGGGCGGCGGGGCCAGCGCCTATGCCGCCGCGCTCACCGGGCTGCCGTCGGTGGTGACCACCCAGGCGCTCTTCGACGACGCCCCCGCCATCGCCCAGATCGCCGCCTACCGGGCGTCGCTGGCCGCCATCCCGCGCGCGGAGTCGCTCGACATCCTCTCGTCCTCGATGCGCACGGGCATCCCGCTGGTCGGGCAGGAGGCGCCGAGGGCCGAGCCGGAGCCCGCCGCGCTCCCGCCGAGCGCGGTCCCCCCGGTGGTGTTCCGGTCCGAGTTCGACGACCAGAAGGCCGAGAGCGGGCTGCAGGCGTTCGTCGGGGATCTGACCGACGCCGTGCGGGAGAAGTACGTCTTCCGCCCGGAGCTGGACGACACCGCGGTGAACGAGGCGCTGGACACCATGATGGAGCGGGCGCGGGAGATCAAGGCCCCGACGACGCTCGGCATGGGCGGGACGTCCGGCGGGGGCGGGGGCGGCTCCCCGGGGACCTCCGAGTCCGCCTGGAGCAGCCTGCTAGACGACTGGGAGCGGGCGCGCCAGGACGCGGCCGAGGACGCCCCCCTGTTCGAGGAGATGGACAGGGCGCTCGGCGCGGTGGGCGAGTCCGCCGCCGAGACCGCGCTGGGGATGAGCGCCGCCGGGAAGGCGGCCATCGAGTATGGCGTCCACCTGGGCGATGCCGTCGGCAACGCGAACGCGCTGGCCGCCGCCTCGTCCAGCCTGACCCAGCAGACCCGGGCGGCGCGGGCCGCCAACCTCCTGCTCGCCATGTCGCAGGAGGTGCTGAACCAGGGCGACGACGGCCGCATCCGGGGCATCCTGGCGAGCATCGCGGCCACCGGCAGCGGCACGCAGGCCCTGGCCGGGGCCCGGCTCGCCCTGGAGTACTACGCGGGCGCGCAGGACCAGGCCGCCAGGTCCGCCGCGGAATTGGCCGTCGCCAACGAGGGGGCCGCGGGCAGCTTCTCGCTGCTGGGGTACCAGGTCGACGACTACACCGCCCGCCTGGCGCGGGACGCGCTCATCGCCCGGGCGGCGCTGGCCGACCTCGGGTTCAACGATCAGCTGGCCATCGGGCCGGCCGCCCTCCGGCGTGAGCTGGAGGCGGACGCCCCCATCTTCTCCGCCACCGACGAGGAGCTGCGCGGGATCGGCGAGTCCGCCGCGGAGGCCGCGCAGGCCATGCGGGACGACGACGCCGCCGCCGCCGACCTGGGGGACGTGCTGGAGGGGCACACCGTCCCCACCATCGCCGACGCGGTGGCGAACATCCGGGCCCTGGCGGACGCCTCCGGCAGCTCGTACCAGAAGCTGCTCGCCCTCAACGCGATCACCCGGCTGCTGGGGATCAGCCAGGAGGACCTGAACGCCAGCAGCGACGACGCGCTGCGGGACATGATCAGGCTCGCCGCCGAGGCCGACAGCCTGACCGCCGCCTACGGGGCCGCCAACGCGGCCGCCCGCCGGTTCGAGGAGGCCGCCAGCACAGCAGGCGCGGGCGGGGGCGCGGGGCAGCCGCCGACGCCGACCGCCCCCGGCGCGGCGGACGGCGGGGACGACGCCGAGTTCTGGCGCTCGCTCGAAGCGGCCATGAAGGGCACCGACGACGAGGCGGTGCGCTCCGCCGCCACCTCCAAGGCCGCCGGGGCGGCCGCCGGGACCGCCGGGAACGCCGCGCGCACGGCAGGCGGCCTGTGGGGGTTCTGGGGCCGGCAGCTCACCCTGTTCGCCGGGGTGTTCTCCGGGGTCCCGCTGCTAGGCCACATCAGCGTGTGGGCGCTGGCGCTGCACACGCTGCTCGACTTCTTCATCGTCCTGGTGCCCGCCGTCGTCGCCGCCGGGGTCGCCCTCGGCGCGTTCGCGGTCGCCATCGAGCCGGCCGCCAAGGACGTCTACAACCGGTTCCTGGGCCTGCACACGGCGCTGGACGCCCTGTCCACCGGCAACGGCCCCATCAGCCAGGCCACCCAGCACATCGGCTTCCTGTCCGACCAGATGGGGACCCTCAACGCGACCATGAAGCCGCTGCCGGTCTCGCTCCGGTCGCTGCAGACCGCCATGGCCCCCGAGGCGGTGACCCTCTACGGGGCCGCCATCAACATCGTCACCCGCAACACCGGGCTGCTGCAGTCGATCGTCAAGACCACCGGGACGTGGGTGGAGGACCTGGCGGTCAAGATCCAGTCCGCCCTCGCCAACCGCGGCAGCGGCCTCAGCCAGCTGATCAACACCGCCGTCAACGACCTGCGGATCCTCGGGTCCATCGGCGGGTCGCTGGCGCAGCTCTTCGGCGAGCTGCTGCGCGCGGGGGAGCTGACCCACGTCTCGGAGCTGCTGTTCGAGGGCATCGCCTACGCCCTGTCGGTGGTGGCCAAGGCGCTGGCGATCGTCGGGCCGTACGCCACCGCCGTGGGCATCGCGTTCTTCGCGGTGGTGCACTACGGCGGCCTGCTGGCGAGCGCGCTGGTGTGGGTGGTCACCCAGCTTGAGTTCGTGTCCGTGTGGCTGGTCACCCTGCTGGGCAATCTGCCGCTGGTCGGCGGGGCGTTCGACGCGCTCGGGGCGAGCATGAAGACGGCCTTCGCGACCGTCCCGGCCGGGGGCATCCTGGCGATAGCCGCCGCCATCGCCGCGGTGGGCTACGCGATCTACTCCGCCGCGCAGGCCAGCAGCCAGGCCAAGTCCTACGTCGCCGGGCTGCAGCAGGCGCTCGCGTCCGACAACGCCAGCCAGGGGTTCGCCCGGATCCAGACGAACCTCGCCTCCATCGGCCAGTGGCTGACCGCGGCGTCGACCAACCAGCGCAACTTCGTCGGCAACATGGCGCAGGGCTGGTCGGACCTGTTCCGCGACGCGTCCGGGTTCGGGCTGCACCTGAGCGTCTACAAGGACCTGTGGGAGGCGATCACCGGGACCAACCAGCAGCCGGGGTCGACCGCCCTGGTGCTGCGCGAGCAGACCGCCGAGCAGAAGGACTGGACCACCACCCTGGCGGAGGCCGCCGACGCCACCAAGAAGTACGGCACCACCGCCCAGGAGTCGTTCGCCCTGATGGACCTGGCCGGGGTGAAGGTCACCGACAACCTGGCGACGCAGCAGACCAAGGTCGACGACCTGGTGACCGGCTGGCTGAACATGGGGGTGGCCGGCTACCAGCTGAAGAACGGGATGAACCAACTGGGCGCGGCGATCAACGCGGTCACCCTCTCCAGCGAGCTGCAGTCCAGTTCGATCGCCACCCTGACCGCCGACTTCACCGCGTTCCTGACCCTCACCACCCAGGGGCAGACGGCCCTGGACGCCTTCGGGTCCGGCATCTACACGGTGGCCACCAACCTGAAGGCCGCCGGCGCGTCGATGGGCGGGGTCAACGCCGCCAGCTTCACCCTGCGCCAGTCGTGGGAGTCGCAGCTGTCGTCCGGGCAGACCCTCTACAACAACCTGCTGGAGCAGAACGCCGCTGCCGGCAACACCGCCAAGACCAACGCCGCGCTCGCCGCCTCCGGGCGCGACCTGGTGTCGATCATGCTGGCCCAGGGCGGGGCCGGCGAGGAGTCGGTGCAGGGCACCTACGCGCTCGCCCAGTCCATGGGCTACACCGGCAAGGCCACCTACGACGCCCTGGAGAAGTGGTCGGGCGGCAACCACGACGTCACCGGGACCCTGAAGGACCTGAACAAGCAGGTCGGGACCCTGCAGACCGGCAGCTCCAACCTCAGCACCGACGTGCTCAACCTGGCCGCCGCCGTCGGCACCAACCTCACCCAGGCCATCGCCAACGGGCTGGTCGCCATGCCCCAGATCACCAAGGCGGTCGCCGGGCTCTACCAGTACATCCTCACCAACCGGAAGGCGGTCGCGAACGGGCCCACCGCGCAGGAGGTGAGCCTGTCGACCTCGGTGGCCAACGCGCTCATCGCGGTCTACGGCACCACCCCGCAGGGGCTCGACCAGGCGAAGAACGAGTTCGTCGCGACCCTCACCCAGATGGGGGTCAAGCGGGCCCAGGCGCTGCAGCTGTGGGCGGCCGACACGACCAAGGCGACCAACACGCTGCCCAACCTGACCCCCCTGCAGAACCGGCTGAGGGACGTGGAGGGGCAGCTCGGCAAGCCCATCACCCCGACGCTCAACCTGACCCCGCTGCAGTCCCGGCTGGCCGAGATGCAGAGGGACTACGGCCAGGCCTACAACCCGCCGCCCGGCTACATGGCGCAGAGCGACGCCAACACCGCCAAGCTCGCCCGCTGGTTCACCGACACCCTCCCGCACGCCGCGAACGTAGGCTGGAACGCCGTCTACACCGGGTTCTTCAACGACGTCAACCACCCGCTCAGCAACTTCTTCAACAAGCAGATCCCCGAGGCCTACAACGCCTCCAACAACGCCCTCATCGCCGGATGGCAGGCGTTCAACCGGTGGTGGGACGGCAACATCCGCGCGCCGTGGGACCAGTTCTGGAACAACACCGTCACCGGCTGGTTCATCAGCGCCGGCACGGCCCTGACCGGGGTCTGGGTGAACGTCAGCCAGGGATTCGGCCACTACCTGGTCTCGGACGTCGGCAAGTTCTTCAACAGCCAGATGCCGAACTGGTTCGACGGCCTCGGGCGGGACTGGAACAAGTTCTGGAGCCAGGGCTGGACCGACTTCAGCCGGGGGCTGGTGCAGCCGATGGAGCGCTGGTTCACCACCACCATGCCCAACGCCATCTGGGGCGGGCTGAAGGGCGGCATCGACAGGGCGATCGGCGGGATGAACACCGTCATCGGGTTCATCAACTCCGTCACCGGGGTGGTGGGCGTCCACATCAGCCCGATCCCCAAGCTGGCGCGCGGCGGCGGGGTGCCGATGGCGTCGGGCTCGGTGCCCGGCACCGGCGACGAGGACGGCACCCACATCATCGCCATGGGCGGGGAGTACATGCTCCGCAAGCCCGCCCGGATGGCGCTGCAGGCCGCCTACGGGCCGGACTTCATGGACCACCTCAACAACGCCGACGCCTGGCTGGGCTCGGGGTCGCGCGGGAACGCGGCCAGCCAGCGCCGCCCGGCCACCGGGAGGTACGCGGGCGGCGGGATCATCAACAACATCGGGAACTGGCTGGGCGACGTCGCGGGCGACGTGGGGTCCCTCGCGAAGGGGGCCTGGAGCGGGGTGGCGGGGGCCGCCCGCGACGTCGCCCGGTACGGCGAGAAGGCCGTCTTCGACGCCATGTGGTCGGTCAGCGGGGCCCCCGCGGAGGCCGGGCTGGAGCACCTGGGCACCCCCGGGGACATGGCCGCGTCGTGGGTGCAGCAGATCCACAACGGGGTCGAGAACTACATCAACGGCCAGACCTCCAAGGCCGAGGCGGCGGGCTCCTCCCTGCACCCGACCGGCGCCGGCGCGACCATCCAGAAGCTGATGCAGTCGATGGCCGCCTCCGTCGGGTGGACCGGCGCGAACTGGTCGGCGCTGAACAACGTCGAGATGCGCGAGGCCGGCTACAACCTGTCCGCCAGGAACCCGACGTCGGGCGCGTACGGGCTGGCGCAGTTCATCAACGGGCCGTCGGAGTACGCGCAGTACGGCGGCAGCAGCGCGTCGGCCGTCGGCCAGATCACCGCCATGATCAACTACATCAAGGACCGCTACGGGACGCCGGTCGGGGCCTGGGCGCACGAACTGGCGGACGGGTGGTACGCGGGCGGCGGCCCGGTGGTGTCGGCGCTGAAGTCGGTCACCGGCAACCTGGAGCAGCGGGAGTCGATGGCGCTGGCGTCGTGGCTGCTGTCCCGCTGGGACGCGACCGCGAAGGACCCGTCGGCCGACGAGTACGGCGCGTGGCTGACCAACCTGCGCAAGCACAAGGGGTTCACCGCCGCCGACGCCTACAACCCGACCAAGGCCGCCCGGCTGATGGAGCCGTACTACCGCACGTCGGTCAACTCCTCCAGCGCCGCCCGGTGGAAGTCCCAGCCGGAGCAGGCCGCGCTGTACGCCGCCGCCATCGCGCAGACCGCGGCGGGCACGTCGTGGCACACCCCCGACAAGGCGCTGCTGACCGAGGGGTGGAAGCAGGTCGGCAGCGCGCTGGCCGTCCCGCCGGTGCCCACCAGCTCCGTCATCCCCAAGGCGGACGTGACCGCCTGGGCGAGGTACGCGGGGCAGATCCACCCGCAGTGGCAGCAGGCGTTCATCGCCTGGCAGGACCTCTACCAGCTCAACAAGCGCCCGGCGGCCGGGTACGGCCCGACGAACGCGCAGTGGCTGCAGTTCGACGCCGAGCGCACGGCCGCGGCCCTGGCCGAGAAGAACGCCAACAAGGCGGTCGACGCGCTGCTGGGCGCCCGCGCCCCGACGACGGCCGAGTGGCAGCTGGCCGGCCGCGACCTGGCCTCCTGGGACAGCGCGCTCGGCGCGATGAACCTGGGGCGGCAGTACCACCCGGAGTTCTGGGCCAACGCCCGGGCGGACGTCGGGCAGCTGGAGAAGGACGTGGCGGGCAAGAGCACCAGGGGAATGAAGGCCACTTGGCAGCAGGCGTTCGGCAACTGGCAGGCCCTCTACCAGATGCCCCGGCCGGCCGGGGGGAAGGCCCCCACCCAGGCCCAGTGGAACACGTGGATGGCCCAGCGGGCCGGCGCCGCCCTCGCGGAGAAGAACGCCAACGCCGCGCTCAGCCCGATCTTCGCCGACGTGAACGACCCGGCCGCGCTCACCTCCGGGGACTGGACCGCCGCCGAGCGGAGCCTGACGGGGTGGGCGGCGGCGCTGCGCAACGCCTCCGTGGGCAAGGAGTACCGGCCGGAGGCGTGGGGCGACACCTACGACCACCTGCAGATGCTGGAGGGCGACGTCGCCGGGGCCGCCAAGGCCTGGCAGGGGATCTGGGGCGAGTACCTGATCCCCGGCATCACGGTGCGCAACCCGGGCAACGCCCCCGTCACGGTGGACCTGAACAGCCTCATCGTCGGCGGGCCGGGCGGCGGGTCCCCCGGCGGGGACTACGGGTTCGGGCTCGCCGGCGGGGGCGGGGTCCCGGCGGCCGTGTCGTCGATGTTCGGGGCCGGCATGGCGGCCGGCGGGGTGGTGCCCAACCTGTTCCTGCCGGGCCTGTCGGCCACCATGCAGAGCCAGCTCTCCTCGCAGGCGACCGGCACCATGCCGCGCTCGCTGTCGGAGGCGGCCGGGCGCACCGTCGGCCTGGAGGTCGGCCAGCTAACGATTAACAACCCGCGGCCCGAGAAGCCGAGCGACTCGATCACGAGAAGCTCCAACCGCCTCGCGTTCCTCGCCGGGAGGGGGATCGCCTTATGCCCAGCGCGCCGGTGGGGGCCTACTCCCCGAATGAGATCTGGTACTTCAACGGGGTCCCGCTGTCGACCAGCTACTACAACGTGGCCACCTTCGGGGGGTCGCGCGCCGGGGTGCCGACGCTGCGCGGCCAGGACTACCAGGTGCCCTACCGGGCGGGCCAGCTGTGGCGGTCCAAGTACCCGGACGAGCGCACCATCACCCTGACCATGTGGACCGACAGCCAGATGTCGGCCAACCAGTCGTACCCGGCGGGCGACCCGCGGCGGGCGTTCAACGACAACTGGCAGGCGCTGCGGGCGCTGTTCTTCAAGCGCGGCGCGCAGGGGCAGGTGCAGAGCCAGCTGCAGCGCAACTGGTACTGGACGCTCAACGGCACCCCGACCATGGTCCAGTCGACCGCGATGGCGGAGCTGGCGGGCAGCATGGACCCGACGATGAACGGCCGCACCTCGGCCGCCTTCAGCGTCGACCTGCTGCTGTCCGACCCGTACTTCTACGGAGGGGCGCGCACCCAGGCGGTCACCACCGCGGGCGCGACGATCAACGCCTACGGCGAGGGGGTGGTGGGCGAGGGGTTCGCGTCGGCCGTCAACTCGTTCACCGTCACCATCACCGCCGCGACCACCGTCACCAACACCACCGCCGGGGTGAGCCTCACCCACAGCGGCGCGGGCGTGGCGGCCTACCCGGTGACGATCGACATCCTGCGCTACACCGCCGTCGACGCCGCGGGCAACAACTGCGTCGGCGGGCTCAGCCACGTCGGCAGCCGGATGTGGCAGTGCCTGCTCAGCGGCGCCAACGTCATCACCAACACGGCCGGGACCGCGACCTTCGCCTGGAACGACGCGTACGTCTAGTACGGCGGTGTTGCGCGTAGTAGAAGGCATGGATCGTAGACAGGGCATCAAGGCAGGCGGGCTGCTGGCAGACCGCGGCTGGCTGTACGAGCAGTACGTCACCAAAGGGCGCTCTACCGCCTCCATCGCCGACGAGGCGGGGTGCGAGCCGTCCTCCGTCTGGTACCGGTTGAAGAAGTTCGACATCCCCCGGCGTCCTCGCACGCTTTCTAAACACCGCATCGACGAAAACGGACGTGAGTGCACTATCTGCGGCCAGTACAAGCCTTGGTCCGAGTTCTGGTCTTGCGTCGACGCTAGAGCCCGGGGGTCCGCACTGCCCGGACAGGCGAGGACCAAGGACTGCAGGTGCATAGAGTGCCATAGCCGTCCAGAGACCAAGGCCTACCTGCAGGAGTACCGGCGGGTTTACCAGCTGGTACGGCGGTTCAACATCACCCCGGAGCAGTACACAGCCTTGCTTGAGGCGCAAGGGGGCGTGTGCGCCTTGTGCCGTAAGCCCGAGCGGGCTCACCATCAGAGCGGGAAGCTGAAGCTTCTTGCGGTCGATCATGACCGGCGCTGCTGTCCCGGAGCCAAGTCCTGCGGTCGTTGCATCCGCGGGCTTCTCTGCTTCTCGTGCAACGTGACTCTCGGCAAGCTGGAGTGCCGGGGTATCGCGGCCCGGCTCCCTGACTACCTGGACGCCCGGCCCATCGGCCTGGAGGCTGCCGCCTAGTCACCGATTAACCCTCCCGAGAGTCCCCGCGAGGACCGAGGGAGGGCAGTCGGCGTGACTACGCAATGGCGCTTTTACAGTAACGTCGCTGTGCAGGACACCCTCGCGGTGACCGGCGGCGGGAACCTGTCGACGTCGGCCACGTCGATCTACGCCGGCTCGGGCGCGCCCGTCGGCTACCCGACCTCGTTCCCGTTCACCCTCGATCTGGAGCCGGGCAGCGCCAACTTCGAGCTGGTGAGCGTCACCTCCGGCGCGGGCACGTCGGCGGCGCCGTGGATCGTCACCCGCGGGTACGACGGCACCACACCCCGGACCCACGTGGCGGGCACGGCCATCGCCCACACCTGGAGCGCGGGCGACCTGACGGCGGCGGCCGCGCACTACGCCGCCGGGTCGGGCAGCGGGGTGCACGGGCTGCCGAACTCGGCCTGGCTCGCCAACGCCTGCGCCACCTTCAACGAGACGACGCTGGCGAACTCCACCACCAACGTGGTCACCTGGTCGTCGATCCCCCAGACCAGCCTGCACCTGCTGGTGGTCGTGCAGGCGCGGCTGACGGAGACCACCGCCCTCACCGACGACATCACGCTGAACTTCAACGGCGACACCGGGGCGGACTACAGCTACCTCAACAGCTCGGTGGCCAACACCTCCGGGTCGCTGGTGGCCGCCCAGACCACCGGCTACGCCGTGGCGGGCATCCCGCTGTTCCGGGTGGCGGCCGCGCAGGGCGGGGCCCCGGCCAACGCCGGCGGCGGGTTCGCGGTCATCCCCAACTACTCGAACGCCTCCTACAACAAGGCCGCCTACTCCCTGTCCGGCGCCGGCAACGGCACGTCCTCGATGGTGGACGGGCGCACCCGCTGGGGCTTCTGGAACCCGGGGTCGCAGGCGGCGGTCTCCTCCATCTCGCTGACCGCCCCGGCCGGGTCCGACTTCCTGGTGGGCAGCCAGTTCAGCCTCTACGGGATCGGGTGAGCCGTGGCCACCGAGCGGATCATCGACCTGGCCGGCTGCCGGTACGCCGACCGGGAGTGGCAGGGCCCGCTGCCCGAGCCCGACGCCTCCGGGGAGACGGGCGCGGCCCGGCGCAGGCGCGAGGCGACGGCCCGGCTGCGCCGCCGGGTGCGCGAGCAGATCTCCGTCCCGCGGCCGTACCTGGACCGGGCCGACCTGGTGGACCTGCTGCTGGTGATGGGCGAGGGCGACTGGTGAGCGAGCCCGTGACCATCACAGACGGCGATGCCGTCCGCATCGGCGAGGGCCTGGAGGTCACCCGCCGCGGGAGGGGCTTCACCCCCTACCCCGAGACCCCGGGGCCGCGCCCGCGCCCCGCAGGCAACGACACGAGGGGACGCCACGTGGAGCAGGAGCGCGAGCAGGACGAGCAGCCGCCGCCGGTGACGATGAGCGGCGGGCTGCGGCTGCCGCCGCTGGCCGCCAGGCCCGCGCCGGCCCCGGCGCAGGATGACGAGCCCGCGCGGTGAGCAGCTACTGGTACGACGTCACGGTGGAGGCGTCGGTCAACGCCGTGGCCGCGCTGCTGAACGGCGGCACCCTCAAGCTCTACACCGGCACCCAGCCCGCGCTCGACGGCGCGGTGACCGGCACGCTGCTGGCCACCCTCACCTTCGGCGGCACCGCGTTCGGGTCCTCCACCGCCGCCTCCGGCACGGTCACCGCGACCGCCAACGCCATCGCCAGCGGCACGGCCGGCAACACCGGGACCGCGGGCTACTTCGTGGTGGAGGAGTCCGGCGGCACCGTCGTGGCCACCGGCACCGTCGCGAGCCCCAGCGGCGGCGACCTGAACCTGTCCACGCTGTCGATCGTCAGCGGGGCCACCGTCTCCTGCTCGGCGTTCACCATCACGCAGTCGCAGACCGGCACCTGACCCCGGCCAGTGTCCCCGGCTGGTAGGGAGGTGAGCGCGTGACCACGCACGTCCAGGACGGGACGGCGCAGACCGGCGGCGGCACGACGTTCACCGTCCCGATCACCACCACTGCCGGGCACTGCCTGGTCCTGTACGCGACGCAGTGGGTGACCAGCAACACCGCGCTCCACATCGTCTCCATCAGCGACACCGCCGGCAACACGTGGAATTACTCGACCGCCACCGCCAACCAGAACCCGCCGGTTAACGGCTCCTACGACGCCTCGGTCACCCAGTACGGGATGACCGCCATCGCCTGCTGCCTCGTGGCGAACGCGGTCACCTCCGTCACTGTCGTGCTGTCGGGCAGCGGCGACTTCGCCGAGGTCCAGGTCCAGGAGTTCAGCGGCCTGCCGGCCGGGGCCCGGGTGCTCGGCGCGGCCTCCAACGGCACCCTCGCCAGCGGGGTCAGCAGCATCACCACGCCGTCGGTCAACGCGCCGTCCGGCAGCCCGGTCCTGGTCTGCGTCAACACGAGCCTCCTGAACGGCGAGTGGACGGGCGCGTCCAGCGGCTACACCCTGCTGTCCTTCACCGACACGCTCGCCGCCTACAACGTGGCGGCCACGGCGGGCTCGGCGGTGTCGTGCACGCTCACCACCGGCGCCACCTGGGACGTGCCAAGCTCGGCGATCCTCGTCATCGGCGCCCCGCCCGCCGTCACCTCCGCCGGGTCCCTGGCCATGGCCCCGCTGGGCGTGTCGGGCGCCGCGGGCGAGAACATCGCCTCCGCCGGCCACCTGGCCATGGCCCCGCTGGGCGTGTCGGGCGCCGGGTCCCAGACGGGCGGCGGGGTCACCTCCGCCGGGTCCCTGGCCATGGCCCCGCTCGGGATGTCCGGCGCCGGCTCCGAGCACGGCAGCAACGTGACCGGCACCGGCCACCTGGCCATGGCCGCGCTGGGGACGTCCGCCGGCGGCGCGGTCATCCTGCCGCCCGAGCCGTCCACCTTCATCGGCACGCTGCCCGGCGTGGTCGGGGCGAACCCGCCCGTCGGCGGGCGGCTGGGCGGGCCGCGCCTGGGGTCCGGCCCCACCGTGCAGACGGGCATGCCCGCCGCCGTCAACCCGGCGGGCTACCCGGGCGGCCCGGCCGGGGTCGGCGCGATCACCCCGTCGGCGGTGGGCAACGGGTGGGAGATCCAGGTCGTCTCCGCCGCCGACTACGTGACGCTGCTGGCCGTCATCCCGTCGTCGATGCTGGTCAGCTTCCAGTTCGCGATGCAGCTGGACGACATCGGCTCCGGCACGGTGGTGCTGTCGCAGGACGACCCGTGGTGGCAGCACGTCACCCTCCCCGGCGGGCTGCCCTCGTCCACCCTGCTGGACGAGGAGTGCCTGTGGCAGTTCTGGCAGGACGGGGTGCGCCGGTTCGAGTTCTTCGGCGAGACCGTCACCGAGCAGCTGGTGGACCCGTCCGAGCAGCGCACCGCCACCATCACCGGGCCCGGCACCATCGCCGCCCTCAAGTGGGCGATGATCGCCCCGCAGGGCTTCCCCGACATCATCCTGAAGCTCGACGGCATCCTCGACAGCTTCGACGAGACCGACGTCAACGGCAACGGGGTCCTCGACACCAACATCTGGACCACCGCCACCCCGGCCGCCGACGTCTACATCACCCCGACCGGGGTCATCTACAACTACCCGGGCGGGACCGGCTACGCGCTGTCCACCCTGTACCCGTCGGGGTCGGTCACCCTGGTGGCCACCCCGGGGACCACGTTCCTGGGGGCGTCGCCCTACGACGCGACCAACACCCTGATCTCCGCCCAGGTGACCCCGGTCGGGGTGAGCGCCAACGCGGCCGACTCCTCCACCCCGGCCCCGTACGGGGCCGGGCTGAACGGCTCGCAGCTGACCCAGTTCTACATCGAGTCCAACCTCAACACCGCCTACTACGCGCTGTTCGGGCTGTCGGCGTCGGCCTTCTACTGCCAGTTCCGGGGGCCGAGCGGCACCTACACCAAGGTGCTGCCCGCCTATAACCCGACCAGCCACGCGTACTGGCAGATCACCGAGCAGGGCGGCACCCCCGGCGGGTCGGGCACGTTCTACTTCTGGACCAGCCCCGACGGCCAGACCTGGACCCAGCAGTGGACGATCGTCCACAACTGGGACGCGACCGACGTCTCGCTCTACTTCACCGCCTCCTACTCCGGCACCGGGCAGTCGGCCCAGCTCACCAACCTGAACTCCAACGTCACCACCCCCAGCTACCAGGGCCGGATCTACCTGAACGTCCCGCTGATGGGCGTGTGGCTCGACCAGTTCGAGGCCGCCAAGGCGCGCGGCACCATCCCGTTCATGCACACCGACACCAGCGCGACCGCCGACAGCTTCGGCCGGGCCTGGAGCGACGCCCAGAACGTGCAGGCCACCAACGGCACCGACCTGTACTCGTTCCTGCAGTCCGCCGCGTCGGTGGTGAACGCCGACTACATCATGCTGCCCGGGTTCCAGCTGCGGGTCGGCCAGCCGGCGCCGGGGCAGGTGGCGCTCGGCACCGACCGGTCCTCGTACCTGATCCTGCGCGAGGGCTACGACTGCGCCGCCAAGACCCGGGTCCGCGCCCGCAACCAGATCACCACCCTCATCGGCGGGGAGAACGCCGACGGGCACGAGATCTCCGCCTCCAGCCCGGGCTACATCGCGCAGTGGGGGCAGCGGGAGGCCTGGTACCAGACCGCGGTCCAGGTGGACCCGACCTCGATGGCCTACGCCACCGCGTCGGCGCTGGCGCAGAACGAGACCGAGATCCTGAGCTGGACCCTGCAGCTGGCGCCCAACCTGCCGGGCCGGACGGTCTTCGAGAACTTCAGCGTCGGCGACTGGCTGGGCCTGGAGCGGCCCGACTTCTCGGCGGTCGACGACGTGCGGGTGATGGGCATCGCCGTGTCGGTGGACTCCGGCGGCAACGAGGCGCACGAGCTGACGCTCATCAGCTACATCCAGTGGCTGCAGGAGCAGCTGACCTACATCTCCAGCCGGCTGGGCGGCCAGTTCGTCAACGTGCTCGGCACCAGCCCGGTGGCCCCGAGCAAGTACGGCACCGGGCAGGTCCCCACCTACTTCGACCCGGCCGCCACCCTCGCCCGGCTCGCCGACGTCGCCACCGGGTCGGCCGGGAGCACCCTCGCCAACTCGCCGCTGGTCTACAACCCGACCACCGGGAACTACCAGCTGGCCGGCACCACCGACCCGGTGACCGGGAGCACGCTGCCGTCGTCGGTGTCCAGCCCCACCGCCTCCAACACCCAGGCCCCCGACACCACCGTCATCGTCGTCAACGGGGCCACCAGGACCACGGTCGGGCTGCAGGGCGACGGCACCGTCACCGTCGTGGACTCCAACGGCCCCGCCCCCGGCGTTCCCGACACCCCGGCCGCCGTCGGCGTCATCGCGGGCGTCACCATCACCTGGGACGGGAAGGTGGGGGGCGGCGCGACCCCGCTGTCCGACTTCCAGTACGTCCAGGTCTACCTGGGCACCTCCTCGTCGTTCACCCCGGGCCCGTCCACCCTGATGGGCACGCTGCAGACGGCGGGCACCGTGGCGGTCAACGGCCTGACGGCGGGCGTCACCTACTGGGCCAAGCTGACCGCGGTCAACACCTCGGGCAACGCCTCCGCCCCCACCCCCGGCGCGGCCGCCACCGCCACCGGGGTGCCCGGCGGCATCGTCACCGGGCAGCTGCCGGCCAGCGTGCTCGGCAACAGCGCCGGGTCCTGGGCCCTCAACCCCAACCCGTTCTTCAACGGCGGGTCGCTCACCGGGTGGGCCGCCGCCAACGCCACCCTCACCGCCACCCAGTCCGTCCCCGCGGGGGCGCCGGGGGCCCCGCCGTGGTGCGCGCAGCTGGCGTCCACCGCGGCCAACGGGTACATGAACGGGTCGCCCGCCCCGTTCCCGGTGACGGCGGGCCAGCCCTACTCGATGACCGCCTGGGTCTACAACCCGTCGGGGTCCGCGGTCAACGTGCAGATCGGGTTCAACTGGGCGGGCGGGCTGCAGACGTTCAGCGTCCCGCCGGCGATCTGGACGCCGCTGGCGATGGTGTCGGACGCCCCCTCCGGGACCACCAGCGGGTACCAGGTCATCGAGCTGCCGTCCTCGGGCGTCACCGTCTACGTGACCGGGGCGGTGGCCGCCGGGCAGGTGCAGGGCCAGCTCATCGAGGCCCTGTCGATCACCGCCAACCAGATCGCGGTCGGGATCATCCTGGCCGGGGTGGTGAACGGCACCCTGGTGGAGGGCGCGCAGTTCGTCGCCTACGGCACGTCCGGCGAGGTGTTCGTCTACGCCGGCCCGCCCGCCGTCGGCAACCTGATCGGGTCGTGGTCGGCGACCGCGGGCAACGACTCGGCCGTCTCCGGCGGCGCGGGCAACAGCTACCCGGCCGGGCTGATGATCGGGGCGCCGGGCTCCAGCAACCTGGTGCTGCAGCCGAACGCCGACCAGGCGTTCAACCTGACCACGGCCATCGCGGGCGTCCTGACCGCGATGACCCAGTACAACAGCGGCGACTCCAACGAGGTCATCCCCGGCCTCATCGGCGCGATGGACGTGGGCAGCGGGGGCACCACCAAGCAGTCGCTGGTCGTCTCCAGCCCGCTGGCCTCCACCACCGGCGCGGCGATGCTGCTGGAGAGCGAGAACGACACCGGGTCCGACACCGCGGTGGTGACGTTCGGCACCACCAGCACCCCCGACGGCGAGACGCTGGTGTTCACCCCGCTGATGGCGCTGTCCCCGTACGCGATGATCCTGTACTCGGGCGCGGGCAGCCAGGTCATCGTCACCAAGACCAGCGGCAGCGGCACCATCCCCATCCCGGCCGGGATCACCGTCGCCAAGGGCGAGTCCTGGGGCCCGGGCGGAGGCGGCGGAGGCGGCAACTCGTCCGGGTTCGGCGGCAGCGCGGGCGGCGGCGGCGGCTACGGCTGCGAGCCGGTCCTGGCGGTGCCGAGCGGCGGCACCGTCTCCTACTCGGTCGGGTCGGGCGGCAGCGGCGGCGCGGTCGGGTCGAACGGCGGCGCGGCGAGCGGCGCGTCCACGCTCACCGGCTCCAGCGCCACCGTGACGGGCAACCCCGGGTCCCCCGGGAACGCGGGCTCGGGCGTCGGGGGCAACGGCGGCGCGGCCAGCGGCAACTCGATCGCGAACACGGGCGGCTTCGGCGCCGGGAACGGCGGCGGCGCGGGCGGCGGCGGAGGCGGCGGCTCGGGGGGCAGCGGAGGCTTCGGGAACGGCGGGGACACGCCCGCGGGCACCAGCGGCACCAACGGCGGCGCGGGCGGGCCCGCCGTGGCGGGCGGCGGCGCGGGCGGCGCGGGCGGCGCGTCCCACGCCTCCGGGGCGTCGCCCGGGCAGGCCGGGTTCACCCCCGGCGGAGGCGGCGGAGGCGGCGGGTCCCGCCCGGGGGTCAACATCAGCCCGGGCGCGGCGGGCGCGAACGGGCAGGTCCGGCTCAGCTACATCACGGGCACGCCCAGCGTCGGGTTCTTCGTCAACACCGGCCCGGCGTTCATCGACCAGTACGGCAACTCGATCCCCGCCGGGCCGAACCTGGGCACCGACGCGAAGGGCGTGCTCACCCTCGCCGTCCCGGCCACCGCCCCGGCCGCCCCGACGGCGGGGGCCAAGATCTTCCCGGCCCCGGCCGGGTCCGCGACGGGGACCAGCGTCGAGGTGATGACGGGCTCGGGGGCCTTCGGCTACGTCCCGCTGGTCCAGGTGGACGCCGCCACCTACACCGCCACCTCCACCGGGTACACGGCCATCACCAAGGCCTGGTCGATCCCCGCGAACACCGCGCAGTTCACCACCATGTACGAGGTGGAGGTCCCGTTCTTCGGCCTGTTCGAGAACCAGACGCTCACCTGGACGCTCTGGCTCAACAGCTCCCAGCAGGGCGCGGCCATCACCATCGGGCCGGCGTTCTTCCCGAGCGCGTCCAACTTCGCCGGCACCATCCGCGCCAAGCTGCAGGTCGTCTCCACCGGGGGGTCGGGCGCGGCCTCCGTGTTCCTGGACGGCGGGGTCGGCAATGCCGGCACGCGCTCGTCCGGGACGAACAACAACAACGGCTACCTCAGCAGCACGTACTCGACCATCGCGTTCAACACCACCGCCGCCAACACGGTGGCCGTCGCGGCGGAGTGGGGCGCGACCGCGAGCGGCGAGACCATCACCGGGTACGGCAGCAAGTTCACCCGGCTCGGGCCCTAGCCGCCGATCATCCGGGCATGAGCGTAGGGAACCAGGCGAGCGCCGCTACCGTCAGCCAGATCCTCACCGACCTGACGGTGGGGCTGCGGGACCTCAACCAGCAGGCGGTCACCCTCAACGGGTGGATCAACGGGCAGGGCAACGGGCTGGCCTACCTGCAGCAGCTGGGGTTCGCCAGCGAGGCGAACACCGAGAACCCGGGGAGCCAGTCCGACGCGGAGTACGCGCTGCAGGTCGTCGACTACCTGGGCACCGTGTCGGGGGTGTTCTTCGGCACCGCCAACCAGCCCTCCAACTTCAACTTCGCCAGCGCGTTCGCGCCGCTGTGCGCCGGGAAGATCGCCTGACCTAGCCCTCAGCCGGCGATGCTGGCGGTGCCCCGCCAGGCGCCGCCGTGCTCGAACGGGCACGCCGCGAGCGCGGTGTCCGGCGGGTCGTGCCGGAAGAACCCCGGGGTGAGCGTCTCGTTCGGGTAGGTCGCGTGGAACGGCGGGGTGGTCGAGCCCCCGATTGGCGGGACGATCCACCCCCAGTCCGCGCTCCACGGCCGCCCCGCCGCCCGCTCGGTCTCCGCGAACTTCATGAACCGGCGCGTCTCGGTCTGGTGGTCGGTCGCCATCACCCCGGCCGCCTTGAAGCTGTGGGTGACCGCCACCGCCAGCTCCACCGCCGCGCGGTCGCGCCACAGCGTCGACTCGCTGCTCGTGTCCAGCCGCATCCCCGCCGCCACCGCGGGCAGCATCCCGTAGCGCGCCTCGTCCCCGAAGTTGCGCACGCCCACCTCGGTGGACGCCTGGTACCAGCCGTTGAACGGGGCGCACGGGTAGCGCACCCCGCCCGCCTCCAGGTACATGTCGGTCACCACCGGGACCGCGTACCAGCGCAGCCCCAGCCCCGCGAACCAGGGGAAGTCGGGGTGGGTGATCGGCACCTCCAGCACCGCGTCCCGCGGCACCTCGAACAGCCGCAGCCGGCCGCCCGAGGAGATCACCAGCGGCAGGACGTCGAACGACCCGCCGCCCCCGCGCCAGCCCAGCCCCCGCGCCAGGTCGGTGAGGCCGACGTTGCCCGGGTCGCCGGTCACCTCGCCGCCCGGCTGCCGGTAGCCGGCGTAGCGCACCGTCTGGGCGTTGAGGATGCGCGGCCCCGGCAGCCCCGGCTCGTCCGGCGCGAACACCGTGATGTAGGAGCGGACCCTGCCGCCGTTGGTGGCGACGCGCAGGTGCTCGATCGTCTCCGCCGCCACCCGGTCGGGGTCGGAGACCCCGCGCAGGTCCCGCACCCGCAGCGTGCGCCAGTTGTAGCGCCCGGTGCACCGGGCGCTGTGCCGCCAGGCGGCCCGCGCCGCCCACGCCAGCTCCGCCGTCGTGTGCCGGTACGTGCCGGTGCGCGCGATCGACGCGCGCACCTCGCGCAGCCGCCTGCCCTCCTCGCCCCCGTTCTCGGCGTGGTACTCGCGCACGAACCTTTCGGCTTCTTCCAGGGGGACGGACTCCGCCGTCGTCCTGCGCCTGGAGGTGAACATCAGCACCTACCCTTGCGTCTCCAGCTGGTCGTAGTGCACCTGCATGTCCAGGAACCCTGCGTCCCGGAACTGCTTGACGGCCAGCGCGGTCATGTCCGGCGGGCCTGCGATGAGCGCCTCCCGGCCGGCCCACTCCGCGTAGTCGAGCGCCGCGTCGGAGACGCAGCCGGTCAGCCCGGGGAAGTTCTCGTCCGCCACCACCGGCACCACCTGCAGCCAGGGGTAGACATCCGACAGCTCGCGCAGCGCGGGCATGTCGTACAGGCCGGTCGGGGTCTGCGCGCCGTGGAACAGGTGGATGTTGCGCCGGTACCCGCCGCCGGCCGCCACGGAGGCCTCGTCGGCCATCAGCACCGCCGCCACGACCGCCTTCACCGGGGCGAGGCCGGTGCCGCCGGCCACCGCCACCAGGTCGCGCTCGCCGAGCGCGTCGGCGGTCATCAGCCCGGCCGGCGGCCCGATGGTCACCTCGCTGAACAGCTCCGTGTCGCGCACCAGCGCGCCGCTCACCCAGCCGCCGCGCACCTGGCGCACGTGCAGCTCGATGAGGCTGCGCTCGCCGTACATCTGCGGCGGGTTGGCGATCGAGAACTGCCGCCACACCCGCGGCCACTTCGGGTGCTGCACGGTGATGTACTGCCCCGGCCGGTACGGCAGCGGCTGGTCGGTCTGCAGGGTGAGCACCGCCAGCCCGCGGGCGCGCTGCTCGTGCCGGATCACCTGCGCCCGCCAGGTGGCGGGGCCCCGCGCCGTGGCGGCGGCGAAGATCATGTGCTCGGCGGCCATCGCGTAGGCGGCCGCCCACGACGCCTCCGCCTCGGCGCTCCAGTTGGGGCAGTGCCGGCGCAGGGTGCGCAGCAGCGCGTCCCCGACCGGCGCGTAGTGCTCCGGGCGCACCCCGTACTTGCGGTGGTCGGCGCCCAGCTGGGCGAGGTAGCGGGCCAGCTGGTCCGGGGTCTCCAGCAGCGACGCGATCTTCAGCAGCGCCGCGAACAGCCGCTCGTTCTGCACGTCCATCATCGGCGGGAACAGCTCCCGCAGGCGCGGGCACCCGTTGAACAGGTAGCCGTAGAAGTCGCCCGCGCACTTCTGCGCGTCGGCCTCCATCCCCTCCAGCGACAGCCGGATGGCCGCCGGGTTGATCTCGGCGGGCTCCGCCCGCCCGGGCCCGGCCGACTCCGGTTCCGGGTCCCCGAGCGGGATCCGCCCGGTCGGCCCGGCCACCGGCGGGTCGGCCAGCAGGGCGCTCGCCGCCCTGGTCCTCGGCAGCCCCGCCGCCGGCCTGCCCTTCTTGCGGGCCGCCCTCTCCGGCAGCCCGAATCTCCGGCCGCCGTCTCTCGGGCTGCTCTCCTGCGTGCTCATCGACCCCTCCCTCGCGCCGCCACCCCGGCGGAAGCGCACCCTGCGGCAGCTTAGGTCTCGTTTGCGCATCCGGCCATGGTTTCCCGGTTTTTCCATCCCCGCGTCCGATTGCCGCCGCAGGAAGGGAGCAGCGCGTGAGCGGGATGGACGCAGGTCACAGGGAGGGCATCGGGTGGTACCCCCGGTGCACGGTGGAGAAGTACAGCGCCGACCAGACGAGGCACGCGCGCGCGTGGCTGGCGCGGGCGGGCACCCCCGGCCGGGCGCTGAACGGGAGCTGGATGCGGGTGATGTTCCGCGAGCCGGAGTGCGGGACGGTGCACGACGAGGGCAACGGGGTGGTGTTCTCCGGGCTGGCCAACCTGGCGGCGCTCATCGTCGGCGAGGGGTACCCGCTGGAGCGGGGCCGGACCTGCTTCGGGGTGGGCGCCGACGGCGTGACCGAGTTCAGCCGCGACCAGGCGCACCTGTCGGCGGCGGAGGGGGAGGACGAGGCCCGCAGCTTCTACCTGCCGATGGACCCCGGCTACCCGCGGGTGACCGGCGCGCTCACCGTCATCGAGGGGCAGGCCACGTTCAGCGAGGACCAGGCGTGCTTCCCCTGGAACGAGTGGTGCTGGGCGACCGGCGGCGGGCGGCCGCGGCCGGGCCACGTCCTGCGCCGGTGCTACGACGAGGGCACCTCGGTGATGATGAACCGCAAGGCGCCGCCGGGCGGCTTCGGGATGAAGGACCCCGGCATCGCCTGGTGCTTCCGCACGGAGATCACGGTCACCGGTTGACAACGTGCGACTACGTATAGGAGTGTGAGCAGGCAGGCCGGGGCGGGAGAGAGGTATGGATGGCCATGACCACTACCGCCGGGACACACTCTCCCGCCCTGGACCACTACCTGATGCGGCTGGACGCCGGCGCGCTGTTCAGCGAGGTCGCCGAGTCCGCGGCCGGCGGGGCCGTCGTCTGCGCGAACCTGCACCGCACCGTCCCGCTCGCGCTGGACGAGCGCGAACACCACCTGCTGGAGTCGTGGCGCGACGGGGCGACCGCCGGGGTGCGGCGCAAGGCGGTGCTGCGGGCCTCCGGGGCCCGCGACATGGGGCGCGTCACGTCGGTGTACCTGCCGCAGCGGCTCGGCTCGGCCTCGGTCGCGCGCGAGCTGCACACGACGGACATCCCGCTGGGCGTGGCGCTGCGGCCGCTCGGGGTGGTCCGGCGCAGCCTCGGGGCCCGGGTGGTGCACGGCACCCCGGTGTCGCTGCGGTGCTCCGGCGTCCTGCTGCTGCCCGGCGAGGACGGCGACCTGGTGCCGGTGGCCCTGGCGGCGGAGGAACTGTTGTCCGAGGTCCTGCCGGGGTAGACTGGTGATTGCCCTGCACGGCGAGGTTTGTGTGCTAGGAGAAGGCCCCCGCGTCCTCGGCCTGACCGCCAATGAGGATTCGCCCGCCCTGGTTTTGTCACTTCAGCCAGGGCGAGACAGCGGGGGTCTTTTCTTTACCCGAGCCAAGCGGTAGCCTGGCACCTGGCTGAAGTGACCGATGAGATACACATCGAGCAGCGCCGGACTAGTCACCCGGTCAAACCCAGGTCAGATCTGGTACTTGCCGCATTCCCGTAGAAGGTCCCCACGGACGCGCCGGGCGTGCCGCGGTCTCACTAGCCGCCTGCTCAGAGCTTCAAGCCGGGAGCCACCGGCAGTTGAATGGCGGGAATAGAACACGACTGACGGACCCGGGTAGCGAGTGCCGCATGCGGGTTTTAGCCGGGGGGATAAAAGCCATCTGGCTTGCATCTTCTTAGATTTCTGCCATGGTTTCTTCCGGACTTCGGACCATCCACCACCGACTACCCGCAGTGACCCGCCATGGGGAACCAGGGAGTTAAGGGGGGGTCTCGGGGGGGCACACGGCCGCGTACTCCCAGTTTGCGGGACGCCCGGGCTCAACTCAAGTAAAGTAGTCCCCGCGCCAGGCGGACGAGGGGCGCTCGGGCGTAGTAGGGAACATGGGACGACAGTCAGCGCTGAAGCGCGTGAACCAGGCGGCCGCCGGCGACGCGGCCGGCCGCATGAGGACGCTGTACGAGGAGATCTCCTCCCGGCCGGAGATCATCGCCGCGCACGCCGCGGCGCTCGCCGACGAGGGGATGCAGGCGCGGTGGCGGGCGGACCTGCCCGGCCAGCGGCAGCGGCTGAGGCAGGCCGGCTACCGGCAGGCGTTCGAGGGCAGCGACGGGGCCGGCGGCTGGACGCACCCGCGCACCCGGCTGAAGCTGCTGCACTCGGTGATGCGCGAGGACGACGGGCAGCTGTGGGGGCACCTGTCGCTGTCGTACTACCAGAGCGACGCCCTCGCCGGCTGGGCGGAGGTGCGCGACGCCAACCGCCTGCTCTACCCCGACCTCACCGGCGTGCAGGTCATCGCGCCGGAGGACAAGCACGTCAACATCGGCGAGGTGCTGCACGTGTGGACGTGCCTGACCGCGACGCCGATCCCCGACTTCGGCCGCTTCGGGACGATCTGATGATCTGGGTGGCGGGCCACTGCCCGCAGGGCTGCGGGGAGTTCCTGACGCTGGGCGAGGGCGGCGCGGTGGTGTGCTCGCGCCCCGGCTGCCCCCGGCCGACGACCGTGGCGGAGATCCTCGCCGAGGAGGAGACCGCGCACCTGGTGGAGGTCACCGACGACGGGTGGCGCGCCAAGCACCCGCTGCGCGAGCGGGTCGGCGGCGAGCTGCTGACGTGCGCCGTGGAGGAGGCCTTCATCCCCGGGGTCATGCCGCCGCCGGGCCAGTACCGGGTGCGCCTGACCACGGCCGGCCTGCCGACGTGGCAGTGGGAGAGCCTTGCCTGACCTGGGCTCGCCGCAGGCGCTGGCGGCGGTGGCCCGGACGCTGGCCGCGATCGAGGAGGACTGCTCGCAGGCGTGGCCGCGGTGCCCCCGGTCGGAGGTGTCGCTCATCTGCGACTGCCGGCTGCGCGCGGTGCGCGCCATCAACGCCCTGAAGATGCTTCCGGAATAGAAAAAGACCTGCCGCACCAGCCACGGCAGGTCTTTTTCTTGGTTCCCGGGGGTCTACGGCTCGATGTCCGCCTCGATCACCCGGCCGGGCGGCACGATGTACTCGCCGTACTCGGCCACCTCGCCGTCCGGCCCGGCCCAGGTCCACACCCCGGCCAGCACGCACGCCCCGCGCGCCAGGCGCAGCAGCGGCCGCTCCCGGCCGTCGTCCTTCGCTGCCCGGCACTCGAACGCGCTGCCGCCGCGAAGGACCGCCAGGTCCCAGCCCGAGCGCGCCGCGATCATCGCCGCCCCGCCCCGCGGGTCGGGTAGCGGGGCCTCGGCCAGCAGCTCCGGCACCAGGCCGGAGGCGTCCGCCCGGTGCCAGGTCACGGTCAGCCGCGACGGCCCGCCGTCCTCCAGCGTCACCCATTCGCGGCGGAGCACCGCGTCGCCCTCCGCCAGGCCGAAGATCGCCCGGACGTACTCGGGCGCCTCGACCAGGCCGGCGGAGGTGACCTCCTGCGACTCCGACTCCGGGTCCCCGGTCAGCCGCAGCCGCTGCTGCGGGGAGATGGCGGCCCGCAGCGGGGCGACCACCGTGCCGGCCGGGCCGGTGTCCACCAGCCGGCCCGCCCTCAGCCACTCGATCGCGCGCTGGGCGGTGGCGGGGGAGACCTGCGAGGCGCGGGCCATCTGCCGGACTGACGGGATCGGGTCGCCGGGGCGCAGCTCGCCTGACAGGATCCGCTGCTTGTAGTAGTCCGCCAGCTGGCGGTGGGCCGGGTCAGTGCGTCGTACGGGCGGCACTCTGTCTCCTGTGCTGTGGATGGTGCAGATGCGCCTGATTTTACCCGCCCCCAGGCAGCGCGCCCGGGAATGCCTTGCGTACCTGTATGGTTCACCGTACAGTGGACGAGAATCGCGGAAAGTTCGGGAGAGGGCCGGAGGGCCGAAGAATGTGCGAGACCGCAGCAGCGGCCCGGGTGAGCCGCAGGGACGCCCTGGTGCCGTGGCCGCGCGCCGCGAAGGTGCTCGGCCGCTCGACCGACACCCTCGACAACTGGTTCGCCGACCCGGCCATCGCCATGCCCGCCGTGCAGCAGCCCGGCGGCAAGGCGACCTACGCCTCCTGGCTGGACGCGGTGCTCGCCTCAGCCCGGCCCGGGGTGGCGGGCGACATGGCCGCGGCGTCGCGCCGGTGGTGGGACGAGCGGTTCCCCGGGGCCCGGAAGGCGGCGGCGTGATGCGGAAGCTCGGTGTGATAATGGCGGCGGTCCGCGGGCGGTCGTCGTCGCTGACCGTCGGGTCGGCGATGGCGGCGGTCGCGTTCGCGTCCGGGTTCATCTCCTTCACCCACATCTGCGCGCTGACCCTGGCGGAGGGGCAGAGCTGGAAGACGGCGCACCTGATGCCGCTGTGCATCGACGGCCAGATCGTCATCGGCAGCGCCTACTTCATGGGCGGGAAGAACTGGCGGCAGAAGGCGGGCGGCCTGCTGCTCGGCGTGCTGCCGGGGATCACCGAGTCGCTGATCGCCAACTGGGAGTCCGGCATCCACCACGGGCTGTGGGCGGCCGGGTGGGCGACGGTGCCCGCGCAGGCGTTCGCGTTCTCCACCTTCCTGTTCGAGCGCTGGCTGGACGCCCGCAAGGCGGACCGCAAGACCGCGAAGTCGGCCGAGGGCCTGCTCGCCGACGCGCTGGCCGAGATCGCCGGGCTGCACGAGGCGGTGGCCGCCGCGGGGGCCCTCGCCGACGCGGCGCTGGCCGCCATCCCGCGCCGCCCCGCCGCCGTCCCGGAGCAGGCCCCGGCCTGGCCGCAGCGCGGCCCCGTCCTGCCGCTGCCCGTCCCGGCCCTGCCGCAGGCCCCCCGCGCCGCCGCCCCGCAGCCGCCCGCCGCCCCCGCCAGGGCGCAGGCGCCCCGCCCCGCCCCGGCGCCCGCCCCCGCGCACCCGGGGCCGCTCAAGTCGGTGCCCGCCGTCGCCGCCGCCCCGCGCCGCGAGCGCCGCGCCGGGGACCCGCCCGCCGAGGTGATGGCCGCGCTGCCGCAGGGCGAGGCCGCGCTGCGGGCCCTGTTCGACTCCACCTCCGCCAACGAGGTGGCCCGCATCCACAAGATCTCCCGCTACTGGGCGGCCGAGCTGCGCCGCCGCCACAAGACCCCGGAGGGGGTGCAGGACGTTGCCTGACCACGGAGACCGGCCGAAGGCCCAGATCCGCCACGCCCGCGACCAGGTTGCGAGCAAGGTGCTGCACGGGCTCATCCCGTGGGCGTGCTGGCTGGCGCTGACCGCCGTGTTCGGCCCGATGCCGTTCCTGCTGGCGCGGTGGGACTGGCTGGTCGCGCTCATGGTGCTGGCGCTCGGCCTCGCCCTGGCCGCCTTCCTGGCCCACCTGCACGGCCGCCGCGTCTCGCCGGTGGGGCGGATGATGGCCCCCGTCACCATCGCGGCCGGGGCCGCCGTCACCGCCGCCTGGCTGCTGGCCGGCTTCTCCGTGCCGCTGGCGCTGACGTGGGCGCTGGGCGGCGCGGTCGTCTGCATCGGCTGGGACGCGTGGCTGCACGCGGCCGGCAGCCACGAGCTGTCGCTGATGTTCGGCGGCGCCAGCGAGACCGCGTGGGGCGCGGCCGCCACGCTGACCGCCGCCCGGCAGCCGCGGCAGCCGAAGCCGGAGGCCGCCCCGCCCGGCCGCCGGGCGTCCCGCAGCCGGGCCCCCCGGACGCTGACCGGCCGGGTGCAGCTGCCGCCGGAGGTGGGGATGGACGAGGCCGCCCGGGCCGCCGAGCGGCTGGAGCAGGGGCTGCAGTTCCCGCGCGGGTCGGTCACCATCACCCCGCAGGCGGGCAACTCGGCGTTCGCGGACTTCACCGCCACCGACCCGCGGGCGCTGGTGACGCCCGAGCCGTTCCCCGGCCCGAGCGCGCCCGGCACCGGGATGGCCGTCCCGTTCCGCTACGGCCGGTGGCAGGACGGCGCCGAGTGCCGGATCGCCCGCCTGCCGCTGTTCCACACCCGCGCCATGGGCACCAGCGGGTCGGCGAAGACCACCGGCTGGTCCTGGAACCAGCTGGCGGAGGGGGTGACCCGCGAGGGCTACGCCGCGATGGTGGTCGACGTGTCCAAGGGCAGCCAGTTCTACGGCTGCTGGGAGACGGCGCTGCACGCGTTCGAGAAGGAGCCCGACGGCGCGGTCCGCCTCGCCGCCGCGCTGCACCGGGCCCGGGTCATGCGGGCCGACTACCTGGGGAAGAACCACTACATCGAGTGGGAGGACGGCTGCGGGCTGAGCTTCCTGGACCTGTACTGGGCGGAGGCCCCCGACTTCCTGCGGCTGCTGCCGTCCGGCAAGCGCGCGCAGCAGCAGGGCCTGTTCACCCTGGAGGACTGGCAGTCCGACGTCAAGAACAACCGCAGCGCCGGCATCGCCGACAACATCGACCTGCAGCTGTCGCTGGCCACCGAGATCCCCAGCGTCGCCGACGGCCAGATGAGCAACCTGTGCCTGGGCGTCAACACCCCGGAGGACTCCCGGTACGGCCTGTCCGCCCGCCAGCGGGGGGCCGCGTGCCGCCCGGAGCTGTGGGGCAAGCGGGTGCCCGGCATGGCCTACTGGGACGCGCCCACCCTGCCCGACGAGCGCTACGGCGTGATGCCGATGCGGTTCTTCCACTTCACCGGCGGCGCGCGCCAGGTGTTCGACTACGCGGGCCTGTACCCGAGCGTCGACCGCCCGCTCGACGACGTGACCGGCGAGGCCCTCGCCTGGACCCCGCCCGTCAGCCCCACCTCCGCCTCCCCGGTCGGCGGCGCCCTGCCCGGGACGGAGGGCAGGGCGCCCGCCGGGAACGTCCGCCAGCTGTTCGCCGCCAAGCCCGACCAGCACGACGCGGCGGTGAAGGCGGAGCAGGCGGTGCGCGAGCAGCTGGCGGCGTGGCTGAAGGCGGGCAAGACCACGTTCACGTCGCTGGAGCTGCAGAAGACGAAGGTTCACGAGAGGGCGGGGCGCTCCCGGTCGTGGCTGTACGACGTGGTGGAGACGCTGCGCCAGACCGGCGAGGTGGAGTTCATGACCGACAAGCCGCGCAGGAGGTGGCGGATCGTCCCGCCGCAGTCGCAGGAGGCCCCCGGTGAGGAGGGGTAGCGCCCGGGGCCGGGATCACGACATCCCCAGCCCGGCCCCGGGGCCTGCGGCGCTGCAGGGGTCGATGGTAGCAGGGGCGGGCGGCGCCGGGACGGCGGGTGCCGGCGCCGCGGAGGGGGGATTCGCGGGGGTTCGGGGGGCGGATAAGCGGAGGAAGCTCCGGATCAGCCGAAGGCCAAACGGAGAGTCACCACCGCCGGCACTGACAGTAACCGCCCCGGAGCCCCCCCGCCAGCAGGCGCCCCCGCGAGGGCCCCTGGGAGCCCCGCAGAGCCACGAGGAGGGCCGCGGAGCCCCGCGCGCGGGCGAGGAGGCCCCCCCGGCCCGCAGCGGCCGTCCTGGCGCCGGAGATCCTCCTGTTGACCCGGGTCATGCAACGGAGGATATCCTGGCCCTGAGCGCCACGGTGACGCCCGAACGCAGGCCCGGGGGACGAAACAGCCATGACGACGCGCACCATCCTCGCCTGGGGCGTGACCCTGACCGTCCTGGCGGCGGTGGGCGCCATCATCGACGGCTCCGTCCCCGCGCTGGCGCTGGCCGGGGTCGCGTGCCTCGGGTTCTCGGTCGGGATGGCCTGGTCCTGTGGCCTGCGGAAACGCCCCCGCCGCTAGGATCCTCCCCGCCTGACGGGAAATCTTCCCGTCGGGACCCCCGAAATGCGAGGCCCCCGACGGGCCCGCGCCGCAGATCTTCCTGCGGCCCGCCATGCCGGCCCTGAGCCCCGCGCTGTCAGCCCACGGGCTGACGCGATGTTCGGCGCTGACAGTGATTACCGGTGATTCGTTCGGTGATGCCGCCGTGATGCCGAACCGGGTGCCGCCGGAACCGACCCCTAGAGCTCTACCCCCCGAACATTATTCAGGAGGACCCGTGCTGTTCCGCAGGAAGAGCGCCGCCGAGGCCGGGGCGCCCGCGGGGGTCACCGCGCTGGCGTTCATCGAGGCGGAGCTGTTCCCCGACATGTCCGGCTGGTGGGTGTACGCGCTGTGCGACATCGGCGACGGGCACGTCTTCTACGCCGGGCAGTCCGACCACTTCCTGTCGCGGATCCGGGATCACTCCTACCAGTTCAAGGGCCAGTTCGACCCGGCGCGGGTCTGGGTCCGCAAGGTCGAGGACCAGGCGGAGGCCGACCTGTACGAGCTGCTGCTGATCCGGCGCTACGACCCGGAGCGCAACACCGTCGGGCGGCGGGGCGAGCTGGAGGGGCGGCTGCGCGCGGAGAACCGGCCGTTCAAGAAGGGCCACAAGCACAGCCCCAAGCCCGGTTATCTTGACTCGCGTCAAGAGACTGTCTAGACTTGAGTCAAGCAACTTCAGGAGGCGGGCATGCCGAAGCTTCACGGGCCGACCGAGGCCCCCGACCCCGCGCTGGCGGAGCGCAACCGCGCCGACGTGCGCAGGCGGGTCGCCGAGAGGTACCCGACGTGGGGGGCCGCGCTGGACTCGATCGTCGAGGCCCCCGGCCAGCCGCTGGCGACCGCGGCCGCCGACCTCGCGCGGCTGCGCGCCCGCCAGCGGGCCCGCCGGCAGAGCCGGGCGGCGCGGTTATGCCCCGGCTGGAGATCGCGGCGGCCGTCTGCTGGCTGCTGGCGTTCGCCGCCTACTGGCTGCTGCCGTGGCCGTCGGCCGCGTGGGTCATGCTCGCGGCTGCCGCCGCCGGCCTCGTCTCCGCCGCCGGGCGGCTGCCGCTGCGCCGGCTGACGCGCCGGGCGGTCGGCAGCTGGCTGACGGGCGCGGCCGCCGCCATGGCGGCCGTCCGCCGGCTGCGGAGCCGGCCGTGACCGCCCGCCGGTACTGCGCCTTCGGCTGCGGCCGGGCCGCCGTCGTCTTCGACGGCGGCCTGCGGGCGTGCCGGCCGTGCGCGGAGCGGCTGGCGGCCGGGCTCGCGCCCGTGATCGACCTCGGCTACGTGTTCCCCCCTGCCCCCGACAACACCGCCCCCTCCCCCGACCCGGCGTTCGACGCGTTCGCCGCCGAGTACGAGGCGGAGGTGAGCGGGCCGTGAAAGACCGCTACGACTGCGAGGTGTTCGGCAGGCTGCGGAGGCTGACCGACCGCGCGGCCCGCCTGACCGGGCTGGGCGGCGGCGCCGACCGCCTGGCGCGCCGGGCCGCCGGGGGCAGCGAGCCCGCCCGGATGGTGGTGTCGCTGCTGGCCGCCCGGGGCGAGGAGGCCATGGTGCTGACGCACTACGGCATGGGCCGCGACCGGGTGGCGCGCGAGCTGCGGGCCGACCGGGAGCGCACCCGGCGGCGCCGCGCCGCGAGGCACCGGTGAGCGCGACGGGCCCCATCGAGCCGGGGTCGCTGGACGCCGAGAGCGTGGCCAACCGCGCCCGCATCGCGCGCCGGGTCTTCCGCACCCGGGACGGCCAGCAGCACGCCGAGCGGTACGTCAGCAGGCTGGCGGGCTACGCCGAGGCGGAGGCCGCCCGCAACCCCCAGTTCGCCCGCGAGCTGCCCGGCGCGCTGAGCCGCGCGGCTCAGCGCGAGCGCCAGGACAACGCAGACCGCGCCGAGCGGGCGCGGCGGAACAGGAGCAGGTCATGAGGTCGTACGAGGAGGACCGGGCGAGCCGCGCGCGGTTCCTCAAGGTCGTGTGCGAGACGCACGAGGCGAACGTCCGGAAGCTGCGGCCGTGGGGGCCCGACGAGGCCGACCTGCGGCGGCTGCGCCGCGGCTCGTCGCTCATCACCCGGATCATCGCCGGCGGGGTGGCGGCCGGGAACCGGGAGCTGGACCGCACAAGCCGCCGCGCCGTCCGGGCGCGGGGACGTTAGGAGCACGCCATGGCGGAAGCCATCATCGCGGTCGTCGTCATCCTGGTGCTGGCGCACCTGGCCGGCGGGGGCCGCGCCCACCGCAGGCACTACCGGGAGCACGGGATGCACCCGAACCTGTACTACACCTACGGCCGGGGCTGGTACGGCAGCGTCCGGCTCTTCGGCTTCCGAGTCGGGCACCGGCTCTGATGCGGCTGCCCGGGGTCGGCCTCCTGCGCGAGCGGCACAGGAGGCAAGCGGAGCAGCGCGCCAGGCAGGAGGCCCGCACCCGCGCCAGGCGCGAGGCGGACGTGCGCCGCGCCCGCGCCGCCACCGCCGAGACCGGCGGCGACTGGCCGGACGGTCGCTGGGAGCGCACCCGGTGGGAGAACGGCGCGCCCGCGCGCACCTACCGGGGCAGGCACGCGCGGTCGAGGCTGGCCGACGCCCCGCTGAGAACGCGGCGGCGGTGAGGCGTAGTACAGGGCATGACGAAGCCACCGGCACCTGCGGGCACCGGTGGCTTCGCTGACCCGCCACAGGTCCACGGCAGGCGGGCCATGTGCGCGTAGCGGAGGCTCCCGCGCGACGGGGAGTCTACCGCAGGCGTGCGACATTCTCATTTCTCTTTACTCAAGTCAAGCAGACGGGTAGACTGAGACCATGACAGCCACGTACGCGCCGGCCAGGCCGCGCGCCGCCCGGGTCGCCCGGCAGACGGAGGAGGCCCGCTACATGGACGGGAGCGTTCACGCCGCGACCGGGCTCGCGCTCGGCGTGGGGGTCAGCCTGCTGACCCTCCCGGCCGGGCACGGCGGGCCCTACGTGGCCCACGCCGTCAGCCAGACCCTGGCCTACGGGATGCTGACCGGCTCGCTGGCCCTGCTGCCCGACGCCGACCACCACGACGCGTCGTTCGCGCACGCGGCCGGGCCGGTCAGCTGGACGCTGGCGCACGTCATCTCCGCGCTGTTCGGCGGCCACCGGCAGGGCATGCACTCGATTTTCGGCGTCGCCCTGGTGAGCGTGCTGACCGCCTGGGCGACGCTGTGGGCCCCCAACGACCACGCCCTCACCGCGGTGGCGGTGCTGCTGGCCGTCTGCGCGGCGGCCGGGCTGAAGGCCACCCGGTTCGCGCGCGGCGGCCTGGAGGCCGTGGCGTTCGGGTGCGCCATCTCGGGGTTCGCGGTCTGGACGGTGCGCGCCGACCTGTGGTGGCTGTGCGCGCTGGGCATGGCCCTGCACATCGCCGAGGACGAGTTCACCGGCCACGGCTGCGCCCTGCTGTGGCCGCTGTCGCGGAGGCGGATCGGCGGGGACGGCGGCCAGCCCGCCGCGAGTCGGCAGGGCGAGTACAAGCGCCGCCAGGCCGCGCAGCCCGGGACGGCCAGGCCGAAGAGCCCGCGCCCCGTCGGCGCCCGCCGCCCGAAGAGGGCCCCCGGCGGCCTGCCGCTGCCGGCCATGCCCGACGGCAGGATGACGTGGGTCACCGGCGCGCGCTGCGGCGAGTGCCTCACCAAGGCGCACCGCGAGTGCACCGACCGGGGGTGCCAGTGCACCAGCGGCCAGCACCCGAGCCGGCCGGGCGCGAAGCCCGCCCCCGCCCCTGCCGTCCCGGTTGACGACGACGAGACCCCGCCGTTCTAGGAGGCACTCATGCCCAAGAAGAAGACCGGCCACGAGATCGACGTCACGCTGGACCTGGCCGCGCTCGGGCTGGCCCACGCGCCGGGCTCGACGTGCGAGTGCAAGGGCAAGGCGCACCCGGTCACCATCTCGATCGAGCCCGAGCAGCACGAGCTGCACCTGGACGCCGACTGCCCGGCCGACCGCGCGGACGCCGTGGAGACGGTGTTCCAGTCGCTGCACGAGCAGGCGCACCCCGAGGGCGCGGTGTTCGCGGAGAACTGCCGCGAGCGGGGCTGCTACGACGCGATCTACCTGCCATGACCGACGACGGGTTCGAGGAGACCGGCCGGGACACGGTGGTGTGGTGCCTGCGGCACCGGCGGCGCTGCGTCTGGATGCCCGCCCCTGGCTGGTGGATCCACGACAAGGGGCACCTGCCCCTGGACCTGCTCGACGGCCACCCGACCGACCCGCGGGGCTGCAGCTCGCTGTGGCACGCGGACGCCCCCACCACGGTCACCCGGCGCGCGGTCGCCGAGAAATAATGATCTCTTGACTCCAGTCAAGCACGCGGTAGACTTGGCGTGACAGGCACCGAGCGAGAGGCAGGCACCTCATGAAGATCTACCAGTTGGCGGCGCTGCAGCAGAACAGCGACCGCTCATTCGACCTGGACAAGGCCCGGGGGTTCGTGGTCATCGCCGACAGCGAGCAGCAGGCGCGCCGTCTGGCGTCCGAGCAGCACGGGGACGAGAGCGCGGACTTCTGGCTGCGGCCGTCCTTCGCGCGGTGCGACGTCATCGGCACCGCGGCGCGGGGCCAGAACGCGGCCGTGGTCATGCGCGACTTCGCGGTCGGCTGAGCGATCCAAGTACGCTCCAACTCCCGAGAGGCAGGCACCATGGCGGACGATCCGCTTTACGACATCAGGGTCCGGCGCACCCGCTGGAGCAGCTCGGACCTGGACGACCTGGACGCCGCGGGGATCGTGGCCGCGCTCGCGCCGGTCGACGTGACCGCCGTCTACACCAGCGAGGAGGACGGCAACCGCCCGGGCTACTGCGTGCACGGCATCGCCGCGGCGGTGTACGCGGACGAGGGGCGGGCAGTGGTCCGCTGGTCGTCGTCCGAGCTGACGTCGGCCGGGGAGCGCGAGATCGAGGCGATGCGCCGGGTGCTGGCCCGCGCGCAGCGGATCGCCGACCTGGCCAACGCCCTGGCGCGGGGCGTGGACCCGGCGGACGTCCTCGGCCTGCCCCGCACCGTGGACCAGGTGGTGGACGAGGTGGCCGGGTACCTGCAGGACATGTGGAACCTGGCCGAGTGCAGCGAGGCGACCGCCCCGACGCTTGACCTGAACCGGGCCCGCCAGCTCGCCCGGGCCGCCATGGTCCGGCTGGCGCTCATCCGCGACCGCGACGACATGAACCCGCTGTTCTGACCCCCCGATCGAGAGGCCCGGTCCCCTGCCACCCCGGGGGATCGGGTCTCTCTCTTTACTCCAGTCAAGTCACCTGATACGCTCCCCCTGTAACCGAGCGAGAGGCAGGCGCGATGACGGAAACAGGGGTGCAGGGAGACAGGCGCAGCGCGTGCGCGCAGACGGCGCTGGCGCTGACGCCAGCGCAGGCGGGGAGCGTCCTGATGGCCGCCGAGGACCTGGGATTCCCGCCCGGGTGGACGGGCGCCGCGCTGAGCGACATGCTCGGCTGGCTGGACGAGAAGGAGGTCTACCTCCTGCAGATCAGGGCCTTCACCGCCGCCTACGGCGAGCAGCTGGCGGGCGACTGGTTCCCGCGGTTCGCCATGCTGGCGCTGCTGGCGCTGGGGCAGCGGCTGACCATCGAGGGCGTCTCCGACCTGGTACGCCGTGCCAGGACCGGGGAGCGGCCCTACGACCCGGCGTACCACCTGGCCGTCCTGGTGTGCTGGCTGCAGCGGACGGGCGGGCCATTCCCGACCCCCGCCGCGGAGGCCCTGGGCGCGCTGAAGAGCGCCGGGGTCGACGGGGCCCGGGTCGCCGAGGCCGAGGCGCGGATCCGCGCCCTGATGGAGATGACGCGGTTATGGACTGGGCATCGGTGAGAGACGACACGGCCGGGATGGGCTACGGCGAGCGCTGGACCTACCTGGTGACCGCGGACATGAGCGCGGACGGCGAGGAGGTGACCGCGGTCCGGCTGTCCCGGTACTCCACGCAGGTCATCCCCCGGGTGTCCGAGGCCGCGCTGGACGCCGCCGCCAACGCGATCATCTTCCCGATGGGGCGCGGCGGCGGCAGGCCTGGCGGCCTGCTGGCGCTGGAGATCGCCTCTCTGATGGAGATGGCCAAGGCCTACGCCGAGCGGTTCGAGGCGGGGGAGAGCCTGGAGGGCTACCCGGCCTGGCAGCACCGGCGGCGCGTCCTGCGCGACGCGGTGGGCGGCTCGGTGTTCGAGGGAGGCTCCGATGGCTGCGCTTCTTGCTGAGCTGCACGCGGCCGAGGCGGCCCGCGTGCTGGCCGGGCCGGAGAGGCCGTGCGCGCTGTGCGGGGTGTCCGTGCACGTCGCGGCGGCGCCCGGCGACGAGTGGCGGGCGGCGGACGCGTCTGGCAGCTTCTCCGGCGCCGACCCCGACCTGGCGCACCTGTTCGACCCGGCCGCCAACTGGCTGGGCGCGTCGAATCCCTACGACTACCTGGCCAGGCTGAGCAGGGCGCTGGACGGGGCCGACCCGCTGTCCAAGCGCACCGAGACCACCTGGCTGTACGAGCGCACCATCCGCGAGTACGCCTCGCTCAAGGTCCGGCTGGACGTGGGCATGACGTTCCACCAGCACCGGATCGCCAGCGACTGGGACGGCGCGGCGTTCGCCGCCGCGTGGGCCCCGGGGATGATGCACGTGCGCCGGGCGGGCGTGCCCTACCACCACGACCGCATCGCCTGGTGCCGGCCGTCGGGCTGGGAGTGCCGGGAGTGCCGGGCGACGCTGACTGACGAGACCCCCGGATTGTGGGTGAGGGCATGACCGACGACGACCCGAGGGGGAAGGTCACGGGCCCGGACCACAACCACCTGACCAAGCTGGGCGAGCACATGCTGCGGCTCGCGGACCAGTTCCCCGGGGTGCGCGCGATCGTGTTCCTGGACGAGGGCCAGGACGGCGCGGTCGTGATGACGGGGTACGGCAAGGCAGACGTGCCCGCCCGGATCCTGGCCGACGCCGTGGATCACGTCTGCGCCCTGGCGCAGGCCTACGAGGTGGCCATCACCATCGCCATCGGCCCCCGGGCAGGCCTCAATTGAGACAGGTCGTCATGTACGTCCGGGTGGACTCGATCGCGCAGCACGGGCTGAGCGCCGACCAGATGATCGACGCCGCGGTCACCGCGCTGCGGGAGCTGGCCGTCGCCCAGGCGCTGGTGCTGGTGCACGGCCCGGCGCGCGGGCTGCGCCGCTACTTCGAGGCCGGCGGCTGCGTCCGGTTCACCGCGTGGGGCGACCCCTACGTGCCGATCCTCGCCCCGAAGCGACGGAGCCTGCGGTGAGCGGCCGCGAGGACGAGGAGGACGCCGCCGCTGCGGAGGCCGCCCGCGCGTCCGTGGCGGCGGGCGAGCCCCTGGTGCCGTGGTCCGCGGTCCGGGGCGACGACAATCCTGGCCTCACCGGGGACGAGATGGCCGCGCACCTGCTGCAGGCCATGTACCGGCGCGGGTGCGAGGCGGAGCGGGCCCTCGTGCACGTCCCCTACGCCGTCTCCCGGGTGGGCGGCACCTGGCGCGCCCGCGCCTGGGTCGGGGCCGGCCATTTCGTGTCGGGGTCCGGCCCGACTATGCGCTCTGCCGTGGACAGCCTGCGCGACGCCCTGGTGGCGCTGCTGCGGGAGAGCGGGCCGCCGGAAGTGATCACCATACGCCTCCAGGACCTGGAGGGAAGGGGAGCGGGAGAACAGGAGAATCGGGAATGAGAAAGAAAAGATCGGGCCTGCTGGCGGCCATCGCCGGCGTGGTCATGGTGGCGGGACTCGTGGTCGCGGGCACCACCGCGAACGCGGCGACCACGGCCCCGCGCGCCGCCCATCCCGCCGCCGCGACGCCAGCGAAGGGACCCGGCCCCCGAGGCGAGTTCACCGATGGCCACATCGCGATACGCGGCCTGATCAGGGGCCACAACTACTGCATCTCGACCGTGGCGCACCCGGAGGCCGGCAGCTTTTTGTATATGGCCCCCTGCGAACCACGCGACATCGACGAGTGGTGGCACTGCGTCAAGTACTACAGTTTCGGCGCGTGCACCAGCGCGGCCAACCCGAGGCTCGACATCGGGCAGGCGGGCAGGTCGCCCCTCGCGCAGATGGTGCGGCCCGACCACGCCGGGAAGAACTGGATTCTTCAGTTCCTCCCGCTGTCGGGCGGCCGTCAGCAGGTGTCGGTGATCCGGCTCCCGGGCTTCCACGGCCTCTTCCTGATGTACCCCTACACGCCGCACCGGGTCAACCCGGTGTTCTGGGGGTCCGGGCGCCAACGTGGCTGGGGCAACGAGGTAATCATCGGGAACGGGTGGCACACCGACCCCTGACCTGACCGCAGGTACGGCACAGGAAACCAGGAGCTGGGGAGCCTCCTGGTTTCTTGACTTGAGTCAAGAGACTGGTACACTGGTGCCATACCGAGTTCGGAGGGCAGGCACCCCATGAAGCTTTCGAAGGACCAGATCGCCATCTTGCAGGCGCTGCGCGCCGCGACCCACGTCAAGCGCGCGCCCAGCGTCCTCAAGCCCGACGGGCGCGAGGACTGGCACACCCTCACCTGGCTGGCCGAGGGCGAGTTCCTCGCCATCCCGCCGGGCGACCTGGCGCGCAGGGCTGACCTGTCGGCCGCCGCGCGCGGGCTGTACCGGCAGCGCCTGGTGGCGCAGCGCACCATGCACACCGTCGTCTACCTCGCCATCCTGGATTCCGGGCGCGACGTGCTGCGAGACCTGGAGGCCCGGGCGGGCGTGACCGAGGCGGTGCGCGCGCAGCTGGCCGCGCTGCAGGCGGAGGAGGACTTCGGCCGGGCGCAGGACGCCTACGACGCGGCGGACGCCGCGTTGCGGGAGGCCAGGGATGTCGTTCGCGCGCGCCACGCGGCGAGCCACGCGGCGCAGCTCACCCTGGGCGCGCTGGGCGACCGCACCGTGCTCGACCTGGTTGCCGAGGAGGCCGGAAATGTCGTCGTCTGAGCCCCGCATCTCGTGGATCCAGACCGGCCGGGGCGGGCAGTCCCATGACGGCGAGGTCGGCGGCATCCGCCTGTTCGCCTACACCTGGGACGGCAGCAAGAGCCACCCGGGCGAGCCCTGGGCGATGACGTGCGCGCTGCCCGGCTATGAGGGGAAGCGCTGGCGCGCTGGCAGCGAGAACGGGCTGCGGGAGCTGGCCGAGAAGGTGCTGGCCGCCTGGCTGGCGCGCGTGACCGGCGGCGGCTCCGCCGCCCGCATGTTCACCTGGGACTGGAAGGCGCAGCCTCCGCTCGACGAGATGGGCGGGGCCGTGACCGAGATGTCCGGCGGCCGGGTGCGCCTGCGCCCGTACGACACCCAGACCGACCAGTACGCGTGGATCGTGTCCGACCACGTGGTGGACGACGACGAGGCCCGGCGCATCGACGACGCGGGCACCATCAGCATCAGCGAGCTTGGCCATGAGTGAGGTCCGCGTCTACAGCCTGGAGATCGACTACCCGGAGGGCTCCGACGCCCCCGGGTGGCGCCCGGCGCTGTGGGACGACCCGAAGTACCTGGCCGGGCTGCCCCGCGAGGAGCGGCGCGCGCTGCGCAAGCGGGAGTTCAGGTGGCCCCGCGAGCGGCATTTCCTGTCCTCGTCGGGCGCGTACGGCCGGGCGCTGCTGCTGAGCGCCTACGGCTGCCTGGTGACCGTGCGCCGGTCGGACGCGGTGACGTGGCCGGAGCGCCCGGATGACTGGGTGCTCGGCGACACCGCCGCGAACTGGTACCCCGAGCTGGACGACCTGGCCGAGCGCCGGGAGCGCACCGCGCGCGCCGTCGCCGAGATCGACTGGGCGGAGGAGTTCCACGCGCAGGCGATGTTCTGGGACGACTACTTCAAGACGGCGGAGGGCCCTCATGTTCAGGACCGCTGAGTTCAAGCCGTCGAGGCGGTACTACGCCGCCGACCCGGCTACCTTCAAGGTGACCAGCGTCAGCCCGTCGGGCGACAGCTGGTGCGAGGTGACCGCCGTCTGGTTCCGGCGCAAGAGCGGGGTCACCGCGGCGTGCACGGGGCGGCTGTGGGGCCACGCGCCCGGGCCGGTCGACGCCGCCGACTTCCTGGCCAAGTGGACGGACGGCCGCTACGGCGGCGACTGCGCGGCCCGCTGGGACGGCCGGACGCTGTGGTCGCTGCTGCCGGAGGACGAGCGGGCGAGGGCCAAGGAGCTGCTGACCGCGATGCTGGCCACCTACCCGGCCATCCCCGACGGGTACTCGGGCTGGTGGCATTTCTGATGGGCCTGTTCCGCAGGGACAAGACACCACCCCCGCCGCCGCCCGAGCGGATCCCGCATCCTGACGGCCGGATCGAGGCCGAGCTGCAGCGCGTGCTGGCGCTGCAGCGGTCCGCGCAGCGTGTGGAGTCGCGGCTGGAGGCGATCCACGCCCGGGTCGAGGACCTGGAGGCGACCGCGGCCCGGAAGATGAGCGGCAGCCCGAGCGCCGCCCACGACCTGCTGTCCATGCGCCCGATGCTGCAGGCGGAAGCCCGCGCCCTGGAGGAGAGCCTGCCTGCCTTGCACGACGAGATAGCCAAGCGGCTGGCCGGCTTGGGCGACGATGCGGTGATGCTCTGACCGTTTGCTTGACTCCAGTCAAGACGATCACTAGACTGGCCGCACAGGCAGGCAACCGAAGGGGTGGGCATGACCATGAGACTCCGACTCCGACCGCAGCTCGGGCGTCACCGCCGCAGGCCGCTGGAGCTGCGCGAGGGCGAGACCCTGCAGGGCGAGTACCCGCGCGGCGCGTGGGCCCCCATCCGCAGGCCCGTCAACGGCTCGCGCGAGGGCTTCAGCATCCCGCGCTTCGGCGCGGACGAGAACGACATCGACCACCTGGCCGAGGAGGCGTGATGGAGCCGTTCGAGGAGCAGCTGGAGCAGGATTTCCGCCGGGAGCTGGCGGCGGCGCTGGAGGGCACCGGGCTGGGCGCGCGGTTCGACTGCAACATGCCCGCCGTGCTCGTGCCCCTGGACGTGCTGCCGGGCGGGGCGGGCTACTGGATCGGGTACGGGCTGCAGCACTACGGTTCCCTGGACGCCCTGTGGCCGACGTTCCTGTGGGCCAGCTACTGCAGCGAGAACGACGAGCCGCAGTCGGGCCGCCCGCTCGACGTCGTGATGACGGACAAGAGCGCCCGCAACCCGCACCTGGCCGCCGCCATGGTGGTGGCCGAGGTGACCGCCGACGTGGCCAGGCGCCGCGCCGCCCTGGCAAGCGCGAAGGGGAACTGACATGGCGCGGCTTCCGAGCATGACGTACCTGGTGCAGCAGATCGGCCGCTGGGTGATCTGCTTCGAGGACTTCACCGAGCGCGAGATCGCCAAGTTCGACGCCGGCGACCTGGACGGGGCCATGGCGGCGCTCGACGTCATCCGCGGCTCCGAGCTGAGCGACGAGGACCGCTGCTATGCCAGCTTCTGGGCCGGCTACTTCGCCTTCCACGGCGGGGCGCAGTTGCCCGTGACGGGCTGCCCGGTCACCTACGGCCCGCGCGGCCTGGCCTGGGTCCGCGCGGAGGGCAGCGTCGTGCCCGTGGTCGTGTTCGACCCGGGGGACGGGAGCGAGACGGCCAAGGCGCAGAAGCACATCTTCGACTCCGCGATGAGCGACGAGGCCAAGAGCCGCGCCTACTTCTGGTGCGGGGTCCTGCACGGGCAGGAGGGGTGACGATGGCGGCGGATGACCAGGCGGCCGCCCGGGGCGTGCTCGCTGTCCGCGGGCTGCTGGCGGAGTGGCAGGAGGCCCGCGCGGGGCTGCGCGCCATCGAGGAGGCGGAGCACCCCGCGTTCCGCGACAGGTTCGGCCGCGAGTGGACCTGGGTGTCCGGGGACCTGTGGCACCACGACGACACCCTGGCGCTCACCCGGGACATGATCGACCGCGTGACCGGGCTCCCGCCGGAGCGGCTGCGGGACAACCCCAACTACCACAAGCTGTGCGAGATCTGCCGCAGCGGGTGGCGGGACCCGTCCCCGGTCTCCCCGCGCTGCCTGGTAGGCGACCGGTGGTACGACGTGCGGGACGGCCAGTATTACGCGGAGCAGGCGTGATGAGCGGGCTAGGCGAGTGCACCCGCTCCGGGTGCCTCAACCCCGCTTTGTGGCTTTACCGGGGCTACGCCAAGGACTGCGAGCCGGCGGCCGTGTGCGACCGCTGCTACCGGGCGGAGGAGTTCTTCCCCGGGCACGTCCGGACGGGCGACGGCATGCACTTCCTCGGCTGTCATGACTGCGACGCCCGCCGGCTGGCGAATGTCTCGATGGAGCGGGCCGAGGACTGGTATCACCGCGGCATGATCGGGCAGGACGTGTACGAGGCCTACTGCCACGTGTGGTGGACCGCCGCGCCCCGCTTCAGCTCCCCCGGCAGCTGGCGGCTGTCGCCGGTCATCCCCGAGGTGGTGCGCCTGGTGGCCGTCATGCGCGGGGACCTGGCGCTGCGGGTGACCGCCGAGACCGCGATGCGCGGGATACCCGCTTGATGATCCGGGTCGATAGACCCTCTGTGACGACCGGGCAAAAGGGCAGCACGCACAAGTTCCAGTTCCGGATGGACGCGCCGCCGCACCTGGAGCTGACCGGGGACCAGGTGGCCAGGCTCACCCTGTCGCAGCGCAACGCCCGCGTTGATGAGCTGGCCATCCTGGCGGGCAAGGTGCTCGACCAGGCCATCGGGATAGCCGAGACGCACATGACCGGGCGCGCCCGGCTTTACCGCCGCATCACCGGGGTGGTGGGGATGTACTCGGGCGGCAACGACTCGTCTACCCTCGCCCACCTGATGCAGGGCCGCCTGACGCATCTGGGGCACGCGAACACCGGGATAGGCGTCTCCCGCACGCGCGTGTTCGTCCGGGAGACCGCCGCGGGGTACTTCGGGCTGCCGCTGCTGGAGAAATCCGCCCCCAAGGTGATCGACGGCTACCGGCACCTGGTCCTGGAGCGCGGGTTCCCCGGGCCAGCGCAGCACTACAAGATGTACCAGCGGCTCAAGGAGCGGTCGTTCAACGCGATGCGCGATGAGCTGATCTCCGACCCCCACCGCGAGCGCGTGGTGTTCGTGGCCGGCCGCAGGCGCGACGAGAGCGCCAGGCGGGCGGAGGTGCCGGAGATGGAGCGGGAGCGCTCCATCATGTGGGTGAGCCCGCTGGCGCTGTGGACCAAGCTCGACATGAACCTGTATCGGTCCCGGTTCGACATCCCCGTCAACCCGGTGTCGGAGATCCTGCACATGTCCGGCGAGTGCCTGTGCGGGTCGTTCGCCAAGCCGGGCGAGCTGGAGTGGCTGGTCCGGTGGTTCGGGGACGACGAGGGCGTGCAGCTCATCGCCGAACTGGAGGATCTGCTGGAGGGGCGCGAGGACATCCCGCCCGAGCGCCGCAAATGGGGGTGGGGCGCGTACGCCAAGGACAGGGACGCGCTCATGGCGCGGGCGAAGGTGGGCCGCCTGTGCGCAGCCTGCCCGCGCTGAGCTGTCTTGACTTGAGTCAAGCATCGACGTTAGACTGGCCTGTATGAGCAACGCCGACGCCGCCTTCGAGGCCACCCTGGATAACATGCGGCGCATCGACGCCGCGTACCCCGACGGCGTGCACACGTGCGCTGAGCTGCAGATTCTGGAGCCGGGTCGCCGCCCCTGCACCTGCGGAGGGTGCCGGTGACCCGAGCAGCGCGCGCATCTTCCGACAACGGCCGCGGGGCCCGCTCCGCGGCCGTTAGCATTCCCGGGTGACAACGCCGGACACCGACGCCGCGCTGTGGGCGCGGCACCAGCCCGCCGCGCTGCGCACCGCCATGGCCCTGGTGCCGCCGAGCGCGGCCGAGGACATCGTGGCGGAGGCGTTCGCCCGCGTGCTGGCCGCCTCCGCCCGGCTGGGGCGGCCCCGCGAGTTCCGGCCCTACCTGATGGCCGCGGTGCGAAACCTGGCGCGCGACTGGCAGGCGGGCCGCTGGCGCGAGACGCCCGTGGCCGACCCGGAGCGCCGCGGGTCGGCGCCCGGCGCCGGCGAGGTGGCGGGCCGGCGCGAGGAGCTGGCGGTCATCGGCCGCGCCTACGACTCGCTGCCGCCCCGCTGGCGCGCGGTGCTGTGGCAGACCGAGGTGGAGGGGCGCGAGCCGGCCGAGCTGGCGGCGCTGGCGGGCATGACCCCCAACGCGGTGGCGCAGCTGGCCAGCCGGGCCCGCGACGGCCTGGCGCTGGCGTGGGAGCGCGAGCGCGGCGGGCAGATGCGGGATACCGCCCCGCTGCCCGCGCTGCGCAGGCTGGCGGGCCGTCGTCACGCGGCGCATTCGCGCAGGCGCGCGACGTGACAACGTGGTACCGTGACGGGGATGGTCGGCGCGGCGGCCAGGTCCCCCGAAGCGGCCCCGAGAGGGCTCCGGCCGCCGCGCCGCCAGCCCATTCTCCCACTGGTGATCCATCCCGGGATCTTGCTTGACACGAGTCAAGCTGGTCGGATACTCTGAGATCACCCCGCAGGACCGCGGAAGCGGCCGGCACGCAAGCGCCGGGAGGGATGGGGCAGAACCCGCCCGGTCCTGCGGACAAGAGCCTCCCAGGCCGGGAGGCCGGGACCGCCGAACCTGGCGAACGCATGAGAGCGGCCACCGCTCAACACTGCTACGGACCAGGGGGCGCGGTAACGCCGGCCTGGGACCCATAATTGAATAGCTGCCCGTCAGCGTGGGGGTCCAGAGCTGCCGCGCGGGCGGGTGAAAGACGAGGGGTGTTCGAACGCGATCTCCCCCTCGCGCGAAGCCCCGTCGGTGCTCGGTATGCCTGCCAAACTCCCGACGGGGCTTCGCGTTTTCCTGGTTCAGCTTGACACGAGTAAAGCAACTTCAATAGGATCGGCGCAGCAGAGCAGCTACCGAGAGAAGGCAGGCAACCATGATTCTCACCGCAACCGAGACGGCGGGCGTGTTCGGGCTGAGCGCCCAGGAGTGCCAGGACAAGATCTATGACGCCATCGACCGGGCCAGCGACCAGGACCGCAGCACCTGGCTGACGGACGAGCACGGCAAGCCCGTCGCCGCCGTGGTGCCGGTCGAGGTGCTGGAGCAGTACGAGGCCGGACTTAGCGCGGTCCTGACCGGCCGCCACCACCAGGTCCACAGGTCGCAGCCGTGACCACCATCAAGGTCAAGGGCCAGGAGGTCCGCGTCGGCGACGACCTGTGGTTCCTGAGCACCCCGCACCGCATCACGCGGATCGAGCCGTACCGGCACCCGGCGGTCACGCTGGGCGAGGACTGGCGCATCGCCTACTCCGACGGCCCCGACGGGATGTACAAGGCCGCGTGGGGCATGACCCTGAGCTTCGATCACGGGTACGCGGCCGGCTACGAGGTGACCCTGGCCGGCGACGACAAGCGCGGCGAGCCGCATCTGGCGGAGGACGACTACCCGTCCCCGCACTACGGCGAGGGCGCGGAGCTGTACCCGGAGTACGCGCGGGTGTCCGGCCGCCTCTCGTGGCGCGAGTGGCTGGCCGCGCGGGAGACGGCGGGGACGTGAGCAGGTTCGCCCGCTGGTCCGGGGTGGCCCTGCTGCTGGCAGCGGTGGCCATCATGTTCCTGGCCGCCCGGAAGCCGTGGTACGTCACGCTCCCGGCGGGCTCGGTCCTGGGCGCGGTCATCGCCTGTCTCATCACCTGGCCGGATAGGTGAGCTACATGACCACCGCCAGCTGCCTGGCGCACCGACGGCGGGTGTTCGTCCAGCTGTGGCCGCCGACGATGGCGTTCCAGTGGGTGCACACCGACCTGGGCAGGTGCGCCGGGCTGCCGGACCTGGAGGACCCGGAGGCCGTGCTGACGCCCGAGGGCGCGAGCGGCCCCGGCTGGGCGACCCCATCGCCCTGGGCGACGACGTGAGAGAGGCAGGCATGGACCACAAGGAGATGGCCGCGCTCGGCGCGGGCACGGCGGCATGGCTGGGCCAGATGCGCGGCGAGTCGTGGAAGGTCGGAGACAGCAACGCGGGCGCGGACACGGACTTCCCGTGGGTCGATATCGCGAACCCGGGCAACGGCGCGGTGCTGCGCCTCATCTGGGGGCTGCACGCCGAGGAGCGGGTGACGGTCGAGGGGCGGTATCCGGAAGGGATAGCACACGCGGTCCGCCGCGCCAACGTGGACCCCGGCCGCGGTGCGATGACGGTGGCGCGCGAGGCCAACCGGCGGGTGCTGCTGGCCGGGTACCTGGACGACCTGCCCGCGGTGCTGGCCCGCAAGGCCGCGCAGGACCGCAGGGAGGCGGCCAGGGAGCTGCTGATGGCCCGGGCGGCGGAGCTGTTCGGCGTCGAGCCGGACGGCGGGAAGGTCTATCTGGGGCAGTGGCTGGACGGGTCGGGGACGGCGGAGGCCTACATGCTGACCGACCCGGAGTCGATATCGCTCGATCTGTCCGGCGTGCGGGCGGACGTGGCGCTGCGGATGCTGGCGGTCATGGCGGCGCACGCGCCGATGCAGCCCACCTGCTGCGTCCGGTACGGCGAGGGGCACCCGCCCGGGTGGGCGGAGGCCGGGTGCCGCCAGCGCGGGATACCGGCCCCGGACACGCTGCCCGCCGAGCTGGAGCCGGCCTACGACGCGTACGTGCTGTCCGGCGAGTGGCGCGAGATGCCGTTCAAGGCCTGGCTTAAAGCCCATCCTGTGTGATACTGGGAAGCGGAAAAGCGGCCGGGCGTACCCCAAGCGCCCCGCCCCGAGTAACGGCAGCTCGCCGCCCCGCGCGCTGCCGCGTCATGAGGACCCCCGGCGCGTGATCCCCCGTAGCGCCCGGGGGTCCTTCTGCGTCCGGGCACCTTCCAACTTGACTCCAGTCAAGCAATATAGGATAATGGGAGGGTAGGCAACCCGAGAGGCAGGCACCCATGGCAGCAGGCAAGAACTATGACATGACCGTCTACCCAGTTCAGGTGGCAGTGCGCAGCCAGTCGGACGGCGTGGCCGTTCACCTGGTCACCCTCCCCTACTGCGACTGCGCGGACTTCACCAACCGCAAGGGCAAGAGCGTCCTTACCGACGCCGGGCGGGCCGTCACGGTGTGCAAGCACCTGACGGAGGCGCTGGAGCGCGTCGGCGGCTGGCATCACGAGCCTCCGCGCGAGCCACTGGTCTTCAGGGACCAGACCCGCGCGCAGGCCGCGAACGTGCTGGCGGCGGCCGGCGTGACGTCGGAGCCGGCCACCAGTACCGCCTTCCGGGATGTTCACTCCGGGGCGCCGTTCCACCTGCCGCGCGACGGGCAGCCGTCCGTCAAGCTGGAGGTCGACCGGGAGCACCCGAGCAGCCGGTACACCGTCACCGTCCCCTGACCGGCCCCTGAGCCAGCACCCCCGGAGTCATGCACCTCCGGGGGTGCTGCTTTGTCTTGACTGGAGTCAAGCACCTGCCCTAGACTGGCACCAGGCAGCCGAGCGAGAGGCAGGCACATCATGCGAGTGACCGAGGACATGACCACCGAGGGCGGCGCGCCGCTGGCCGACCTGGCCGACTTCATCGGAACCGACGGGACCGCGGTCAAGGTGATCCGGTACAACGGGGAGGTGCGGGTGACGCTGGGCGCGGACGTCTTCCCCGGCAAGCACGTGTATCTCGACCCCGAGGACGCGATGGACCTCGGGCTGCGCATCATGCAGCTGGCGCAGCTAGCGCGCCGAGGGGAGGGGTCATGAGCCTGCACGAGTACCTGGAGGGCCGGCGCCTCGCGGCCGAGGACCACCCGTTCTACGCGCTCATCTTCGCCGCCCTCCGCCAGGCGGACACCGCTAACGCAGCCATGATCCGCACCGCGTGGCCGGAGCTGGCGGCGGAGGCGCAGGCGCGCTACGACGCCCCGGGCGCGCTGCTGAAGGGCGACCCCGGGTTCGAGGAGATGGCGCGGCGGCGCCGGGAGATGGGGCTGTGATGGGAACCGACGTCAGGTTCGCCGACATCGAGGCCGCAACCCGCAAGCAGGCGGCGGCGCAGGAGCGCTCGCCGAGCGGCGGGTTCGTGCTGGGCTACGGCTTCGTCATGGCCGTGGCGGAGGCTGTCGGATGGAGCGACGAGGACGTGCCGCGCGGGTACCCGAAAGACCGAGCGTACGCCGCGTTCCGCGCCAAGATCGTGCGGGCGCTCGGCAAGATGACGGCCGAGGGCGCGCTGGTGAAGGCGGGCGACGTCCGCGCCGCCCGCTGGTACACGCCCGCGGAATGGGAACTGGATCTTTCCGCGCGCTCCGCCAGGGAGGCCGAGAAGACGCTCATGGACGCGCGGGCCAACGACGTCCGCGCCCGCCTGGCGGAGCTGGACGTGGCGCTGGGCCCGCTGGTCATGCGCGATGACGCCCAGCTGAGCCAGTGGGAGAAGCTGCTCAGGCTGGCCGAGGCCGGGAAGTGGGAGCTTGGCGCTTGACTCAAGTCAAGCAACAGCGGTACTGTCGTGCCGAGAGCAAGACCAGACCGAGCATCACCGAGAGAGGCAGGCACATGACCAGCACCACCGACACCGAGGCCATCACCACCGCGGTCATCAGGTTCCCCGCGCCGTACGGGCCCCACACCTACAAGCTGGGCGACGTGGTGGTGTTCATCAACCGCGGGCACGGGTTCTCCGGGCCCATCACGGAGTTCGAGCGCTACGAGGGCAAGACCTACGCGACCGTGAGCGTCCCCGAGTTCGGGTCCACGCTCATCGAACTGGCCAAGGTGCTGTTCGTCGAGCACCCGGACGCGGCGAAGATGCTCAAGCCCGGCGAGCACCTGGTGTGCGGCACCCTGGTGCGCGTGCACGGCCTGAAGGCCGGCAAGATCAGCGAAGTGATCTCGAACGGGGACCTGGCCGTGGTCATGGCGGACAAGGGCCGTCTGGTCAACGTCGCCCGGCTGGGCGGCAACGGCGACCGCTACGGCCGGCTCAGCCACGACCACCTCACCGTGGTCAAGGTGGACCCGCGCACGGGCGCCGTCACCGAGTAGACGAGGGCAGGGCAGCGGGACGGCCACACCAGCCGTCCCGCTGCCTTTTGTCTTGACTGGAGTCAAGCGGGTGCGTAGACTGGCGTCAGGCATCCGAGCGAGAGGCAGGCAGCCATGGCCGTGGCAGGGGACATCACCCAGAACGAGGACGGCACCATCAGGTGGACCGCCCGGCGCTCGTGCATGATGTGCGGGGTGCCGGTCGCGGTCGACCGGCTCGACCCCGAGGCGGTGGCCCGCTGGAGGGCCGGGGCGTTCGCGCAGGACGCGTTCCCGGGCATGAGCGCCGCCGAGCGCGAGGCGCTGATCTCCGGCACGCACGCCAGGTGCTTCGCGCAGCTGGCCCCCGCTGACGAGGGCGACGATGACGAGGACGGCAACCTGCCGTGCTTCATCTGCGGGAAGCCGGCCGACGGCTACTGCGCGATCTGCGACAAGCCGGCGTGCGACGAGCACGGGCGGCGCAAGGACTACGACCTGTACTGCCAGGTCTGCGCGCCGGTCCCGGAGGCGTGAGATGACCGTTCAGGAGCGGCTGCTGAAGCGGCTGCGCGAGGAGCTGCCGGGCCTGGACCTGCCCGAGGGCACCCGGCTGGTCCGCACCTACCGCAACCGCCGCACGGGCATCGGCGCCTGGTCCTGGCACGCTTGGGGCCCGGCCGGGCAGGATCTGCTCATCGGGTCGCACTGGTCGATGCGCGAGCTGCTGGCCGAGCCCGCTCTGGCCGCCAACTACCTGCGGAGCGCGGGCGACACCTGCATCGACCCGAAGGGGGCATGATGACCGCCTACGAGCTGCGCACCCGCGACTGGGACGAGGCAGACGACGGCAAGCTGGCGCTGTTCCAGCCGCGCGAGGGCGCGAGCCTGGCCGACGTGTGCGTCATGGCCGACAGGATGGACGGCCACATCGACATCTACGCTGACGGGGCGTACCTGGTCACCTCCGGCTGGTACTGGTGGCCGCGCGCGGGTGACGACGCGCAGATGCACCAGATCGGCTCGCACGGCTGGTGCCACGACTGCCACCGGGACGACCTCGGCTACGTCCACCACCTGGCCTACGACGCCGAGGTGGCCGTGCTGACGGCGGAGGCGCGCGAGGACCGCGTGCTGGCGCAGCAGTGCCGCGCCGACGGCATCACCGCGGCGCAGTACGCGGCGGAGGTGGCCGGGCGCGCGGTGCCGGCCGACGGCGACTCCTCGTTCGCGATCGACGTGCACGAGCTGGGGGTGAACGCCGACGGGCTGGCCGAGTTCGCGGTCGACATGTGGGACATGACCACGTGGAAGGTGGCGGTCGAGGTGGCGCCGGGCGCTCCCCTCGCCGCGCAGGAACTGGCCGAGGAGCGGGCCTACCACGCCGGGCCGAGGCGCTGCTTCAGCTGCAAGGGACGCGAGGGCAGGCACGCGCCCGAGTGCAGCACGGCGAGGCTGGACCGGCTGGACGCGCTCGATGCTCTAGCTGAGCTTGACTCAAGTCAAGCTGACACCTAGACTGGCGCCAGGCATCCGAGCCAGAGAGAGGGCAGGCACATGACCAGCACCATTCCCAACGCGAACCAGCTCAAGAAGTTCATCATCCGCGGGCACAGCACCGCCAAGTACGGCCCCGTTGACCTGTACGTGGGCGAGGCCGACGGCGAGCAGTGGGCGACCAACAAGTACTGGATCACCCGCGCCGCCCGCATCGCCCCGCTGCTGGCGGAGTACAACCTGAGCGCGGACGTCCCCGGCGCGTACGCGGTGAACGGGAAGGTCAGTCCGTCGGGCAAGCAGGTGCCGAACATGGGCGCTTTCCTGCACGACGGCTTCGACCTGCCGTCCACCCGCGTGCTGCTGGCCGACCGGCCCGCTTACGTGACCGACTACTCCGGCACCCTGATGGCGGTCTACCAGCTGGCCGACGGCACCATGGCCGGCCTGATCTCGGGTGAGGCCGACTGGCTGGCGGCGTGGACGGGAGACGAGGTGCCCGCGGACCACCGGGTGGACGGGGTGCGGGTCATGTTCCGCCACGCCAAGGAGGACGGGCTGATGGCCGCGTTCATCGCCGACACGACGCACGTCATCGAGCGGCAGACGCACGGCACCGGACACGGCACCGGCACCCCCGAGGTGAGCGAGCCGGGCGCGCCCATCGTCCTGGCCATCGCCATGGCTACCAAGTACAAGTGA